GATTAAACACTTATAAGTTTTTTTGTCTGAAATATAGGTATTTAAATATTTTTGCAGTATGGGAAAATTAGAAAAAAATGGAATAGTAGAATTGGACGATATTTTTAGTATCGGTCCGGTTGATGATGTTTATAATAGGGAAGAAGATATTCTGCCTATTAATGGTAATGAACCGGCTAAAAAAGATGAGAAGCCTGTAGAAGAAGGTTCTCAAATTAAAGAAGAGCCGGTTGTTGATCCTACTCCTGATCCTAAAGAGGATAAAAAAGGAGAAGAGAATGTAGTTGATGTTAATCAGGATCATGTAGAGACTCCGGTTGTCAATTACAGAAAAGTATTGGATGCCCTTTCTTCAAGGGGAATCATTCCCGATTTGAAAGATGTGGTGTTTAGCGGTGAAAACGGCGAAGAGATTACTATCAATGATCTTGATTTTAGTAAAGAAGATTCGTTGTGTGACATATTATCCACAGTCCTTGAAAGCCAGAAAGAGGACATTGTTAAGGATAAGATAGATGTTACCTCTGTTTCTGATATTACTAAGAAGCTTATCCAGGCTGATAAGGCCGGCGCGAATATCGTTGATATTCTTAAGCAATATGATACGAATGTCGCTCCTATAGAAAAGCTTGACATTGAAAACAAAGCAGATCAGATTAAGATCGTTCGCCATTATGTTGATCTTCTTGGGTTGCCTAAAGATGAAGCTGATGAGTTTTTCAAAGGCATTATCAATAAAGGAGAAGAGTATGTTGAGGCAAAGGCTATAAAGTATAAAGCTGAGCTTGATAAGAGAATGGATGATATTATCCAGCAACGTACTAAAGAGGCTGCCGAAAAGAAGGCGAAGGATGCAGAAGATTTTAGAAGGTATAAGAAAGACCTTAAGTCTTCTATCCAGGCAAAGTATCAGCTAAATGACACTATGGTATCTAAAGCTCTTGATTTCGCCCTAAAACCTTCTGAATCGAATCCCGGAATTACCAAAGCATTTAATAGGGTAAGGGAGATGATGATGAATCCGGAAGAAGCGCCAGATTTGATTATGTTTCTTATGAACCCAGGAGAGTTCATAAAACAGAAGTCGAATCAAGCTGTAGTTGATGAGAAAAAGAAAATTTATAAGCTCATCAGCCATACAAATAAAGACAAGAGGGTGGCTCCGGTAGATGATAAAGGTGATCAAGTTCAAGGTGTGAAGTTCGATGAAATCAGTATAGATTAAAAATTAAAACATTTTTTCGTTCATGGCTAATGTACTTTTAACAAAAAATTTCCCGGCCACCATGAATGGTGACACGGTGATTGGATATACCGACGCTAAAGTCGTTAAGCAAAGTATCGTAGAACACGATCTTAGCTCTTTAGAAGATTGGTACTACGAAGATCCGGATAAGAACCATCTGGGTATGCTTGAGTTGTTTTCTAACATTACAAACTATCCTCTGCCTATGTATATGGGTATGATTAAACAGGATGCTACTATTACCGTAAATGGTATCAATGGTTCATTCCGTTATGATCTTCCGGTATCAGAAACGTATGAGGTGGTTACAGTAGAAGACACGTCTTTGAAATATGCAAAACCTGGTATTGATGAAAGCTTCTTCGAAATTGTGTTGAATGCACAATTCAAACAAGGAGATGTTATTACTTACGATGTGATTAACGGTTGCCAGGCTCTTATCTCTACAGAGCGCCCTCCGAAACAAGAAGGTGAAAACTGGAGATACTGGTGTAAGCTGTGGGGTCGTTCTCGTGCTAAATACTTCCCGAAAGACATGCTTCGCGCCGGTATTAAATACTGGAAGGTAACAAACGTTCTTGGTGAGTTCTCTACTCAGTTCTCTGGTGTAGGAGGTGCTTCTAAGGCCGGTTCTATGACTTGTGAATTTACGCTTGGTGGACACCGTGGTGTTGAAGGTGAAACGACTATGTACGCTGGTATTAAGTCTTTGGCTTATGCGGACGAACGTACACAGAATTTCATCGACAAGGCTTACCAGAAAGTTCGTCAGCTTTCTGAAATCAGAGAAGGTGATGCAAGTTATGCCATTATCGGTTCTCGTCTTGGTGACGGAAGCATTGATATGCGTACGGCACGTGTAGCCAATACAGTGTCTTTGTTCTGTTTGGCTGAATTGGCTAAGATGGAAGCATACGAACTTATGTTCATGCGTGGAGGTAGAGTCAAGGGTCATAATGGTGTTTTGATGAAAAACGAAGGTTTGTACCATCAACTTCGCCGTGGTTTCGTTATCTCATATGCACGTCCGGGCGGTATCAAGCGTGAACACTTCCTGGCTGCTGCCGACTATATTTTCCGTGGTCGTAGCGATATGCCGATTGAAAATCGTGTAATGAAATTCAAGGTAGGTGCTATGGCTTATAAGAACATCGTTGAAATCTTCCGTGATGAGTTCTTCGCTCAATTAGGTGCTTTGGCTCCTCTTATGGGTACAGAACGTATCATCAATAACCCGGTAACAGGATCAAACGATGCTCTTGAATTAGGACCTGTAAAGATCAAGGGTGTTACTATTCCGGGTATTGGTAAGGTCATTGTAGAACACGAACCTTCTTTGGATTACGTTGATATGGTAGATAGAAGCCAGTTGGTAGACGGCATGACTCCTATCACATCATATTCATGTATTATGGAAGACTTGACCGCTCCTGAATATTCCAATGCATTCGCCGGCATCCCTGCTTCAGCCGAAGCTCGTATTGGTAATATCAACAGCAACGTATTCTACGTTAAGCCTGATATCGGTTCTATGTGGTGGGGTTACGAACAAGGTAGATGGTCATCCAGAGTATCGGCTCAAGAAATTGTATCCAGCCATCCTCGTATGTCAGAACAATTCTGGTGCCATTCTGTATCGGCTTGTTGGGTAAAAGATACCAGCCGGTTCGTAACAATTGAATTGTTACCAAGCTCTTTGTAATCATAACTTTTAATATTAACTTGCGGTCGGCTTTAAAACCGGCCGCAAATTTTGTTTTCATAGGATATATAAAAGATGGGAAAAAAGATTTTTGAAGAAAGCCATGAGTCTAAGAAACTGCTGGCTACCGTAGGAGGAATGAAGATATATTCCGACTCTATTTATGTTATAACAGGTAAGATGGATGAAGAAGCTCCTTCCGGATATCAGGAAAGAGGCATTTCCAAGACTCCTTTCCCTGGGAACAAGACAGTATCTTGTTGTGGATGGGATAAGGATCTTAGGGTGTATGATACCGGTTTCTTCATCAATTCAGCATGTTATAAAGGTTACTCACTTGAAGACAAGAAGAATGAAATGGATATGCGTATTAAGAATATTCGGTATCCGTTTGAAGAAACTGTCAATGAGGACCTGGACCAAAAGAATTTCGATTTCTGGGATTCTTACAGAATAGACTTGTATGATGGTCGTTTGTTCTACACTAATGACGTTCGTGATTTATTTGAGTTGTATATAGCTATTTTGTCCAAGTCTCTTACTCCTAAAGAGGAAGATGGTAATCCGATGTATGTCGAATCTTATTATTGTGTAGAAGACAAGACTACGGCCGTAGATATCAGGAAACAACGTCAGATTGATAAGGCTGATATTTTATATGAGTTCATGAACAAACTGAAAGGATCTGAGGCTGAAAGAAAAAGCATCTACGATCTGCTTTTGTATCTTGACATCATATACAGCGTAGAGCTTGATCAGAGCATGGTTCAATACATATTCACTAATTGGATTGACGCCAAGAATACGAACGTTGACATGTATAAAGAAGCAAGCTCAAGGTTTTTATCTGACGACGAATCTTCCGAAGGGATGCAGGTGATTAAATTCCATCGTATGATCAGGGAAATGATTGAGGGCTTGGCTGTCACCGTCAACACCGACGGACTGTATCTGAATGGCGAGCTCCTGGGCGCCGACGCCATCTCTGCATCTATGGCTCTTGCTTCCAATAAGTCGATGTTAGAAACTAAGTCACGTGTCCTGGAAGCGTATAACGCTTTAAAGAACAAGCATAAAAAAATAGAAGGCACTAAGTCTGACAAGGAGAAAAAGGAAGATGAGAAAGGTTTCGATGTTGATCAATACGCTGACAAAAAATAATAATTTATGAGAATCGTTGATTGTTATCTCCGGGCCTTACAGAAGGCTGAAGAAAACATGACCAACGGTGGTATAAAACTTGACAAGGCACGTTTTGTTCAGCTTTTTAATGACGAACAAAACCGCCTTGTTCGTTATATCCTTGATAAGAAAAATGAAGAGGATATACGTTATATCCAAAAGCTGGTTGTGTATTCGAAAGAACTTGATGATAGAGGAGATAAAGATAATCCGGAAAGCATTTTATTTTCATTGCCTTCTGATTTCTTCTCTTTTTCAAACATATCAGGCGTATTTACCAAAGGTGAATGCACGGTCACTGATTTTACCATGTGGGAGGCTAAGAACGAAAATCCGCATGAGCTTCTTGCCGACTTTTTTAACAAACCTGATTTTGATTTTAGGGAAACGTTCTATACAATAGGCGAAGATTCGGTAAGGGTGTATAAGTCTGGTTTTGATGTAGACACCGTTTACCTTACATATTACCGCTATCCGAAGGAAGTTGACATCGAAGGATATATTAAATCCGATGGTTCTAATTCAACTGATATAGATCCTGAATTAGATGATAAATTAATTGGTATTATCCTTAACATGATTGAAAAGCAATTTGCTTTGAATGAAAGCGAATACGGACGTTATCAAATAGATTCAAACAACGTCCAATCTCCTTTGTAGCAGAAGAAAGGCATATCCTAAATTAAAGACTATCAAAAAGCATTAAGAATTAATTAATTCATAATGCTTTTTGTTGCTTATATGACTATCACTATTTTTGAGACAGATAACAGAATATTAATTTTTAAAATATTATAAGGCTATGGCTATCCATAAACCGTATGACAGACACATTATCTGTCCTCCGCACGCTAAGTTGGCGGACGTAGATTCTTTGTTGCTTCAAGAAGGTCAGATCGCTATCTATGATTTGGATGGTGAGCAGACTAAAGATGGTTTGAAAGCGTTGAAAGACTTGAAAGGATATCGTAAGGACGAACAACGTTTCCAGATCAGAATCGGACGTAATGAGATGGTGAACGACCGTGTATCTGATGATAAATCATTCTCTACACCTACGTTTGCTATTGATGAAATTATAGAAGTGTATGCTTCTGCTCCGAAGAGTAAAGAAATTAAAGTAGATGAAGTTATTTTCGGTTATAACGGAATTGACGACAGTACCGCTATTACAGCAAGAAAAGGCGATCGTATTCCTATCCATATTAAGCTGACAGGACGTTTGTTTGAGCTTCGTGGTTATCCGATGGGTGAGGTGAATATCGATGATTACATCATTTTCGAAAACTGTCCTGGTCGTGAGGATATGTGCTCAGAATGTGATCCTTGCGAAGATGTTGATATTTTGGCTGCTATTCTGAAAACAATCGAACGTATCAAGAATCAGCCGATTGCAGGTGGTGGAAAGGTAGGTGATTTTGTAGAAATCCATCCTATCCATTCTTGCAATGAAATGGAAAAAACTCCGGTGGAAACCGACATGAATTTCTATTGCATGGAAATGTGTGATACCGGTGATGCTTATGCCCTGGCTCAGCTTAAGGCTGCTTATCCTGGTTTGGATATCAAGAGAGTCGGACGTCATCTTTCTACATCTAAATATCAGGTGATGAAAGAAGGTGGTAAGCCTTCTGATTATACTCAAAAGCTGTCTTCTATCATGAAAGGCTGCGAAGAGTGCCCTGACGGATATACTAAGGTAGACGGAGGTTTGATTTATGCCGTAACGTTAGAGGATGATGGTGTTGATCAGTCTACTGTAGTAGAAAGCATTAAGAATGCCGTTAGTAGCACTGCCGAGAAAACAGCAGCCCAAGATGGCGGCGTAGGTATGTACACTGTGGCCGTAAGCAAGAAACTGACGAAGGCTGATATTGATGCATTTGTAGAAACCAATCCGACTGCCACAGTAACGTTCGTTGCTAAAACAGCAGATATGTGTAGCAATCCTACTGTTACTACCGTTAGCTGGGAAGCATGTGGTTCTTGTAAGATTTCGAAAGAAGCTTATGAAATTACGTTGCCGGATGATGAATGTGGTAACAGTGCTAAAGAAGAATTGCAGGCAGCATTCCCGTATCTGACAATCGAAGATTACGGTACACCTGGTGGATGTCAACACAAATTCAAAACAACGGTCGTTACTAACATGGTTTGCGACGAATGCGATAAAATTTTCAAAGACTTCTTCGTATCGAAAGCTCCCGAATCTTATCGTGGACGTAACTGGAAACGTTTGGGTGCCGTAGCAGGAGATCAGTCTATTATTGCAGATCCGATTCCTAAGAACTGCAAATGCGGTATCTTGTTCCGTGGTATTGACTACATGATTTCTCCGTCTGACTGTTTGATTGACCGTCTGACATTCCAGGAAGGATCTGTTCGTATTGCTGTAAATGGCGGTTATCCGGATGAACAGCGCGAGGCTATAAGCACGTACTTCAACCCGATCCACACCGAATACAAACAGCACTGGGCTCCGCGTACTCATCTCGGCGCTGAATTGCTGGATAAGGAACGCGAACAACGTATGTTCTTCGACTTCCGTAAGACTCACCAAGAACTTATGGAACGGATGTTTACCAACGAAGAAACCCGCTTAGACCTGTTGGCTCCGTATGCTGATTATTCAGTAACGTTGAAGCCGGCACGTTACTCTAACGGCTTCGGTAGGGTAATTGATGATCATATTACAGTACACTTCCATGTACCGTATGGCGCTCACGAAGGTATTCAAGACCTTATGGACTTGTTAGCTGCTTCGGCAAATATCAAGCCCTGCAAGATTTGATTTTCCTTTTTTCTATATATCCCAAGGGGGAGGAGGCTGGTCCTCCACCCCCTTTTTTGTAATAAAACAATTTGAAATAAGTTAGTTTCATATGAACGGCGTGGATTCTTTAGTCGGTGCCTTAGGTAGGGGCATTGATAAAATAACCAACATAGTTGGAAAATGGGGTTCCTCCCAACCGGTAGATGACAGCAAATCCGGTATAAAAATAGGGGACAAAATCTACCAAGTGGTTGTGTCCTTAAATGGCTGTTATTGGTATCTTGACGAAGAAGGTAAGAAGCATCCTGTTTCTGGTATTCCGGCCACAACCGAATGGGAGTGGATTAACATAGCTGAGAAAGTTATCAAAGATTTCAAAACCTGTTACCGTACACCTGGTGGAAAGGTTGAAGTATGGAGTTGGTATCTTCTTAACGATCAGATGGATGTTCTTAAAGAAACCCATAGAATTACCGACAGTACCGACATGGATAATCCGGTAGGTAAAGTTCTTACTAAAATACCGGACGAATGGGTTATGATCGACTGCGATCTTCCTGATATGACAGAACGCGACATTACGTTCGTCAACAGATGTTATAAGACTCCGGATGGTAAGGTTGAAATAGAAGGATTGGAAGCCATAGATGATAAGATAAATATCAGGGAGTCTATTTATACCGTTATTCAGTCGACTGACGATAATTTCCCTGCCGGCCATGTTTTTAAACTAATTCCAGAGAATTGGGTTCGAATGGTTTGTGACTTTCCTGACATGACAGAACGAGACGTAACTTACGTTCTTGAATGTTACACTACTAAAAAAGGAAAAGTGCAAGTAGAAGGTTTGGTAGCCATAGATAACATCCTTGGAGCCAGGGAAGAGGTTTATACCGTTCTTCAGTCAACCGATCCTGATATTAAGGTAGGAACCGTGCTGGATTCCATTCCCGAAGATTGGGTGAGGATGGTCTGTGATTTTCCTGACATGACGGACCGGGAAATTGTTGAAGTGGACGAATGTTATAAGACTGATGGTGGTAAGGTTAATATAAAAGGTTATCAATCTATTGATGCCGTTCTTGGTGTAAGGGAACAGTATTATTATATTGTTAAGACAACGGACGACGCCTATCCTCAGTGGACGAGAATAGATAAGATACCTAACGAATGGACGAAAACCGAATGCGATTTTCCTGATCTTACGGAAAGACATATTATGTCCGTAGATGAATGTTATACTACTCCTGGTGGTAAAATACATCTTGGTGGATACAGGTCGGTAGATAGCATAATAGGAGTCCGGGATGAGTATCTTATTGTTTTAGAAACGACCGACCCTGATATACAAAGAGGCGCCACATTCAGCAAAATACAAGAAGGATGGCAGCGTATTGTTTGTGATTTCCCTGATGCTACTACATCCGATACAGAAATAGTAGAAAACTGTTATAAGACGGAAAAGGGTAAGGTTCAGATCCGAACATACATAACAATGGACGGATACGGAAATACAAGGGAATTGAGACATATGGTTCTTAAAACAACCGACCCTGATTACAATATCGGATCCAATATCGATCAGATACCGGTAGGGTGGTTAAGTATCGAGTGTGATTTTGCGTCTGCTACACAGCGCCATATAAGACAGGTCAAAAACTGCTACGTTTCTGATGCAGGGAGCATCTACGTTGAGGGAGAAATCGTTTACGACAATGACCTTGACATAGACAAGATGGCGCTGACGGTCATGGAAAGCACTGACCCGGCGATCGCCGTAGGGACGGAGCTGGCTGCCATTCCTTCTGGCTACGTGAGAACAGTTTGTAGATGTAATTGTTGCAACCACTAAATCTTATTGTCATGAGCTGTAACGAATATTTTTTAGTAACACTGGAGTCTAAATCGACTCCAGTTCGTCATAAATACACGAATTTAACAGACGAATGGTATGGTCCTGATGGTGTTAAGTACGAAGATCCTGATACGATAGCCAAAATCGAAGAACAAGCTACAGATAAGAATCGTATAGGAGATAACACTTTATATCAGAAACTTATTGAAATACATTCTCAAGGAGAGTCAATAAAATCAGACATCGGAGACATAGGTCAGGTATTAGATTACATAAATGGGGAGGAAGTGTAATGGGAACCATATCAGATAAGTTAATGAGGATCATAAATACCAAGGAGGATATAAGGCAAGCCCTTATATCCAAAGGGTATGATGTACCTACTTCCATACCTTTTAAAGAGTATGCGAAGATGATATCCGATTTACCTTGTAAGGTAGATGATTTTCCTAAACTTCCTGGCGATGTCACCCGTTGGCATTTCGGCGGCCTGACGAACGAGATGATGGCGGCTATGGACGATCCGAGGATCGAGGATGCGGACCATAAAGGTCGGTTCTTATCCTTCAAGAATTTCGCTTGGGGTGGAATGTCTGGAGTAGGTGGATATGTAGATAATTGGAATAGTTCTGCTGATTGGGATATAAATAGCTATTGGGTAAATAGTCATACAGATCACAAATTGCAATTTATCAAAGCAAGTTCGGTTGTTCAAGCAAGATCAAATAATATTTATAATGCAGAAAATGTATATAAAAATATTTTAAATGTAAATGGATTAACTGAAGCAGTAAATAAAGGATCTGTAAAAGCTTTAAGAATAAATGCTGCAGATCCTATAACATCAAAAGCAATTAAAACATTTTCTTTTGATACCGATGGTGTCATTCAAATATCATTTGATGATGTATTACAAGATTACTATGTAGCTTATTTTCTTTCTGGTAATAATACTAATGATATAGACATTACCATCGAACAACTACCCCTCTACCCCGGTGCACTCGTTTTTGACGGAGTAGATGATTACGGTACCTGTGATAACTTCCCTATTCTGACTAAGGAAAAGGGATATACGGTTGTGGCGTTGAGACAGTGGATAGAAGAAAAAAATGATTCAACGGCATTGGTTTCTAACTGTAAAAATTGGAATCAGGATGGTGCATTTTTGTTTGAGTATAACAATTTAAGAATCAATTTTCTTAATGTGGCAATTTCTTTTGGGCACGTGTCTTCTGTTGATAGGGGAAAGTCCCCATTTTCCTATCAAACATCCAAACTATATAATGGTAAAAATATAGAACCTGGGAGTTTGATAGGAAGTAATGAATTGATAGTTGGGAAGGGAAACAAAGATTTCCCAACCTTTTCTAAAGCGGCTATCTGGGAACTTGTATTTCTCGATCACGATGCCACCGAAGAAGAACTGACCAAGATCAAAGACTACTTCGTTAAAACCTATCCCTGGCTCTTCCCCGACCAAGCATGGACAACGGTAGGCAAAACCAACGAGGACGAAGATCGTGCTACTATTGCCAATATTACAGGCAATGGTAATGATCTTGTACTGTCGAATTTTGGGTTTGCAGAAGGGAGTGGGTATGGGTTGTACAATATACAAAAATTTACTAATTGGAATCATGTTGCAGATAGAGGCGATATAGTAAAAAATGGATATTCTGTTACTATAACAAATTCGAAAATAACCGGTTCTTCTACAAATTATAATACAGATATTTTATATAGTTATAATAGTTCGTCAACAACAATAATATTTAAAGTCACGGGGTTAGTTGATGGTCAAAAAATATTTTTGGGTAGAAAAAGTGTAACAGATGCATATGTGATTGATAAAGATGGCATATATCGTAGTGATTATAATATTCCACAAGAAGGTGGTAAAGTGATAGTTGGAATAGGTACTGTTGGGTTTACTGGTGAATGCAATATTACCATCGAGCAAATCCCCGAATACGAAGGATACCTGGTTACTGATGGGGTGGATGATGAGGTTCGAAGTGCTGCTTTTACATTGAACGAAGATTGGACGATTGTTGGAGATTGGGAATTGTTATCAAATGTTCAGATCAATTGTGGCATTGTAAAAGCTCAAAATGTTTATCTGTATAACACTGCTAATGGATTGCTTATATCTATTAATAATCCACGTAGTTTACAAAGTTTTGGAACTAAATCATTGCATGCTATTTGCTCAGATGGTAGATTATATGATCGAAATTGGGTTGAGTATGAATATACCGTAGATCAAAATTTTGAGATCGTTAAATCAAGTTTGAATATAGGATTTAACTTAAATAATTATACCCAAATAGCTTTTAAGAACTTAGGCATATATAACAATCAGATTCTTTCCAAAGACGACTGTATCAAAGCATATAACTATTTACAAACCCTAAAATCAAAGTAATATGAAATTCATTATCATACCAAAAGAAGTATATGATTCCGTATCTGAAGAAAAGAGACGTGAATTAGGAATAGACAGCCCAAGAGCGAGCTTGACATACTCCCATCGCTAAAGCAAATGGGATTCTTGGATACAAGCGCAAGAAACCCCGATATTACTATCGCTGGAATTACTCTTGCTCTCCAATTCGGAAATGCCCTTCCGAAGTATATTACGGGCTGCAAGAACATCACGGTCGTTGATCGCACCGCACGACGGGCATACCCACGTGCGGTCGCGTAACGACAGTCCTTTATTAATGCAGCCACATTCACAAGTTTTGGAAGAAGGATACCATTTGTCAATCTTGTGTATCGTTACTCCATACTTTGAAGCAACATACATTAGCTTATCAATAAAAGAAGAATGACTGAGATCAGAAACTTTCTTTCCCCACAAACGTTTCATCCCTTCAATGTTTAGGTCTTCAATAAAAATATAATCATATTGTTTACACAAATCATGAGCTAATTTCCATTGAAAGTCTGATCGAAGATCGTTTATTTTACGATACGTTTGTTGTAATTCAAACAGTTTCCTTCTTCTATTGTTGGATTCTTTCTTTGCATTAGAAAGCCGTTTGTTTAGTTTTCTAATCTTGTTTTGATATTGTTTGAAGAATAGAGGAGAATCTATTTTGTTTCCATCACTTTTAGTTAGATAAGTTTTCAGACCAAAATCCAATCCTATAGATGCACCATCATGTGTCTTTCTATAAGAGTTTATAGGATTATGATCTGTAACTATAATCAAGCTATATCTATGGTATGTTTCTCTAACTATTCTAATTTGCTTAACATTACCTTCGTAGACTCTACTGTATGAGAATCTAAATCGTTTCTTTCCTTTGTTAATTGTTAGACAATTTCCATTCAGGGTAAACCCACCTTGTTTAAAAACAAAAGAGTTGAAACAATCTGATCTTTTGAACTTAGGAGGTCGTTTAGCTAACTTTTTGAAGAAACGATTGTATGCTGAGTCTAATCTCTGAAGGATTTCTTGTACTGTTTGGGAATGAAGTAGGATTCTTTTTACCCTTTTTGCAAAATGCTTTTGCATCTTACCAACTGGTATGTATTTCCCAAACAGTCTGTAGTATCTACGTTGTAGAGCTAAAGCATGATTCCATACGAAACAGCATTCACGCAGCATCTTATCGAGATACTTTGTTTTCTTTGAATGATAGATGTTGTATTTGTATGAAATCATTTTTTTAATTACATTTACAGCGTGAATATAATAATAACTTTTGGGTGTATATTAGAATCAATTATTAAAAATACATATATAAACAAAAGAATCATTGATCCCCTATTTAAAAGCAGGGGCTTTGTTAAAGATTGTAAAAGCGAAGACCGTTTAAAGGCTTTGGACTCTAAGATCGATCAGAAGGTTGAGGACGTAAAAAACAAGGTTGGTGCGGTGATGGACATCGTAGACCAGGTCAAGAAGTTGTTGGATAAAATTAACAAAAAATAAATATGGCAGAAATAGGTTATAACAGTAAATTCGAAGGCCAGGAGGTTGATTCCAGACTTGAGAATGTGGTGCAGGCCGCCCCTGGGACGGGCTCAGAGTCGGGCAAGGGAGGCCTCATTCCGGCTCCCCCTGCCGGAAGTCAAGACGGTAGCAAGACTCTTCTTAGTAATATGACATGGGGAGATCATGTAACAAAACAGTACATAGATGATGCTGTTTCGGCGGCAGGGTGGAAGAAGCAAATTGTTAGCAAACTTCCTACTGTTGAAGAAGCGAAGGATAATGTCATGTATCTTGTAAAAGACGATGTGGCATCTACAGAAACTAAAAACGTGTATAACGAATATATTTTGGTTACTGAAGAAGGTGGAACTAAGGTACTTGAATCGCTTGGTATGGTAAGTACAGGAGTAGATTCTGGCTATCTTGATTTATCCATATTTCCTGGTAATTCCGGATCTCTTAATGAAAATTCGTTTGCAAAAGTTTTGGATGCATACAATAATAAAATTACGTTAGGAAAGTTAGGTAATAATTATTATTCTTTGGATTATTTTTTAGATAGCAGGGATTTTGAAGGTAATTTCGAACTAAGAATAATACTTGTTTCATTTGCTGATACCAACTCAGCGGAAGGAACATCCGAATCTGATATAGAGATTCAGGTAGGGACTTTTATTGTTACCCAAGATAAGGCATATAAGGTTATGAATAATATGGTTACGTTGTCTAATACCATATTGTCTTATTTGAAGTTTATGGCTATGCCCCCTAAGGTTGTTACAACATTGGCAAATTTACCAAGAGGTGCTCATAATATCATAGCCAACGTCTCTTCTGCTACAAACCTGTCTATGGCCGTATCTTCCGATGATGTTGGGCGGGAATGGCAGGTGCGGGTCAACAACACTACCGGCACAGACATCACGCAGCCGCTTCCTACCTCTGGCCTGTTCCAGAGCATGTCAGGCGATAGCGTAGTAGTACCTAAAAATAGTTTTATAGAATTAAGTATCTGGTATATTAATGATAAGTTAGTTATCAGAGTAGGTGAACAAGCTTAACAGAAAGGATAGAGTATGGTTTATGTAAATAAAAACGTAAAAGGTTTTTACTGGGAAGGATACGAGTTGGATTCCTCTTCTTACGAAGTAGGGTATTCTTACCAAGATTTCTTAGATGGTAAATGGGTTCAACTTGACTCCGATCAAGAAAAATTCCATCAAGACAATCCTGATGCGAGTGTGAAAGAAGTTATTGCCATGCAGCTTGACCCGGAGCCTCCTGGACCAACTGAAGAGGAGTTGCTTGCCAAGGCTAAGGATAAGAAAGTTTCTGAGGCCAGGGAATATGCTTATTCTGATGCTGTCCGCTCTTATAGCTTGGATGGTAAACAGATATGGTATAACAGCAGCATGAGGCAGAAGGTTAAAAACGATATTGATGTAGCAAAAGGGAGCGGGATATACACCGTATCCGTAGCAGATTCAGAATACGAGCTTGATATTGCTAATACGGCAATGAATGAAATGCATGTATATGAATCTGAATGCGATGATCGTACTGCTGCCATAGAAAAGGAAATAGCTTCTAAAATTGACAGGAGTGAAGTTGAATCTATGAAAGTGGATGAAGGATATCCTGAGAAGTTGGTAAGGACAAAGGATCAGATCATAGAAAAAAATAAGATCCTTGAAGCTAACGATCCGGAGAAGGCTACAGCCATGTACATAAGGGCGATGATCAATACGCCGGCTATGTTGGAGAATACTGACCAGAGTCTGGCTCTTAAGATAAAAGGATTGTATCCTATTTGGGATAAGGATGGAGTTTATGGCGACAAAGGTCTTCCTATGGGCACGGCTGTTGTAAAAGGGCAGCGTTTTCGTAGTAAAAACCAGCCTTCAGATTTGGATTGGACTTTGTTTGAAGTAAGGCAAAATCACAATCTACAAGCTGATTGGGTTCCTGGCCAGGAAGGTGGAGCCGAAAGTCTGTATATGGTTGTTCAAGAAAAGCATTCAGGTACCGTAGACGATCCTATTCCTTGGGTATATAATTCTATTTTAGAGAATGGAAAGTATTACATTGACAAAGAAATTAAGTATCTTTGCATAAGAGATTCAGGCATCCCTTTGGCTTACGAGAATCTTTCTGATCTTGTATCAGCAGGATACGTGAGGGTTGTTTAGGTCGTGATTTGTTGTTAATGTTATGGATAACCCCTGTATATTTATTTATGCAGGGGTTTTTCTTTAATCCCGACTCTACTTATTTTTCATATCGGTAAGGTTCTAATTATCTTTGTGAAAAAGGTTAAGTTATGGAAAGAAAAGATATTATAAAAGAATTGAGTCAGTATTTTAGTATTGTTGAATTAGTTGGTCCTAAAGAATACGGTAGAGACAAAGATCTTTGCTGGAGGTATTTAAGAACTGAGTTGCTTCACACGATACTGGTTTTAAGGAAAGACATCTTGAAAACTCCGATGACGGTTAATACCTGGAAGTCGGGTGGAAGGTTTGATGAGCGTGGGTTTAGGAACAATATCTCGGATATAGTAAAATCCAAAACCGTATCAGGGTCTTTGTATATCAGTCCTCATATGCTTGGGGCAGCCATCGATTTTGACGCCAAGGGTATGACGGCAGAAGAGGCAAGGAATAAAATAATTCAGTCACAGGATTTACTTCCTTGTCCCATTAGATTAGAATCAGGTACCAATTGGGTCCATATTGACGTATATGACTCTCTTGGAAGTAGCAAGAAAGTAACTATGTTCTAATATGGCTTACAGATTTGTAGGAAGGATGAATTTAGAAATTTTCTGGGCTTTTCTCATTTCCGGATTATCAGCATTGTGGATGAATTTCCAGGAGATTCACCACCTTATATATTCTATATTGTTTATATTAGCTATAAATCTTTTGTTAGCTACTATAAAAAGTATCAAACACTGCTATATCCGAAGAAAAAGAAAGAGGCCTTTTAAGATATTGACATGCATAAGCGAAATGGGAGTTTTGAAAATCCTTCTTGAGTTCGCGGCCTGCTCTTTCGGGTTGTTCACCATATCCGGAATGGATCTTATTATGTCTATGGGAGGGCATAAATCCCCAGAGTTTATAGACATGCTTCTTCAGTGGATTACGATATTCGCCTTAATATTATACGGCGGAATGGCATTCAAACGCCTCGGCGACCTTGCACCTGATTTGATGATAGTAAAAGGCGTTAAGTATTTCTTTAGCAAAGTAAGTTGGTGGCAGAAAGTTCCATTCGGAGAAGAGCTTAAAGAAGGTATTAACAACGGTGATATACAAGAACTTTTAGATGAAGATAAGGAGGGTAAAAGATGTGTTTGCAAAAAATGAGAGCCAGGCATGTGTTAGGAGTTCTTCTACTGTGTTTTATATCTTTTTTGTTTGGTAAAACATGCAAAAAACAAGAAATAATACACGATATAGAAATAGATACGGTAATAGATACCATTATCCAACCTGTTCCTGTTCCTCAGTATATAGTTGACGTAGGGGAGGTAGAAATACCTTTCCCTATGGATGCTATAGTTGAAAAAGATACGATAAAAGACACTGTTTATATCAATATTCCTATACAAAGAAAAACATACAACACAGATGATTATCGGGCTGTTATAAGCGGATACAGACCTAATTTGGACACGATGATCATCTACCACAAAAAAGAAATAATATACGAAAAGAGCCGGCGCTGGGGCATAGGACTGACGGCAGGGTATGGGGTTGGGCGCGAGGGCTTCTCCCCCTACTTAGGCGCTGGAATCTATTATAGGATATGGTAATAATCACGTCCTATTTTATTTAATACACAACATTTTAAACTTTTATCACCCCATTTACTTATCTTTGTGGAAAAAGGTAAGTTATGAATTATATCGATATTTTACCACAGATAAGAAATAACATTTTCTATGTCAGGATAGTAATGACCGACTACGATGTAGAAAATCAGATGGTTATTAGAATAGTAGCCAGAAGAAATGATGGCCTGTACAAGACGGAAGTAGTACAGTATCCAAATGAAGGAACTGATTATAACGGGGAAATCATTGTTCCTATGTTTGGTATGGCTAAGTCGTTGGTAGCCCAAATAGTAGGAGTCAAGATAAATGGTACCGAGGTACGTGTTAATAGCACTGAGGTAGAGGGAGCTGATATAACAGCCAGATACGATGATTCCCTTGCCAGAATGGGATGGGAGGAGAGTATGAACAACATCCATCTTGATTTTGAGGTTATAAGCACCAACAACCCTAAAACGCTTCGCATAGCCGATCAGTCGGAATGGGGGATACTTGCAGACAGACCGGCTATTATAGAGATTGTGCCACCTGAAGATGAAAATAAGTATGTTTATTATCTTGGTAAGAATCAGTTGAATGTATTCAACAGTAAGACCCTTGGCATAAATCCCGGTCGTGGAAATGATTTTGAAAACCTAAAAGATGGTATATACGATATTACCATAAAAGGTAGTCCTTCATCTTATTCATTTAACAGAAAGTATTTAAAAACCGATCTGATTCGTCTTAACATAGATAAGATATGGGCCAGGTCAACCGTATTGTGTGATCATGAGGATGATGACGTTATTGACAAAATAAAAGAAATAGAGTTTCTGCTGGCTGCGGCTGAGGCCAATATGAGATTAGGGAATTTTGAAAACGTAAAACAATTATACGAAAAGGCATCTAAATTGATTTACGTTCTCAATAATTGTGAAAATTGTGGTTGCAAAATGTAATTAATTAAATATAAATAAGTTATGGGATGTGGATGTGGAAGAAGTAATATTACTTCTGTTAATAGAAATAGGGCTATAAAGCCTCAGTCGAATACGACACCTAAAGCTGATTCTAATGCGGCTTGTATTCAGAAATATGATGAACTTGCTGTGTTGGACAAGAAAATCATAGACCTTCATCGCAAGTTCAGGTTTGTAGGAGGTGTAAGTAAAAGGTATGCTGATATTCAAAAGCTGGTAAGAGGGTGGATTGTTAATTTGAAGAACGAGTGCCCGGATCCGGATGATCTTGCTACTTATTCTGAATACATAAATAAAGAATACGCCAGGTATTTTACCGTGAAATAATATGTCAGCTACCGGAAGTACACAGCAAGTTCTTTTCCCTTCATCTTACTTATGTGAGTGTGCTGATCGTTTTATAGCATGTAAGGCTGATCAGTATCTACAATATCATAAGTATAAGGTAGGTATCAAGCCTGATATGGATACGGTTCTTAAAATAGATCGTATGAGAAGAATCGTATGTGAAGGGGAATGCGGGTTGTGCCCGGACGAGATTCAGAAATTTAAAGAAGAACTTAATAAGATCTTGTCATGAAAAAGATGTATTACAACAAGGAATACAGAAAAGCTTTCAAGAAATCTGACTGTCCGGAAGATCTTGGTTCTGAAGAAACGTTTATCGTTCATGAGGCTGAATTTTGTTCGGATATAAGCCAGGATGATGCAGATAGGAAAGCGGAAGAGTTTGCGGAGAAAGAAGGTCCGTTGTATGCTAATAAAGTAGGTGGCTGTTGCGAGGTATATTATAACACAAGACAGGAAGGGGATTTCTTTAAAAATGATTGTCCTGATGGTCAAAAACAAGAACAACCCACACATCACGTGGTAGAGGCCGGGCGTGTATGGTCTAAGTTTAGTACCGAAATAGCCAACTACGAAGCTGCGAAGATTCTTGAGCAAGAAGGGCAGGCTGCCGCTAACGAATCTGGAGTATGTAAAACCGTTTATTACAACGAAGATCAACATGGTTGGTTTAGTAAACGTTGTAAGGAAGGATGGAAGGCTCCTGAGAAATACAGGAGGATATACGCCGGTACCGTAACGTCTTTCATTAGCGTTGATGATGCCAATGAAAAGGCTAAGAAGATACTGGAAGAAGAGGGCATGAAATGGGTTAATGAAAATACCAAATGCGAGCCTGTTGTTGATGAATGCAAATTTGATTTTTGAAAATGAGCAACGTAAAATTTAATCCGACAGAAGGTGAGAATGATAAACTGGTGTCGGTGTTTTCTGAAATAAATGAAGGTCTTGATACGACTTTGAATTACACTATTTCCGATGAAGGGAATAAGGCTAAGAAGAACATAGTCGTTAATCAAGTTGGTAAAAGGGAAAAGTTTTTATCGAAGAAAGGGGAGGAATCTGAGCCTTTTGTTTTGTCTGATGGTAATACTTTCAACGTTCTTAAAGAAGGTGCTTCGGGATCGGCATCCGCTTGGGCTGAGGATCAGCTTCCTCCAGAAGCCACGGAATCAGTTGGCGACAAAAGCCTTCTCCCTTCTTGGGATTTTTACCTTATAGACATGACTCAAAATACCGGAGATAAAGTGCGTCCGGTCGGGAAGCTTCGTAAGAATAATCTCCTTAGATTTGAAAACGGAGATTTTGCTCCTACGGTGGGTATAACCGAGGAAATGAGAGCCGAATGCGATGTGGAACTGTATTTGGATAACGGTCATAAAAATAAGTATTGTGATGCCGGAGCATTTGACGCTAAGGCTTTTTACGAAGAGTATGGTATTGGTCAAAAACTTTATAATGTATCAGGATCAGAGGTAAGGATTTTAAGACCTTGGGAGACTACTTCAAAGAATTATAGCATATTCTTAGGATGTAGCAAGAGCCTGTATGTAGCTGATAAAGTAGTTGGAAAAAGTGGAAAAATATGGTCTGGGGTGTACGACGCAGACACGGTCCCTATGCTGGACGGACTTGACCTGCGCCAGACGTGCCCTGTGCTGCCTCCCACAGCCTTATCTCCTGGACCGGTATGTACAGTAGACTCCAAGGCAAGATCTTTCTTTTTCTTGTATGAAGGAGAAACATATTGTAAATCCGGAGCCGGAGTTGGTAACGCCTGCACAATGTTTCTAAATGGAAGAACTTATCCGAGATGCAAAGATGTAGATCAAATCAATATAGCTAAGTATTCGAGGGCTAATAACGTAGATCCTGAATCTTCTTATCCTTTTTCTGAAGGTGGTTTTTTGACCTTGAATGCTTATATCATATACCTTGAAATGCTGTACGGTACTAAATACTTAGCTAATCCAGATACTTTTGGATCAGGGATATCAAGTAACTCCGGAGGAGGTAATGATGTTAATTATCGCAAATACGGAGGTATAAAGTATCGTAAAAAAGGAGAAGAGACATGGTTGTATGGATCATGGGCTACAAATTCTTCTATTATACATTATGAACCTACTAAAAAAACTCATTTTTCTTACCTCATAAATTCAGAATATCCTAAAGAACAGTGCATGGAAAGCCAGATGGCGGCTTCTTTTGCATTTGAGGCAGGAATAGAGGAAGGATTGGAGTTCGATTTTTATGGAGGAAAATATTGGTATAAGAACGTCCAGGGAGCCAAGAGTATGGTTGAAGGTCATATGAATGTTATTGTGTTTAAGGAAATGACTGGTACCATATCGGCCTTAAACGAAAATGACGAACCGGCAGAATTTGATTTGGAAGTTATCTTAAGGATGTCTTTGTACGATGGCATGAATTTGTCTGGAGATGTCTTTAGGTATTGTGGAGGAGGATACGAACAGGTAGGGACTTGTTTAAATGATCCTAATGTCACTCGAATAGGTAATACTATTGATATTTATATAGAGCCAGATCAAAAGAAATGGACATATGAGAAAAGGTCTACTATAAATAATGGTGAGGTTTTTGATTTTGAATCCAAATATAAGAAGATAGCAACTACCCAAAATTTAGGAGATGGTCATGTTTTACATCGTATCCCTTATACCGGATGGAAGGGTAAAAAGGGAGGAAATTATAATTCAGGAGAATGTTTTTATACACGGGACAACTGCTACTGGGCTTCATCTGTTGGTATAAAGTCCAGAGTTGCTGCTCGTTTCGGCGGTTATGCGCTCTATGGCAATTGCTCGCCTCGTTATCTGCATGCGTTTCACGCCACTTCTGATACGGCTCTCCGCACTTGCGGCCTTGCCCAGTTGTTATTAGACGTCAGTCAACCGCAGGTTTGATGGGTGCAACCCATTGATGGCGCAGCCATCATAAGCGCAGCGATAAGGCGCAGCCTTATATACTATATCACGGCGCAGCCGTATCTTGTTAATATAATATTTTATAGCTACAAAACAAAAATTTAAAATATTTAATACAAATTGTTTTGTAGCTATAAAATATTATACATACATTTGCAATGTCATTAGACAACAGAGATAGTTAACATTATAAACAATAAAAATTTATTCAATGAAATCCGTTAGTCTGCTAACAAGTCTTACATTGGGATCTGACCTCTGAAATAGCAAATAACGGTTGAGAAAAAGGTTAAAAAGAATTGGCTGCTCGTTTCGGCGGTAATGCGAACAATGGCAATTGCTCGCCTCGTAATCTGAATGCGAATAACGCCACTTCTAATACGAATCGCAACAATTGCGGCCTTGCCCTGTGTGGGCTAAAAAATTGGGTATATTCTTTTTAATCTTTCCCAGGAGTGGAGAATCAATAAAAGACAAGCGTATGAGGTTATATGATAAAAATATGATAGAGATGCGCGACGGTCGTAAGCCCGTCATTAGCCCACAACTGAAATCAGTTTCAAACTATATAGATATAAGTTTGGATGATATTAGAGAAGCATGCGAAGCAGCATTTAAAAACCATTCTAAAAAGAATGATGTTGTTAATTTCAATTCTGATTTTGATGGTAATTCGTTAAAATTGTATGAATGGTATTTAGATGGTACTTATGTTAGCAAAATCAAATATCGCAAACTTGTAAAAGAAAACAAGAATGGTAAGGTTCGTGAAATAAACAGCCCGGATCTTACCACCAGAATTTATCAGCATCTTGTTTTAGTAAAGTTAGGTCCTTTGTATTATGAGAAGGATAATATGAATGGTCTTAATTGTAAGCCGGGATTTGGCATAACAGCATCGTCTAAATCAAGGTCTCTTATTAAAAAGATGAAGCATGTTTATTATGATAGACTTGATTTGAAGTATTGTTTGGTTATAGATCAACGTAAATGTTATAACCATGTAAAAGACAAAGTGTTTAGAAAAGTACTTAAGAACTTTATTTCAAACAAAAAGTTTATAGATTTTGTAATAGACGTAAGTTTCGTATCTGGAGAGCTACCTATAGGAACCCCTACAAGCCCTTTCATTCATCATCTCCTTATGAAAGATTTTGATGATCTTGCAAAGAGAATAGCTCCTTTTTCATTGAGATATGCCGACGATAATTTCCTTGCTTTCTATACTAAGGAGGATGCTAATACTGCCAAATGGAGGATTAAGAATTATTGGTGGTATGAGCTTAAGATAAGATCTAAAAGGCATACTTGTATTATAACAGACATGGATAGACCTCTTGATTTTTGCGGGTATGTTTTCCACCGTAATAACAAAGGCGTATCTGAACACAATAAAGGTCATGTGACAATAAGGAAGAGGGTAGCCAAAGACGCGAAGAAGTGTATTACAAATGAAAGCTGGTCTTCTTACTTCGGTCTTTTAAAACACTGTGACAGTTATTCATTAATGTCAAAAATAGAAAATATCATGAAATTACGAGATTTAACAAGCACGATTCGTATTGATAAGAAAATGGATGCGGACAGCATCGATGTCAAGAACCTTGAAGGTATTGTATTTGATATCGTGAACTACGAAATACGAAGCAATAACAAGAATGAACCAAACTGGATAAAGTGCTTGATAGGTATTCCTGAAACCAATAAAGAAGGGATTCCTACTGGCAGGAAACTCGCAAGGGAATTTCATGGTAATTATCAAGGTATAGTAAATTTTATTTCAAAATGTGAACTTACTTATGGCAAAGATGCTATTCTCCCTATTACCGATGTAGAGATAGAAAACAGATGCGGATACGTTTTTAAAGGCAGCACTAACCGCTTGGAATACATTGATTGACTTCTTATTGTGATGGTGTGAATGAAAATTATTATCTTGCACCAAAAAAAAGAAAGTCATGAATTGTAACACTTGTAAAGATGACAGACCTGATATTCTGAGATCTAATATCTGTATCGGGTCTGATCCGTGTAATGACTGTACGGACAATTGCGAAATTCTTCCAAAAGAATGCGATTGCCCGTATGGTCATTTAAGCGATCATTGCATTCATTATACAGGATGCAAGACATTCATATCCAAATTAACTCCAGGTATGCCTTATAATGAGGTTATGCATAATATAGAGCTGGTTTTTGAAAACATAGATAAGTTTTTGGATAGGATGGTAGAAGAGAATACGCTTTTAAAACAAAGGGTTGAACAACTTGAAAAACAACTTCAAAATGGAAAAGAGTGCACAAATTGGTGAGGACTTAAGTGGTAAACACGTATATGTTCCACATGTGGACGAGACGCCGGTGCCATGTCCGGACGGATACACCTGCACGAACTGCGTGTACTGCGCTGACGGCATCAACGCTGGCTACTTCAGTCTGGCTCAGAAATCTGATCTTACGGCTTTAATCAATGCAATGATATGCCGTATGGAATATCAAGATAGGGAAATAGAATTTTTAAAACAAAAAATAAATATTTTGAGTAACAATGGCAATAACAGGTAAAGGTTGTTTTGGCAGTCATGGTGGGTGCGAACGCCCGCATCATTGCAATATTCCTTCTTCTAACATATTCTATGATGGAGAAACTATAGAAGAAGCTGGTTTGTATCATGGTATGCCTTTAGACAGGGCTTTGGCTAATTTAGCCAAATACGTTTCAAGGGGTATTAACGTAAGTGGATCTGTCAATACAGAAGTGTTTGACGGTACTTCTCATGTGGTTCTCAAAAAAGATCCGGCAGAGATTTTGCTTGTATCTTATTGCGGGGGTGTCGTGCCTTCTGATATGTATAAAGTCCAAGGTCGTACTGTTAGGTTCTGCCGGGATATGTGTCAACAAGACGAATTTGCTGAAGTGAGGGTTGTTTACCGAGAAGAGGCAAATAGTTCTTATGGGTTCCATTGTTAATTTAGGAGGATAAGAAATGGCAGAAAAATGCAAAGGATTTATATGTGGGGGTAATCTCGTTGATGGCTCTGTGCCTTCTGATAAGTTAGATAAAGAAACTATTGTTGAGCTTATTAAAGAGATTCTAAAAGAGGAAATGCACGAATCTTGGCTTAAGGAAATAATAGAAACCATACTTAAGGAATCTATTGATTCAGATTGGCTTCGTGAGTTCTTTAAAGAAGTTCTTAAAAAATACGCTAAAGAGGAATGGTTTAAGGATATTATCTGCGGCTTAGGATGTGTTGGCGTACAAGAGATATTTGATGTTATTCCTACTGACATAACATTTGAAGCCACAGGCGGTACGGCTACGGTACAGGTGGTTGTCGATGATGGAGTTGAATGGGAGTTGACACTTTAAATTAAGGAGGATGATTATGTCGAGAGAGAAAATATATAAGATGGATGATGGTTCTTGGCTTACCTCGGACAAGAAGGAAGGTGTCGGTCGTGATAAAATGAATTTCGATGCTCCATCTTGGAAAGGAAGGGAAGATAGGATCACTATCCGAATTGTGAAGAAGTCCGATACCGAAAGCATGAAAGCCATTACTTTCAAGCAAAAAGGTATTAAGATCACAGAAGTGTCGGTTAGTAGGCTGGAGTTCCCTATATCTGGTGGAGATAAGCAGGTCCTTATTACTACCAACTCCGCTTCTATCAATGCCCTTATTACGGGTGAGAAAGATATAAAGGGTGTCATAAAAGCATTTACCACCGCTTCCGGTCTTAATATTGACGTCAATGATATTAGGCTTGATTATGGTTTCCCTGGTGATCCGGGTCTTGAAGACACGTTCCAGGTTTCGATGATTGTTTCCATGCCTGGCAATGAGGATGGGAATGAAGTTAATGAGAACATAACTATAAATGGTGTACTGATTCCTATTTATCAGCCTGGAAAGGTCGTTCCTTACATTAAATTGGATAAGGAATTTGAACAAATTGAGGGTGATGAAACAAGCACGCAGTTAAGTATAGAAAGTAATATAAAAGATTATGTTATTGAAATAGTTGAATGCGAGTCTGTGGATAAGGAGGAAATCTACCTGGACAAGGATGTTGTTGATCTTGATTCAGATGGATCACCGGAGGTAATCAACGTAAGTACAACTCCCGAAAATTTAAGATGGAGGATTAGCGAATGAAAGTAGGTAATTGTTGGGCGAACATAGATAAGAAAGAAGGCAGTCTTAACAGTAAGGTTAATATTTACTTTGATGAAAATGATACTGGTGCCAACAGAAGTGTCAAGATAAGGGTGTCTTCCAGGGACGGTAGCGTATCTGAAGAATGTACGTTAGTTCATGAAAAAAAAACACAGGTAGTTTATAGAAATAAAAGACAGTCAGCTCTTTTCACAAAAGAAGGATGTAATCCTGAGACAGAGAAAGGGGAAGAGCTTGAGTACGTTGTTGAGGCCGGAAAATACACGTCTATCATATCTCAGTCTGATGCTGATGACAAGGCTATGAAAGACATTGAACAAAATGGTCAGAACTGGGTTAATGAGCATGGTCGTTGTATAACCATATTATGGTACAATGTCAAGAAATCAAAGTCGTTTAGAAAGAACGATTGTGATCCTGATACCGAAGAAGGAAGTTTGGTTACGATGACAATCGAAGCCGGGCAATTTTCTTCTACCATAAGCCAAGAAGATGCCGACCGTAAGGCTGAAGCTGAGTTGAATGCCAAAGGTCAAGACTATGCTAATTCTCATGGTACTTGCAATACCATAAAATGGTACAACGACAGGAAATCCAAGATGTTCCAAAAGACAGATTGTGAGGTGACTGAAGTTGGATCTATGGTAGAGTACGTTGTAGAAGCCGGCCGCTTCTCTTCTTCTGTTTCTAAGGAGGATGCTAATCAGAAGGCTTTGGATGCCTTGGAAGCTGAAGGTCCAGGTTATGCTAATGAGCATGGTACATGTGAAACAAATTTATGGTATAACGTAGAGAAGTCAAAAGTATTTTATAAAAATGACTGTGAAGATGGGCTTATCGGAGCACCTTATACTTACACAGTAGAAGCCGGTAAATACACATCAGACGTAAGTCAAGAAGATGCTGATAAGAAAGCTCTTGATGATATAGAGAAAAACGGTCAAGAACAAGCCAACCTTAATGGTGAATGCGTTGAGGATCCTAATTATTTTATAGGAAAGGCTTCGGCTCGTGTTCAGAAAAATGATTGCGATGCCGAATCTCAGACCGGAAGCTTCGTTGATTTGACTGAAAAGGATCTTGCAGGATATCCAGATGCTTTTGTGTCAAGGGAAAGCCAGGAGGCGGCTAATGCGCTGGCTGAGGCCGCTATGGAAGAACAGAAACAAGATCTTGCTAATAAGAAAGGTACTTGCATAGATAAAAACCAATTTGTTGGTGTATATAGCAAGGTATTCACAAAAGACAATTGTGAAGGAGAAGGCGTAGGTTCGCAGGTAACAGTAGACCAAGACGATGTAACTGGTGGTCCTTTTACTTCATACGAAAGCCAGGAGGCGGCTAACGCGCTCGCTCAGGCTGCCGTCGAGCAGCAGGGCCAGGCCATAGCCAACCGGGACGGCCATTGTACGTGGACTGGTAAATACAGTGAGGAATTTACCAAAAACGATTGCAATGAAGGCCAGGTGGGGTCTAAGATTACCGTAACCGAACAAGATGTTGTTGGTGCTCCTTTCACATCTACCGTAAGTCAAGATGATGCCAATAACAAGGCTCAGGCTGCTGTCAAAGAGCAAGGTCAGGCTATTGCTAACAGTAAGGGTAATTGTGAGAATATGACGGTCTATACCGGTCATTACAGTAAGAGATTCGTTCCAGAATGCGAGGCTTGTCATAAAGGTGTAGAGATGGAGGTTACGGCTGAGATGGTAAATGGAAGCCCTGTTACATCAACAGAAAGCCAGGATGCAGCAGACGCAGAAGCTCGTAGGATTGTAGAAGAAGGCGGTCAGGCTTATGTTAATAAGAACGGAACTTGTACACCATTAAGCACCGATCCTGTATGGGAGGACGTAGAACCGGAAGAACTTAGATGTAATGAAGGTAAGTCTCAGAAAAAGCAACGTGATACCAACGAATGTTCTGAAACTCACAATCAAGAACGTTGGGTAGATGGCGGAAATAAGGTTTGTAGCTGGACCGGCCATTATACAGAAACGTTCCAGAAAAACGATTGTGAGATACCGGATTCAGGAACGGAAGTAGAAGTAAGTGAAGCTGATGTTGAAGGCAATCCTTTTATTTCTTTCGTAAGTCAAGAAGATGCTGATAATAAGGCCAAGGAAGCTGTTAAGGCTCAAGGACAGAATATTGCCAACCAAAAAGGCAAATGTAGGTTCGTAGGCGTATATAGCAAGGAATTTACGAAAGACAATTGCGGATCATGTCAGCATGGCGTTCCGATGAGCGTAACACAAGACATGGTAGGTGGACCGTTCTATTCTAATGAAAGTCAGGAAGAGGCAAATAGGCTGGCTCAGGAAGCCGTAGAAGCACAAGGTCAGGCTTATGTTAATAAGAACGGAACGTGTGAAACAGATAACACCGACCCTGTATGGGTAGATTCCGAGCCGCTCGAAACCAAATGTGAAGGTGGTAAATCTTATAAAAAACAGGTTAATACCAACGAATGTTATGGTGGAGAAAATGAACGATGGGTAGAAGGCGGAGACAAAGTATGTACCTGGACCGGAACATATAGCAAGGAATTTACAAAACAGTGTGCTGACGGCGGTGTCGGATCTGAGGTTACCATAGATCAGGATGATGTAACCGGCGGTCCTTTCACGTCTACCGTAAGTCAGGAAGACGCAAATAGCAAGGCTCAGGCTGCCGTCGAACAGCAGGGGCAGGCTCTTGCTGACGCGCAGGGAACTTGTATCTGGACCGGTAAGGCAAGTAAGGTCTTCACCAGAAACAATTGCGGAAGCTGTCAGCATGGTTCGTCTGTTACCGTAACCCAAGATCAAGTAGGTGGTCCATTTACGTCCAATATCAGTCAAGCTGATGCTAATAAGAAGGCCCAAGATGCTGTAAATTCCCAAGGTCAGGCAGTAGCTAACAAAAACGGTGATTGCGTAGCTGATAGCACAACTCCTTCTTGGTCGGATACCGGAAGCACCCGTTGCGACGGTTGCACGTCTCAGAAGCAACAACGTGACACCAATCCATGTTCTTCTTCTTACAACGACACAAGATGGGTTAATGGAGGTGGAGAATCTTGTACAGACTGGTCTTACTACGGAACAGGAGACTGCGTAGGTCATACTCAGTACAATGCTTATCGTGATAGTTGCTCTGGTAGCGTAGATCGTCAATATTCTGTAAATTGTAGGAATTGTTGTAATTGTGGATCTTACGGTTCTTGGCAAGAAGCTGGATGTGGAAGCAATAGCAACAGCAATAAGGTAAAATACGTTCGTTACGATGATTGTGGAAATCAAGATGTAAAATACGAGCTTGAAGTTGGAAAATGCGGATATGCTCCATACGAATTTCAGTTCCATGATGGAAGAACGAGCAAGTCGAGGTCTGTAACCGGAGAATCTCAGAATATTGAAGAAGTTATCATAAGTACTAAGAGTAATTCATATATAGGTTTTTCTGTTAAGTCAAAACCTTCTTGGTGTTCTGTAGATTACAGAAACCAGACATCTGAAAGCATGAAGGCTGTGGTGACGTTATCTGCCAATACAACATCTTCTTCCAGATCTGGTGATATTGTTTTTGTTCAAAATGAATCTGGAAAGACTGTTACTCTTAGTATTACACAAGATATTGCGGTGACTTACGAATTTAGTACCAACCAAAGCACTTGGAATGCCGATGCGAATGGAGGTGCAAATAATTCATATTTATGTATCCAATTAAAGAGTAAGAAGAATGGAAGCAAGATAGGATACACTGTATCTTCTAAACCGAGTTGGGTTACAGAAGTTACAGAAAAACCATCAGGGGTATCCTGTCCTGTTTTGTCAGGTTATGATTATTCATTTGTGATAATCTCGTCTGCAAACAGCTCTTCTTCTCCCAGAAGTGGTACTGTAACATTGAAGCAAAATGAATCTGGGAAGACTGTTAACATAACAGTCAACCAAGAAGGCAAGGCAGAGGCTAAGCCTGTTCCGGCGCATATTACATTGAAAAACGGCTCTTGGGCTACATATAGGAAGAATAATGTTTCTTATATCCCTGGCGCCGATAAGTGTATTGCCGGATTCGAATGGACTGGTGATGAAAATGGAAATATCCGAATCTACACCTGTGATATTAAGGTGGTGGATGCTAATTATCGTGAGATATCTGGAGCTACTATAAGCATCAGAACATTAACCCAGAGAAGACAATCCGGAAGCTCTTGTTCGTATTTCGGGGCCGTTTATGGAGGAATATTAGCCGGATATGTTCATTCTGGAGATGAGAATGGATATACTACATGGTATATACGAACTATAAACGTGTCTTACGAAGGCAAAGTGTATAATAGTGCTACTGTTAGACAATTTGAAAAAGATGGTATTTCCAAGAAGGGCGGTTTGTTTAATGTGTATAATGAATCTCCGGCTTCTTATAACTTTATAGTAGATGGAGCTGAGTGTGGAGATGAAAATGGTACTTTAAAATATGCTTATTCTCAAATAAATCTTAATCCAGCATAATCAACAAGGGAGAGGATTTAGTCCTCTCCCTTGAATGTTTTTTGGGGGTTATAATATTTTGTTTTAAATATTGTCTATTAGGATAAAAATGATTAATATTGCACATCATTCAATTTTAAATTTTTAGTATCATGGCTTGTAAAAAGAAAGCTCGTCAGGGTGGCGAAGTCGATAAGAAAGACAAACCTAAAATGCGCCAAGGCGGTAGTGTTGGAGGCAAGATGAAAAGAAAGAAGACGAGCACTAAAAAGTGATTGAAAACCAGGGGAAGGTGCTGATCACCTTCCCCATTTTAGTAACATAACAACAACATACTATGAGCAACAATTTTATTAGTAAAGGGCAAAGGAATGTCTGTGTGACGTTTGTGAAGTATTATCCTGTGTTGATGCAGGTTATTATATTAGCCAGCATTTTTGATGAGTTTTATCCTTTTAGTATCACTAATTGGCTGTATCCGATATTAGGTCATTCTCTATCATGGGACCTATTTCTCTTGGCTTTTTCAAGAATGTTCAGGTTTTGTATATGGCATAGGTTATTGATCTATAGCATGATTTTTAATATCTGTGTAGAATGGGTTACGGTTAATATTGAGATGCCTATTGAACACAATATCGTAGTGTGGTCTGTTATGGCTGTTACTCTTTTGATAATCATTGCCTCTATTGTTTTAAGATTTAAAACAGGATGTTTTGAAAATGAAAGAAATTCTGACAGAGACGCTGCGTAAAAGCGGTGCGGCGGTATGCGATAAGATAAAGGAGATGTTTTTAAGCGGGGAATGCGATCATCTCACAGCCAACGATCTTGAGACATGGACGCAGCTTGCTAATCCGGCTAAGTACTATACCGGAGAAGAGGCTGTTTCTTATCTTAATGTAACTTCTAAAAGATTTTATGAATATCGGAAGGCGAAGTTAGTTCCTGATCCGGTTAAGATAAAGGGATTCCCTAAACCTTTATATACGAAAGTTATGTTGGATGAGGCTATAAAAACCATATCCGGCATGAGTGAAAGAGATATTTATATGAGGATCTTGAATGCTAAATCAAGAGAATCAAGAGCAAAAGAAAGGAGGGGAGCATGATCACTAATGGTGAATTTGTATCAAGAGTCGTAAACGGTATTCATGCCCTTGACAAAGATTCGCATGTTAGTCGGAGATGGATATTGAATATCGGTAGAACTAAAGCCGAATCTTATACAGCCCAGAGGTGGGATGACGGGACGTTACTTGGCGACCACCGGCTCCTAACTTACGTTACTTGCCTGGAGATGATTGAAGTTGATAAAATAGTTTGCTGCGATGCCGAATTTGCGTTATGTAATACTTTGATGCGGTCAAAGCATAAACTTCCAGGACTTCTTTATTCTGCTCTTAGACCGGCTATTACTAAGGTGACTAACGTAGATAACACTATATTTTTTAAGTTCGCTGAAATAAAGTCGTATCGTAATGAACAAAAAAGACCGTATGCTAAATATGTGAAAGAGCGGCGTCCTTTTTATTATGTAGAAAACGACTATATTTATATACCGGATTTCCATATAGAACTTATTAACGTAGAGTTCTTTACAACAAGAAGAAAGAAGGCGCTGGAGTTAATGGCCTGCGATCCTACACCTAAAGGGTGTGAGTCTGAATGGGAATACGAATTTATCTGCCCTGTTAAGTTAATTGAGTACGTAGTGGCAGAGACGATAAAGGAAGTAGCATTCAGGCTACAGATTCCTATCGATGAAAATCCGAATCTTGATTCCAATCAGAAAAGTCAAATTGTTCAATAACAAAATATTATTTATCTTTATTTGGGTCTTAGTTGTGAAACCAAGACCCATTTTTATATAAACTTAGTGACATGAAAAGAACATCGATACAATCACCGTATTTTGTAGCCTACTACCATCGTCTTATGAAGAGAAAGAATGGTTTTAAAAAAGGTATGATAAGAGACAGAGGAGAGGTTTTAAGGCTGTTATCTATTATATGGAAAACCGTATCAGAACATTATGTGGAAGCTGATGCCGGTGTTTACGTAGATAACGTAGGATACTTATGTCATGTGCTTATACCGGGGCAGCGCTTTGCCGTCAGGCGGGACCTGGACATCGTGAGCAGGCTCGGCACCAACGGCTACCTCTACAACCACCTGGTTATGGATTTCGCAGACTCCAAAAGATATTACCATTTTGTAATACAAGATAGCTTGAAAAAGAAGTTAAGGGTTAAAATGAATAAAGGACGAAGATATCGATTTATGTATAATGAAATACTTGCTAAAAGAAGAGTGTTTAAAGATTTCCAGATTAAGAGAGTTTTCGAAGATCGAGAACTCAATCATAGGAACATGTAAAAAAAAATATAGCGATTACCCTTTATTGATATAGGTTAATCGCTATATTTGCATATTCGTCTACCTTCTCAGGCTGGCGGATATAAAAAGTAAAATTCCTATTATGGGAACAAATGTAAGCAATTTTCAAAACAATGCGAAGAACAGTAACATTATTTTGACGTCGGAATCCAACGAAATGGAATTTAGCAAAGAGGTTAAAACCGTATCATCTTTCAAAAATTCAGATTTTGGAGAGCTAAAAATTATTATTATTGACGAAGAACCGTATTTTATAGGATCTCCTATAGCTTCATTTTTAGGGTACACTAATCCAAGAAAAGCGATAAGGGATCATGTAGATGAAGATGATAGGCTAATAATGAAAGTGCCTGATACTCAAGGGTGGAACGAAACGTTCCGTCCCTACACTCCAAACACTAAAATACTGATAATCAATGAGTCTGGATTATACAGCTTGATTTTTGGATCAAAGATGGATTTTGCTAAAAAATTCAAGAAATGGGTAACATCTGAAGTTCTTCCCTCTATAAGAAAAACCGGCTCCTATTCTATAACACCGAAAGACTATCCGTCTGCATTGAGAGCATTAGCTGACGAGATTGATGCCAAAAATAGAGCCATAGCCGAGAGAGCACAAGCAGAGGCGGAGAGACAGCAGGCGATAAAGACCATAGAAGAGCAGCGCCCTGATGTGGAGTTTGCAGAGTCGTTCAAGAAAGTTGACCATGAAAATATGTGGTTGATTCGTGACATTGCGAAGAAGCTTGAACAAAATGGTATTATCATCGCCGAAAAGAATCTTCGTTTGTTTCTTGAGGAAGTCAAGTTCATGTTCAGAAATGGGCAGAGTAGATGGGAGTTATACAGTGATATTGTCAAAAATAAGTTTGGTGTTTATCGATCTTACTTTGTGGATAAGTACTCCGGTGAAAGGATCAATCAGCAAACAATATACATGACTGGTGCCGGATATGAAGTTACGCTCAATGGTATAAAAGGGAAATGTAGAAGCACGTTTCTAAAGTACGGTAAATTCGAAGACTCTAACTTTTGAATCTTCAAAATAGGACATTAACTATATTATCAATATCTTTGTGGAGGTCAGGTTCGTTTCCTGTCCTCCATTTTTTTTAAAAGTAATGACGATAGAAGATTATATCATAGAGTTAAAATCGTCTTTAAGATCATTCGACAAGCGTGATCTGATAGATGAAGTATCCATCTACAAATGGGTAGAAATCGCCCTGAAGAAGTTTGGAGGCGATATTACTATGCGTAAAGAGGCGGTAGTGGACGTCAAGCGAGGACAGGCTCGTATGCCGGGAGATTACTTTGATCTTATTCTGGCATTTAAATGCGATTTCAAGGGATATGAGGTGCCAGAAGGTGATAAGGTGATACCAGAGCTTCAAAATACAATAGCGTGGAAAGAACGTACCGAAAGAAGTTATAGGTGGTGTTCTTGTGATGAATGTTGTAAAGACGAATGCGAGAAGGTGATAGTTGAAAAATTTTATATCAACACCCACGATCGCGATCATGAAGTTCGTTGCTATTATGACCGGCCTGTGATGTTAGGTCTTGCTAAGCCTATGCTTCGTGATTCTTGTTTAAGTAAATGCCGGAATAAGGTAGTAAAGGATAGTCCGTATGAGATAAATATCGTAAACGGATTCCTGTATGCTAATTTTGATGGTCCTATTTACATGCAGTACCGGTCTCTTCCTTTTGACGGGGAATCTAACATAATTATACCAGACACGCCGCAGGGTCTGGTCCTGGATTATGTCGATAATTTTGTGAAGATGAGATTCTTTGAGGAACTGATGTATAATGCCGAAGCTCAGGGTGCAGCCGACTTATTTAAGTTGTATGCACAACAAGATTTGGTTAAGTTGAAAAATGCGAAGACCGAACTTAAGATGATGGGTATGACATTGAAAGGCATGTACGAACCTCTTAGACGGAGGCGTGCTGAGTTTGAGATATATGCTAAGGCGTATCCTGTAATTGACAACATACTTAAATTGGTATGATTGAGGTAGCCTTATTTATATATTTATCTGGCGTTATCGCATCTATGATTGTTTGGTCAATCAGACAATTTAAAGGAGATGCGAGTTTGGTAGAAACAATGTACTGCCCGGTAGTATTTTTGTTGAGTTGGATATATGTATTTGAAATTTTAAAGATTAAATAATATGTTGGAAGTTCAAGCAAGCGAAATAGTAACCGCCGACAAAATGAGAGGCGTAGGACCGGCAAACATCATTTTCACAGCCGGCCCTAATCCGGTAGCTGAAGATCGTAGAGGCGTAGCTAAGGTAACGGCTGGTGGAGAGAGTAAGAATGTTACAATCACACAAGCTGCCGGCGAGCAGGTCGTTGTAATCCCTGAGTTCGATTATCTTGTTCTTAGATACGGATGGGAATCAGAAGACGGCTCTGATTTTGATACTGCAACCGGTTTCACCAATACAGGCATCTCAGATGTAGATAATAAATACGTTGGATGGAGTAAGCAGTGGGCCACCACCCAACAACAGGTAGGTGATTACCTTATTTACGGTGGTGATAACATGCAGTCCGGTCTTGAAGGTGCGCTTATTAAGATGAAGACCTTGCTATCAGCACCGGGAATGGACGAGTCGGAGCCTAATATCAATGCTGATATCTATGGTAATTGGTATGGAAATAGAGGGCGAGGAAATGTTGTTGTGTCTTTTACAGCCTACCTTGGAGGAGAGATGGTTAAACAAGGATTTAATTTCATTAACGAAGGTGGCGAAGAAGTTTACTCCGATAGCATTACTACCAACGTTTCAGCTCATGGTGAAACCAATTACCAAAATATAAAAGGTCTGTACACTAAGATGGGTACGATGGTTTATAATAAGGAAAAACGTGATTGTGTTATTGTTATAGGTTAAGATATGGAAGGTATTTGGGATAAATACAATAGGATTAAGGAGGTGTTTTACCGGGATTTCGTTTACGATTCCAGCTACACAGAGCAGGCCTCGTGCATCCCACTGTCGTCGGTGAAGGACGGGGTAGGCTGGGTCGGCGACGGAACCATTAACCTGGCTCAGTATCTCCAGTTCCTATACACGGAAATAATTCTTGGCAATAAGACAGAAGATGATGTTCGTAATGCCATACTGGTACTTACCCGCCTTGCCGATACCACTTATGATCTATTTTTTAATAATAATAAAGGTATTTATTTCAAATTCGAAAAAGGATTTTTCTTAAGAGATGACATACATGGTGAAGACGCAAACAAATTCGGTCTTTCCAAAATAAGTTCCGGGTACACTAATGGTATAGAGTTAAAAGACGAAGATCCATGCTTCTCCCCATTCACTTCACAAGATCAGATCTGGAATCTGGCTCCTATATTAGCTTTCTTATCAGAAAAAGGATTTGAAGAAGCTAGGCAAGCAGGGTACGATATTTTTGAGTACGTTATTAGAAACAGACACAAGATATACAATCCTTATTACAGCGCCTTGCTTCATCATTGGACATTTCTTCCTGATATGGACACTGATAAGGTTAAGCCGTGGGATAGGGTTAGTAATCGTAACAAGAATCTTAAATACAAAGTTAAGGTTAAGAGAGGGGCTAACAATTGGTACTTCTCTGGAGGGTTCAGATGGGCTTTTAAGAAGTTCGGAGGCGAGTGCAGTACATTCTGGCATTGCCTATGGTATAAGCCATTTATATTCTTAGCAGATAGAGTATATCATCCATACGTATGTAAATGGTTTGGTATTAAGGTTAAAAACAATTCTTACTATTGTCTTGGATCTACAAATGAAAAATCATGGTACGGTCCTAAGTTTAGAAAGAGGCTGGTTAATAAGTTTAACAAGTCTTTGGAAGGGGGAGAGCTATTTATGCCTCATCTGGTTTTTCTTCATGGATGTGAAGACGTTGATAGAAGCAGCTTAGAGTCCTACCTTAAGGAATGGGAATGGGATGAAGTTAATTCTCCTATTGAGTTTTTGACTTTATGCAATTGGTATAAAATATTTTTTAGCAATGAAAATATATTATAAATCAAAAATAGCTAAGTTATTTACGTTCATTGACGGCTACAAAACAATTATGTTATTTGGAGCCGTATTTACCGAACGTGATAGTATATCATTGAGAGCCGAATATCATGAGGAGGCACATTGCAATCAGTATCATACAATGTTTTGTTTTGGTATGTTTATATCATTGCTTACAATAGGATTGTGTCTCTTATTCGGTAATGCAGGATGGTGGATGCTGTGGCTGTCTCTTATTCCGATATTTTTATACTATTCATGGTATTTAATTGAGTACCTGATTAGGTTGTGCATATATCGCGATCATGATAAGGCATATCATAATATCGTATTCGAAAGAGAGGCTTTCGACTTAGAAAAGTATTGGAATAAGCATGATGTTTTGAGGGAGGAGTCGGAAGGATTTAGTTTTCTTGGTTATTATAGGAAGGAGTATCATTATGAGTAGGAGAAGATATTTTGAGGAACAGAGATCTGGTAATGGAGCTATTTATCATTGTGTAAAAACAGAAATAGAACCTGGAGATAAAATCAGATTATTTAATTTAATGAATAAAGTCAAATCCGATACAATTAGCCAGGATAAGATAAATAGTGTACTGAATCAACTTAGAGAAGGTACGGCTTTTAATATTCATACCCAGAGTCCAGTTTCTTTTTCGTTTTCAAGCACCTCTACCGGTTATGAACCAATGTCAATACGGATTACATTTGACCCGTATCCTACAAGTGAACAACAGGGTATTATATACAAGTTTCAGATAAATGACCAGAGGTACGTTTTTATGTTTTCTAATAGATACGATGGAATGAGAGATCTTATTAATAATGCAGATGAAGATGTTGATTGTATTACTTCTGCAACAGAGAAGAGTAGTATGTATCGCAATGATTCTTTCTTTGTATTTGTTTGATTATCTATATTAAATATAATTATATGATTTACAATAAGTTATTATATATAGGGGGGGGGTAATTCCTGATATATTATGAGGCGTCGTTTTTTTGATAAAAATAGGGAGCTTGAGGACTTTCTTATAAGGTTTTATCCGGCCGGTAATTACACATGGGTAGTGCCGGCAGGATGCACGGAAGTAGATGTTTTTCTTGTTGGTGGAGGTGGTGGAAGTGGAAACGGTTCTGGCGCCGGAAGTGGATATACCAAGACTTACAAAAGAAACAATATAGGAATAAAACAAGGTTCTCAAATATCTGTAACACCAGGTCAAGAAATTAATATCATAGTAGGAAAAGGTGGAGCAGGTTTGTATTATGGCTATCCTGAGAAGGGAGGATTCTCTCAATTTATGAACTCATCTTACAGAGCAGATGGTGGAAATCCTTCTGGTAATGGTCTTCTTAACGGAGAAAACTCAACAGGTGGTCCTTATACTGGAGGAAATGGTGGAAGTGGAGGATCTGTAGATCAATCAGGTGATGAGTTTTACGCTGGATCGGATGGATCTGATGCCCCTGGAATAACAGACAGTAATGGGATATATCACCCACCTGGAACGAAATATGGAGGAGGAAAAGGTCAAGGATATACAACCAGAGATTTTGGAGAACCGACGGGTAAAAGAAATGCCGGAGATGGTGGAGCTGATAGAAATAGGGATGGTGGTATGGGAGGTGAATCCGATTATGATGAAGGATGTGGAATCGGAAGAGGAAACAGAAAAAGTGGTGGTTACGGAGGAGGCGGATGCGGCTCGGAAGGAACCGGCGGTGATGGAACTGTTTTGATTAGGGGTAAAAGATATGTGACTATATAGCACTTTACACCAAAAGCGTAAAATAATATACATTTATACGGAAATCCGTACTGGGTTCCACCAAAACCCTCTACCTTCTGGTAACATCGTTACATCAAAGGATTCTTTTGCTGATTTTCTAATGATGTTAAAAGCACCATTGATATCAGCATTAATTGTCTTACCAGAAGAAGTTTTGAACAATCCTCGTTTGGTCCTTCTTCCTTTGTAAGATTCATGTTTGCAAATCCGTTCATTATCCAAAAAGCTACATTTTGAAGTATAAGATTCTTCAACGATCTTAACATTTATTCCTTCTAATGTTGCTTTATAAGATATCATTGAAATAAACATATTAAAAGGAATAGATACAAAGTTCTGATTATTTCGTTTTCCGATATTGATCTCTTGTTTCCAGCATTTGTTATGACCGATTATGATCGTATTAATACCATTGGAAACTACGTGATTAATCAATATCCTACTTGCCTTGTGAAGATAATCTTTGATCTTGTTATTCCTTTTGTTTGTTAATGACCTTATTTGTTTTGAAGTATGTTTATTATCTTTTAACTTAGATTTTAAGAATGCTAACCTTTTGTTATAATATTGGTTAATAGACTTCAGAGGTCTACCATTGATGATAAAACAAGAACCGTTGTTAGAAACACAAGAGGCTAAATTATCTAATCCTATGTCGATACCAAGATAGTTTCCATTATCTGACATAAAATCCTTTTCCTTCTTGTTGTAAACTATTTCAAGAACAATATACCCATTCTTAGGAATGAATCTAAGTTGTTGGATATTTTGTTTGTTAGTCCTTGTTGTAAAGGAAAATTGTTTTGGTAACTTAACAACGCCTTGCTTTATCCATTTTTGAGAAAAAGCATTTGTTGTAAAAACAGCAGGGAACAAACCATCTTTGTTAAGATACTTAGGTATTCTAACAAATTCGGAATACTCACCTCTATTCTTTTTATTAAAGAGATTGAAGAAAGATTTAAAGTTTCTATCAACCATCATCAACACCTGTTGAGCAACTGGTGCTGGTAAAGCACGATAGTCAACATCATTTTCTGTTTTCAACACTCTTTCGAGAGAATAATAGTTGAGATATTTGTACTTTACAGTATTATCATCCTTGTATTGAAAATAGTGTTGTCTAACAACATACAATCCTTTATTGTATAAGTTTTTACACTTATACAATAGATCATAAAGTTCATTGTAATAAACAGAACTTGGCTTGATTGTATGTTGTTCGACTAATCTCATGGCACAAATGTAGGAATTATTATTTATAAATAAAAACAATTCGGTATATTTGTGGTGTAAAGTTGTATATAATCACCAAAAAGTTTATGGTATGATGAGGAGATTCGAATTTAACAATAATTATTTAACAGGAGACTACCATAAAGCTATGGCGCAAGGTCTTGTTATTCCAGTAGCTTCTGTTGTGTGAGTTAGTTCTTCTTTTGCTATCTTTGTGACAAACAGTTACAAAGATGGCATCAGAAGATAACAGAAACATAGCGGTTCCTCAAACAGGTATGAATCGCGATCTGCATCCGTCGAGTCTTACGGATCAGCATTATACGTTTGCCTTGAATGCCAACATCGAATCCGAGGATGGTAATGTTGGGATGAGATCTAACGAGCATAGTAATCTTAAATGCATTGATTTCGATGGGTTTAAAGTTATTGGTTACAAGAATGATCTTACTTCAGGCAATATCTATTTTTTTATAACAAATCCTGAAACAGGCGTATCTAAAATAACTTATTTCAAGCCTGAATCCGATACAAGTATCTTATCTGATTCTGATATAGAATCTATGGTAGAAGGATCGGAGTCGTTGTGTTCTGGCATGAAAACCCTGCTTGAAGACAACGAGCAAGATCCGTGCCTTAAGTTCTCTATCTATCATCCTATAAAAACCATAGAAATAAAGACAGAGAAATGTGGGAAATGTATTTACTGGACCGACGATTATAATCCTCCCAGGTATGTTATTGTAGACAAGGCCATTACTCCTGATGATGAAGGTGATATATGGTATCATTATCATGGGTATAAGATATGCGATAAAGAATACGATAGGAAAAAGTTCATGCAGGAAAATGGTTGTTTTCTGGCATGTGAGAAACTTAGGGTGTTTCCACTACTGGACCAGCCATGTGTAGAGCCGGTACAGATAGAGTACGGGGGCAGCCTGCGTGCGGGCGTGTATCAGTTTGCTGTGGCCTTGTGCGATGAATTTGGTAACGAGAAAACTAACTATACTTCATTAACTAACCCTGTTCATGTATTTGACGAACAATATATTAGGATAAATGATGGTAAATGGGGAGAAAGAACTAATCTTGGTATAAGGCTTAAGGTGTCTAATTTGGATAGGCAAGTCAGCCATTACAAGGTGGCTGTTATTCAGAATACTGTAGGATACAATGGCGAAACACAACCTGTAGTTGATTATTTTATAGAAGGTATTCATCCTATTACAGAGAAGACTATATACTATTATTCTGATCTTAATAATAAGAGGACAACATTTGAACACATTTCTTTAAAAAGAGCCATATATAATACATCAAGAGGAATAGTGTCAGTCGGAAACCGTCTTCTTCAATATGGTCTTACGGCGGAAAAAGAATGGAATTTACAGCCTGTAGTTTCTCTTATGGGGCATTTTCTAAAATGGCAGGCATCGGTAGCCCACGAGGATCTGTATAAGGATGGTAATGCCTGTTCGTTGTATGTGGGATACATGAGGAATGAAGTATATCCTTTTTCTATATCATTTAAGACATCCACCGGATATAAAACTCCAGCATTTGTTCTTATTCCACCTCCTTCTGATAAGGCAAGAGAAGAAATGAACAAAGACAGTATCCCATACCAGTCTATAAATGCATATGCTCCGGATTGTTCAGGAGTGGAAAGAAAATATGTATGGCAGTATAGCAATACGGCAGGAGATGGGGTATTGATTGACGACGATGCGGTTGTTATAGATGAAGAACAGAAAGAGTGTAACAACCCGGCTACTGTAGGTCAAACTGTTATAGTGGAAAGCAATTTCGCTACTTTTAAAGGGAAATCAAGATTTATTATCGATTATGATGATATTGTAGGAACCCCTATAAATTATTTGTCTGAAAATATAGGTCTTGTAGCTTGTAATAATAAGGAGAATGGAAACAATGAAAGACAGATATGTGATATAGCTACCAAATACAGAGAAGATGGAACACAGGATTATATGGAGCCAATTGATCATATTAGGTTACCAGAAATGGAAGGAGACTGCGAAGTACCTCATCGTCAAGAATCTATATTGTCAGCTCCAGTTCCTTTAATAACTGGTATTGTAGAGGACTATATATATAAAGAATTAGAAGACATGGAGCACGTGTCTACCGACTATTTATATACAACCGGAGGTGAGAACCAGAATAAGTATTCTGTTCTATTCAATTACGATACAATGGATTCTTTGTCTGAATGGATGGATGAAGCATTTTTTGGTGACGACGCAGGTAAGGTATCCGGCGATGGCGAACGGCATCTTTGTTCTGAGTTCTATCCGTATTTACAACCAGGGAGTATATTAAAAACAGTGTCAGATGCAATATATATTCTTGATACAATGCCTTGTACATGTGGTTGTTATATTGAAAATTATTGTTCGGATCCTACTGTTTCAAGGTCTGATTATAATAACTTTCAAAACAATAATTACATCCTTGGAGGATATATTTTACATATAGATGGGTGGAGTCAAGAGATAAATGGAAAAGGTAATTGGAGGGCTGGAAGATCAACGAGTACGGTAATAAATGATCAATACCGATCAAAGCACGGACCGAAATATTGCATTGAACAGTTCTGGCCTGATGCTTCCAAGAAGCTCCAGGATATGATATACAAAAATGCGGACACTGGCATACCTGAAACGGACTGGGAATTTGAGGGGTATGTAAATAATGCAACATTTGAAAATCCTACTGGAGATAAACTTAATATAGGATTTGCTTCTGAATTTGTAGTACGCAAGTTTGTGAGGAATGTAATGACCAATGCCAGGTTTATTAGAATCAATAGGCCGGAGGAATGGGATATAGAAGGATATAAGGAAGAAAATAAGGTCCTTTATCTTGAAGCCCTTGGGAAGATAGATGGTATAATGGATGCTGTGTCTACCAATTACGTTCGTGTTTCTTTTTGGAAGGATATAGAGACATGGAATCCACTTGGCATAATACCAGTAGATTTCGATAGGCCGGAACATGCTTCAGGACATTCGGTTATTATCAATATAGCAAGACCCGCATGGGGAACTATAGATGATAAATTCTTTAAAGAAACGATAAAACAAGATTATTTTTATGTAACAATAGAATCTCCGGTTGTAGCTGTTCCTTGGATAATGACATTCAGAAAAATACAATTTTGTGAATATAAGAATAAGGATACTCCAGACGAGGAGGAGGAACCAAGCAAGAAACCGTCTCGTGCTATTTTAGGCGTTTCTTTTGCTACAGGTAAAACTATATATCCGTATATTTTTGGTGTAAGAGAAAAGGAGGTAAATAAGATTGATTTGTCTGTGGATTCTATAACACTTAGATCAACTGTCTTATTTGCATCTAAATGTCAGACATGTGGAGATAGGCCTATTAATTGCAAGCCTCGTCCTTATAAATACGGGGATTTTGCATATTGGGAATCATCTGAGAAATATCCTGCTAATTTTGAACTTTATGATAGTAGTAGGATGAAAATAGACACAGGTAGATCTTATGATGATCCAAAAAAAACAGAAGCTTATTCTAATATTATGAATAAGTTAACAGAATATTATGGTGCTCCTTTGTCAGACAAAAATGGATTATCTTATTTCAAGGGCCATTCTTATGGAGGAGTAGATACTTCTACCGTATTTTGCCAACAACCTATACGTCATTACCGGTTCCCAGATAACAAGCATATACCTTTTATGAACAGTGATGAACGTGGATATGACATAGCTTCTGAAATATATCCGGTAGGTATTATGGTGGATGAGAACACCATACAAGTATTTTTGGATTTTGCGGTGGATTCTGGTTTGATTACGCAACAACAAAGAGATACGATTGTAGGATATGAACTGTATCGTGGAGATAGGAGGCTAAATAGGTCGGTTGTGGCTTCAGGATTGGCCTACGATATGCTTAGATACATAGGAGACGATGGTAATGTAAATATCTATCCTAATTACCCATATAATGACCTATCACAGGATCAATATAATTATACGTCTGGCAAAAGAGACGAGTTTATATCCCATCCTTTCGACAAAGGAGGAAACGTGTGGTATTCATTTTGTTCGCCTGATATTTATTTTAACAAGCCCGAACTTCCAAATGAAGTATGTATAGACGGGTTCCAAAGAGGAATGTCTGTAGGCAGTTTTGTGCCTGTAGAAGATCATCCAAAATGGACTATCTTAGGTCCTGCTGCTTATACGATGGCTGCGTCACTTGCCGCAGTTGAATCAAGTGCCACAATAGCCGCTATGATAGCAGAAGAGCTTCAGATAAGGGCTCAGTCTGGATACATAGGAGGGTCGGCCGGTCTTACCGGAGGAGGATTCCTAACGAATTTAAGTGTAGCCATGCTGTTTTCTTCAATGGTGTCAACCATCAGTCAAACTCTTGCTAAGGGCCCGATATTGTACGGTAAGTACCGTTATGATTGGCTTAATACGTTTATAAACAATGGACCGAGACGTAATCATGCATGGTATTATACTTCTGTAGGATTATATAATTCAATGATAGGTATAACAGACCAGGATAAGTATGAACGAAATTTTGCTCGTGGTTTATCTTCTGTTAAGTACATGAAGTCTGGTGTATATCCTATGATGGATGCCAGCATGTCATCTAAATGGGGAACCGGTAAAAACGATAATGAGGGACGATTCTTATTTGTTAATAATATAGATCGTGAATCTTCGTTATTTTTATCATTTGGTGATCCAGGTGAAAAAGGAGATGGTAAATCGAAATATTTATTGGAATATCCGAACTATGTCTACAACTACGACAGTAGCCGTATAGATGATTCGGTTATTGCTGGAAGAGATGTTGTAGCAGGAAGAACATTCGAGCAATCCAAATCAGTTTCATACATCTGTTCTCCGTATATGAGGCTTATGAGATATAGGCCGGATCAATATGGTCAAATAGAAGATATAAAATGGATTTCCATAGGTGGATGTGGATTTTTCACTAATGAAAAGAAACTGATGTTCGGTGGTGATACGGTGATAACCAGATTTTCATTAAAGAGAAAATTTCCTGTTTTTTATAATAGTGCTTTTGGTATTGGAGATATGATACCTTTCCCTTACATGGATTATAGAAATGTAGGATATCCAAGATATTTTGTTAATTATGATACAGGGGAAGATGCGCTTGAAACCACGGATAACGAACGTTTCAATAGTTGGACATCGTCTAATAAAGGAAGATATGCTTTTTACCCAAATAGGAAGAGCTTGTATGAATTGAACGGTGACACCTCCGGTAAGTATGTAGATGGCAGATTTTATACATGGTTCTATGGCATTCCTCAGTTCCTTGTAGAATCTGAAATAAATTGTAATTTCAGATTAGAGGGCCCTCAGCCTCATGAATTATTCTATCCAAAAGTAGGAGATTTTGTTTGGTGGACACAAGAAAAGAACGTGTCTATCCATAGGGACAATGATTACAAGATAAGTCCTATCTATTCATCGAGGATGACATTAACTCCTAATGTATTGCCGGCAACATACGAACGTCGTTTTTATGATTGTGCTTACCAGCGACCTAATGGTGTTATATGGAGTAGGGCTGACGTATCTGAAAACAGTCAAACAGATCCGTGGCTAACGTACAAGCCTATGGATTATCATGAGTTCCCAACCAGTAATGGGAAGCTTATTCACATGAAGCGTATTGAATCCGATCAGATTCTTGTCAGGTTCGAGGATCAAGTTTCGCTCCATAACGCCATAGACGTAATCAAGGAGCGCACCTCCCCAGGGCAGGCTGAGATGGGCACCGGTGGTCTGTTTGCGTCCCGGCCTCTGGAGTACAACACGACCGACCTTGGTTATTCTGGAACCCAGAGTACTGAAATAATTAGTTCAGAATTTGGTCACTTCTGGGTAGATACTAAAAGAGCACAAGTGTTTATGACCGATCCGAACGGACGTAATCTCAAGGAACTTAGTGTAGGTATCAGACATTGGCTCAAGCGTCATCTTCCGTTTAAGATTCTTAGATACGGAATAACTAATATCTTAACTGGTACAGAGATGACAGAAGAAGATACAGACAATAAATTTATCGGTCTTGGTCTGTCTCTTGGATGGGATAATCGGTATAAGAGGGTACTTATCACGAAAAAAGATTATATACCTGTTAAGAACCCGGCATATTACAAATATGATGGTGGAAGGTTCTTATACAATGAAACAGAGGTGTTGTCAAACGATAAGGAAATATCTTTAAAAGACGAACAGTATTTTAAAGACGTGTCGTTCACTATCGGATATTCGTGTCTGAAACAAGAATGGATTTCTTATTATTCGTTCTGTCCTGACTATTATATAGAACAGCAACAATATTTCCAAACAGGTATAAACTTCCCGGCATCAGACGAAGAAGGTGGCTTATGGAGTCATTTGCTGACGAATAAGAGCTTCCAGACATTTTACGGATCAACATATCCATTTATATTAGAAGTTCCGATAAAAGAGAAATATAATGGTTCTACGCTGGCTTCTGTTGAGTATGAGCTTGACGCAAGGAAATACGTTGATGATGTGAATTACACACTTGACAGGAAAGTAGGTTTGGATACGATAACTATCTACAACGACACAAACAACTCAGGTGAAATTCATCTTGTTCCAGAAGAAAAGAATAATTTAGCGCAACGTATATCGTATCCGAAGATCGTAGGCGACCATACCGAGGTCCTGGACACTGAAGTATATAGAAGACATAAGTTGAACGACTTCTTTAATAGGGTTGGCGATGACCGATCTGAAACACCTATCTGGATCAAGGACGATAACGATATAAATAAGTCAGTTAATCCTGATTCTCTTAATTTCAGACGGTCATGGCTGGATAGGTTAAGAGGAAGTTGGATGCTGATGAGGATAAAGAAAGTAATTAGCAACCGAAAGATTATATTCCAGTGGTTGATTTCTGAGGATAAGATTAAGAATAGATAATATCGTATCACCCTCTACTTTTCAATAAGTAGAGGGTAATTTTTTATTCTACACATATAAATCCGTATTTCTTTATTATATGGCAAATATCATTATTATCCATTCTAAACCATTCTCCACCTACTCTTACCGAATCATATTCTTTATGTATTAATAATTCTACATTTTTATTGCATACTCCTATTATAGATAAATTAGGATTCCCAATAGATAGCGTTTTAAGTCTTTCAATAGGATTAGAGCTTTTCCCTATTTTAAATAATCCACTTGAACTATCCTTAATTATGTAGGTATTAATATTACCACTGGAATTTTTGTCATGTGTTACCGGGGTTGGTTTGTTGCATATCGTAAGGAGCGATGTGTTTTCGCCGAACAATATGGATATTACATCTATAGCATCTTCGTATATAACGGATAAAGATTGCAGCATGATATACAAATCAACTTGTCTCATCATGTTGTCATTTATAAACGTTAATACTCCAAATCCACTATCGATGAAAATAATACTTACATTTTCTCCGTACACTTTATTGAATAGGTTATATACTTTTTCATTGTCATTTTCTTCAAATTCTATTATTTTAAAATTTTTACTATTAAACGGAGAGTCGTCTTCATTTAATAGTAAATCAACAATATATCTATCCATGTATTTATTTTTTTTATGTTATACGCAAATATACAATACAATACTTCCTATTATATTGTCTGTGTGTTAATTTATTCAAATTAATCTATTTTAAATCATTTTAATTTGTAAATCATATTTTAGTGTCTATATTTGCATCGTAATCAAGAGAGATTATGATATAAGACAGTGGTGATGGAAGGTGATACTTCGGTTTGTATCACAGGTTCGAGTCCTGTATTTTTAATGCAAGAAAGATTAGATCAGTTGGTAGATCAAAACCTCCTTTAAAACACCTTCCAAGTTATCCCTGTTTTAATAAAATATACAGATGGTGAGGAGTCCGGTTACTTCGAAAATTAGCGTAGTGGTTTAACGCAGCATCAGGTACATTTGCTTTTCATCGGTTCGAATCCGATATTTTCATTTTAGATCCGGCTCCGCTTTTCCTCTGTTTGAAAGATATAAGAAACTAATGAGTGGTGATGGGGTTAGTTACTTCGAATTTAGCTCAGATGGATAGAGCGATACTCTTTTAAAGTATAGGTCGATGGTTCAAATCCATTATTTCATTGTTTACACTAACTTCAGCTTTTCCCTCATTGAGTATTCATTTTGATATATTTTTTTTCAAGCAGTGGTAGTAATATCACTGCTTTTTTTTGTATAACACTTTAAAGAAAACAACAACAAATGGGAAAGTTTAACAAAAAGGATGAAGGTGTTAAACCTACGATCGTGAATCACATGGGAGAGAAGGCGTATAAGCCTAACGCAGAAGAAGAGTTGGTATCTACGGTAATGACTACCATGTTATCTGATTCTTATTATGAGAAAGAAAAAGATAAAGTAGAAAGAATTAAGAGCCTTATGGATCAGGTGGATCCGTATTTCTCAGCACAAACAGCATTGTATGTCAGGAAAGAAGGGAAACTTAGGTCAGTAACGCATCTTATGGCTTCTGTCCTTGCCAGCAAAGCATCGGGTAAGGAATGGGCTTCAAGGTTCTATAATAAGATCGTTATGCGTCCTGATGATATGAGCGAAATCCTTGGCTGTTATGCGGCTCTTAACGACAAAAATCCAAAGAAGTTAAGAGGTATATCCAGCGCTATTAAGAAAGGATTTAAGACGGCTTTAGAAGGTCTTGATCCGTATCGGATTGATAAGTATAAGATGGACAGTAGGGTTATTACTATGGTTGACCTCGTAAACTTATTTCACCCCAAAGGCAATCAGGCTAACAAAACGGCTTTCCAGTACCTTATAGAAGGTCGATCTTTGTCTGGATTATACGAAAGCAAGATTCTTGAAAAAGAAATGTCTAAAGCCGGTCAGGATAAGAAAGATGATAAAGAGAAGAAAGAAGCTTTAGGTGACGCTATTCGGGACGTGGTTTCTAATGTGAAAGGTATGCCTATTTTTAATATGGTTCGTAACCTTGTAAACATAATCAAATACGCACCTGATCAAATAGATGAAGTTTGTAGGCAGCTTACAATAGAAGAGAAGGTGCTTAATTCGAAGATGCTTCCTTTCCGTTTTGCTTCAGCTTTCAAAGAGGTTGAAAATATGGGCACTGATGGTTCCGAAAATGATATCGTATTTGAGTCGGATAAAAAACGTGCTAAATTAACAGCGCGTAACAAAGATAAGATTTTAGATGCGTTGGAGAAAGCCATAACCATCTCCTGCAAGAACCTGCCGGTATTGGAGGGGCGGTCGGCTATCCTGATTGACCACTCTGGCTCTGTACGTGGAGATATGGGAGGATCTTCTGAGGTGTCTGCCTTTAGCAAAACAAGTACGGCTGTCATTGGTAACTTATTTGGCTGTATGATTGCTTCTGTGCTTCCTGACGTATTTATTGGTATGTTTGGTGACAAACTTATCAATTACGAATATGATAGAAGTAAAGGTGTTTTATGGAATAACAAAAAATCTTTTACTGCCGGAGGAGAATGCGGTGGTGCCACTGAAAACGGTCTTTTTGCATTCTTGGATAAGTGCGTTAAAGATAAGATCAAAGTAGATAACTTGTACGTTATTTCAGATATGCAGATAGGAGACGGTGAATCTGTTGTATGGGAGAAAAGTTCCAATTATAAATATGGTAAATTCGCCGAACTTTTGAAAGGGTTTAAAAAAGTGAATCCAAATTGCAAAATCGTTTCTATTTCTATTCAAGGATATGGAAGTGAGATGTTTTACAGAGGATCTAATATCTTGAACATAGCTGGCTGGTCAGAATCTATCTTCGATGTTATTAACAGCAAGTTCTGTGGATATAAGAATATGATTGAAGAAATTAAGAAAATAAAAATATAATCATTGATTTTGCTTCAATAGTAAACAAGTTTTAGCTTTAAAGGTATAGCCGAAGAAGTACGTGAGTATATCTTCGGCTTTTTTGTTTATCTTTGTTGAAAAACAGTTTGTTATGAAACAAGTATTATTTGACATACTCCCACGCCTAAAGTGCGTGGGATTCTTGGATACAAACGCATGGAACCCCAGTATTTCTACTGCTGGAATTACCCATGCTCTCCAATTCGGAAATGCCCTTCCGAAGAATATTTTGGGCTGCAAGCAAATCACGATCATTTACAGACCCACATCTTGAGCACACCCATGTGCGGTCCTTTAACGACAGGTTTTTATTGACATAGCCACATTCACAAGTTTTAGAAGAAGGATACCATTTATCGATATGATGGACTGTTACACCATATTTTGTTGCTATATATTCCAGTTTGTCAACAAATGATGAATGGGATAAATCGGATATTTTCTTACCCCATAGACGTTTCATTGCTTCAATGTTTAATGTTTCAAGGAAAATGAAATCATACTTTTTACAAAGTTCGTGTGCCAATTTCCATTGGAAATCATTACGTAGATTTTCAATTTCCCTGTACGTTTGTTGAAGTTCAAAACGTCTCCTTTTTCTATTATTAGATCCAATTTTCGATCTCGAAATACATCTATTGCATTTCTTGATCTTGTTTTGATATTGTTTGAAGAATAATGGAGAATCGATTTTGCTACCGTCACTTGCAGTAAGATAAGTTTTCAGCCCAAAATCCAATCCAACAGATGCACCATCATGTGTCTTTCTGTTGGATGAAAAAGGATTATAATCTGCAACTATAATCAAACTGAAACGTGAGCAGGTCTCTCTTACTATCCTTATTTGTTTAATGTTGCCTTTGTACGCCCTACTGTATGAGAATCTAAATCGTTTCTTTCCTTTGTTGATTGTTAGACAATTACCATTCAAAGTAAAGCCGCCTTGTTTGAATACAAAAGAATTGAATTTCTCTGGTGATTTAAACTCAGATGGTCGTTTGGCTAATTTCTTAAAGAAACGATTATAAGATTCGTCAAGACGTTCAAGTATCTCTTGTGTTGTTTGGGAATGAAGAAGATTTCTTTTAATTCTTTTGGTAAAATGTTTCTTCATCTTACCAACCGGTATGTATTTCCCAAACATCCCATAATACCTTCTCTGTAAAGCTAACGCATGATTCCATACAAAACAACACTCACGAAGCATCTTATCGAGATATTTCGTTTTCTTTGAATGGTATATGTTGTATTTGTATGAAATCATTTTTATCTGTAATTTTGATTCAAAATTAATCAAACCAATTCATCCACCTTCTAAAGTATGGTGGTTTTATTGGTTAAATAATCATAAATTACAGTTTTTACGCCGGAGAAGATGAGCATGCCGCCTATCTGATGGGATGGTTAGTTGACAAGGTTTGTGATGCTTACCACAAATTTAAGAAGGAGGAAGAAAAATGAAAGAAAAAGAATTTGATTTTGTGATATATCCACTAAAGTTGATTATCACCATAGGGTTAGATTACAAAACATTGTGTGATCGTTTTGAGAATGCAGAATTGGATCATGAAGGAGAATGGGGAGATGAAGGCGATTTAGATTCAGAAGTCTCTTTTATGAATCTTGTTCGTGATAAGGGAGATGATAGAGCTTTTAAGTTATTATGGAATTTTCAAAGTGAGAATGATATGACTATACAAAACATATGTCATGAATCATTTCATGCAGCTATGTCGGTATGCCAACATTGTAATATGTCTCTTGGTTTTAAGGTGGGAGAAGATGAACACGCAGCTTACATAGCTGGATTTGTTGGTAACTGCGCAGGTGAAATGTTTGGATTCTTAGAGGAAGAAAAAAATGGCAAAGAAGACTAAAAATTATGTAAGAGACAAACAACCAAAAACATTATGGAGTAAAATTGGTCCGTTTGTAAAACTTAGAGAATATCTGGCATCTAATATAACACCTGACGTGTATGCTGATGAAAGAGGATTAAAAACCAAAATAATGGAATTTTTTGGTCAAGATGTTCCGAAAGCCAATGTAGATGATTTTAGTCAGAATCTTTGGTTTAGATTCTTAAACCAACCAAATAATCTGAAAGAAGAAAATGGGATTGTCAGAATACCAGACAATATCAAATCCATTATATCTGACAGGATAAATGGTGGGTGGGAGAAAATGACTAAAAAATATGGAAGGGAGCTTGATTCCTTAGATAATAAGATAATTGATGGAAAAGTTGCAGGCAAGGACGTATCTGATTTGGAGGAGTTAAGGGATGTAACAAGTAGGAAACTTGGAATGGTGGAAGAGGGAATAGATCTCTTAAAAAAAGCCAGAACTGGAGAACATCAGGTATTTAACGAATACAATTTTATACCAGATGCTTACGGCGATTTAAATGATTTATCAGGCTTATCAAGTTTCACTATGTACCGTGATGATAGAGGTAGGATGGTCGTAAAAGATAAGTATGATTTTTATAGAAGCGATCAACCTCTTGGTGTAGGGATTGTTACTAAGATTCTTGATACAATAGGATACCCGTTTGATATTCTGGATTATGTAGAAGATAAGAATCCATATGAAGAGAATGATCCAAACAAGGTTTTGTTGAAATCCGCCATTGATTCCAAGAATGATCTGGATAAAAAAATGAAGATAAGATCTAAAAAACAAGGAGGGGATTCTTCTAAGCCGGAAATAGATTGGGATTTATTCAAATCCAAATATGAAAATATGAAGCGCGTGGGTAAGGGTACGCACCGCACTATGGACGTAGATGGAATGAATATGATCTATGATGCTTTATATGATAAAGGTTTCAATCAACGCCAGATAGAAGCCGTACTTGGAAATATTATTGAAGAATCTGGTGGTAATCCCTATGCCGTATCTGATTATGGAGGGTTTAAGGGACTTTTCCAAGAATCCGATAAAAGATATCCACCCAAAGAGTTTGAGAAAGATAAAGAGCGATTTAAGGGGGATAAGCGTGGATATATCAATTACATGATAGACAGATTTTATGATCATGTTCAAGATGCTGGGATGTATAGTATAAAGGATACTAAATACAATAAAGCCATTCATGCAGTAAGCGAATTTATGTCAGAAGATCCAGATACGGATTATTCGTATCCACTTGTGTATGCTTTTGAAGCTCCATCAGATAAAGAAGGAACTTATAAAAATAGAAAAAGCGTATCAAATTTAATAAGCCAATCTTACGTTTCGAATAATGTTGATAAATTAGATGATGATGATAAAAAGGATGATAATATTATTAATGCCATTCTTGGTATAAAAAACGATCTTGAATTACAAGACCCGATTTCCACTACAAGAGGCGAAGCCTTTAAAGAAGCCAGGAAAAGAGGTCTTAAGGAATTTACGTGGAATGGAAAGAGATACAATACCAATATCAAGAAAGAAGGTGGCGTGGTTGGTAAACAGCGTGAAGCATATGAATATTTTACTAATAAAAGAGGCATGTCTAAGATACAGGCGCTTGCTATCATAGGTAATCTCATGGCTGAATCCGGTCTTAAAGATGACATATACGGAGACAACAGAACATCATACGGCATACAGCAATGGCATAATGAGCGCATGGATAAGCTATTCAAGCACGCCAAAAAGAAAGGTCATTCTACACCAACATTCAAAGACCAACTTGAGTTCTTAGCTGACGAATACGAAGGGAAAACCGGATATTCTAATTTCTTATACACAAGAAAAGGAAAAAAAGGACCAGGGTATTACAACTACAGCCGGCAGGATTTTATGAACGCCGATAACCTTAAGGATGCTGTAGTAGCTTGGAACCAAGGGGCAGGACGCCCTCATAAAAGTGTGATACGAAACGATGACCGTTATAACTATGCTATGGAAGTTGCTAAAAATCTTGGTTTGGATATTGAAGAAAATTCCGTATCTTCGTATGGTCAAATGGGATTCGGAGATGATGGAGAAATAGCAGCATCGGTAACACTTCCAGAGGTAGAAGTGGCAGCCGCCCTCCCTAACCCGGAAGCTCCGTCCCGGGAGAGACAGTCCGAGGAAGAGAGATTCCGTACATGGACTGAAACGTATGGTAAGGACATCATAAATCATTTACTGACGTTAGACGGGAAAAAGGATGGTGATGACAGTGATTACAGCATGATGTATAGACAGCATGAAAAAGAAAGCGAAGAGGATAAGAAAATGGCTTTGATTAATGCCGTGCTTCCCAATATACAGCTTCGCATTAAAGGCGTCACCGAAAATTAGAACAAGAGGTATTTTTTTTCTTCATTAATAAATCGAAGCCGGATTTGAGACTCGTTACACGGATACCGAAGGTTGAAGAACGATATCAAGATAATCCGGCTTTTTTGTGCAATTTCGTGAAGGATGGAACTATCATCGCCTTGGTTTAACAGAACAGACCTACGTACCTCTACTGTCCTGACGGGCATGGACGCCCGTCTCGCCTACAAACCTGCCTAATTCTCCACTGGCTACCTAATATAATTATTAACGTCACTCCATCACCTATCTCCCTTCAGTCGATAGGTTCAGTCGTTTTTAAATATTATATGTTCTTTCGCATCGTTCCCTTCGGTCACGATACTCAATCTTTTAACACAATTAGGCTAACAATACAATGACGGAAAAAGTAATTTGTCAATCCGTTCACTCACTTAACTCCCTTCGGTCGTTAAGTTCATTCACTGTAAACAATTATATGAATAAATGGTAAAGTATATAAAATAATATAAATGATATAATGGGTAAGATCATTGAAAATGGTCTTAATATTAAGGAAAACGGAGACTATTCATAGGCGTAGTTTTAATTCAAGATTTGTTGTCCCACCCCTGAAGGTCAGGCGGTTACGTTCAGAACCGTTTTCCCGTCTCTTATCCAAACCGTCATAAAACAAAAAACCTTGTATCCTATTTCTCTCAAACCGGATACAAGGCCGTGCATTTTCTTCTTTGAACGTATGATGAAAAACCATATCTTTGCACTAAAACAACATCAATATGGACACAAAGTTAAAAGAAATAATAGATCCTCACAAGTTACACGATAAGCTCTTTAAGAAAGAGCAGGTCTCTCCGATAGAAGTTATATACAATAGCTTCAGCAACTTAGGGTACAATGTAGTACGCCGTCCAGCCGGTCAGTGTTTAGGCAATTTGAGATATTTTGATCTATTTTATGACAAACATACTCATCATTTCTATCAGAAAGACAGGAAGTTGAGATATTGTAGCAACTTTCTCATATCTGATTACTGGAAAGATAGAGTGCGATGTTTCATAGTTTGGAACTTTGGATTTGGAAGATTCTTTCCGTACAATGACTTTATTGAGGCTATGGTTTATGATTATCTCCGATATGGTAGAAAGTCAGTTCCTTATCTTAAAAGCGTGCAAGAAGCTGAAGAAAAGTGTGTAAGGTTCTATATCCGGTCTCAGATAGATATGCTCCGTAAGGAAGGATATGCCGCATATCGGGCTAAGTTTAAGGAAGAACGTCCTCAGTATTTCATCGGAGACGATAGGACGGTGTTTAGATGCCTTGACAGCTCTTTAAAAAGAGAAGAGAAGATTGCTGCATGCGTAGCCCACAAAAGGGCTTTAAAAGAAGGGATAATGACTTCCTTCATCAATCACCTTAAGAAACATCCTACCACTTTATATTCGTGGTTTTCATCAGAGGTAGATAGCGAAGGAAAGAATAGGCTCTGTCTATCTGAAAAGGCTGTTTCGTATTTGAATAAGAGACTGGCTCGCAATGGATTAAAGGCTCTTTCGGCATCATATCTTTTTAGAACGTTTAGAAAAATGGTGAAGATCTTGTTCGGTTCCAATGTCAGGTCGTTTTTGAATAGCTGTCTGATGTCTGTTTCAACAGAAGAGGTTTTAACCAAATCTATGAAGAAAATAGTTTCCAAGACAGTGCTGTTTTTGTACAAGAGAGCGCTTAAGAACTATCGCCGGGCATGCGGTCTTAAGTACGACCCTGATTCGGGCGGTTTGTCTGCCGTACATGATTGATTTTTAAACGTATCCCATAACGTTGGATTTTCTCGTTCGTTTCTCTTATCTTTGTGAAAAAAGATAGTATGAAATTACGAATCATAAAAAATCGTCCGATATTCGCTCCTGGCGGTAGTGTTCAGGATAAGAAACAGGATATTAATGTATCCTCTACTCAGCCTATTCTTGATTATGGAACGCCTGTTAATAAATGGGGTGAATCTGATATTCAGAATATATATATGCCTTCTGATGTGACTTTAGAAACAGAGGAGGGGGAGATAAATCCATTTAGTAGTATGCCTACATCCGATCCGTTTTTTGAAAATAATGATGCAGGATATGCAGGATATCTCGCTGATAATAGGGGTATGGTTAAAAACGTAGAGAAATCAGTCGTTGATAATGCAATGAATGTAGGTGGTGTTGATGCTGATTCCTCTAAAGAAAAACGTTCCCAAGATGGTAATCCTCTTGATCCTATGACTACCCCATATTATTCACCCGATCTAACCGGCAGAGCTCAAATGTTCGGTACAAGTCTTGGCCGGATAAGAGCCGGTAATAAGGTCGGTGCTAATGTGGCTCAAGCTGCCTTGTCTGGTGTTAGTTTAGGATTAGGTCTTACCCGTAATATCATGGGAGCTTCATCTGCTGCGTATGCAGCCAGCAGAGACGAGCAGGCAGCGAGGGAAAAACTTGCCAAGGAGCGTCGTCAGCAATTCATCAAGTGGGAACGTGAAGGTGGTGGCGTGAATTTAGGTAACGGTCGGAAGATGGATACGTCTGATATGACCGGCGAATATATTTATCCTCTTCCCAAGTCTATGGAAGATGCTGCGAATGTAGAGATAGAGAAAGGCGAGTACGTGCTGACTCCTGACTCCGTAGGGCCTATGGAAGCCAAAGGGAACAGACATGAAAATGGTGGCACTCCGGTTGATTTGCCAGAGGCTTATATTGTTTCCGATTATCGTAAGATAGATGATGAGTTTGCCTCTTACGTTAGAGAAAATTATGGTATTAAGGCAACGTCAAAAGATACGTATGCTACACTCCTTGATCGATATAAGAAGAAGATTGGTTTGTCTGATAAGTACGAAGATCAGGAGCGTGTATATAAGAGATTAGAGAAAAATGAAGATGTAAAAGACAAAAACACATCTAATCTTAATGCTTCTATTCTTTCCAAGTACGTCAATGAAAACCAGAAAGAGATAGACGAGCTTGAAGCACAATTTCGTTCTTTCGCTGAAATCGTTTATGGCAAACAGGAAGAATCTAAGCGTAACGAGAAGATGGATGCTTTTTTCAGGGATGGCGGGGTTGTTGATCTGAATCAGGTAAAGAAACAAGCTAAGGCTTTTAATATTGCAGAATCAGATGCTAAGAACTGGATATATGACGAGTATGTTAAGCAAACCAGAAAAATGGCTGAAGGTGGACCTACTCAGAAGGAGCTGGAGGAACTTAGAAAGAATGCTATCGGCTACAATAAGCTTATCAATCAGTTATTTGGACGAACTCTTAATATGACTGTATCTGATGTTAGTGGTCGTGAGCAGATTCTTAATCCCGATTCCAGTGTCAATGCCAATCAGAATCTACAACATAGAAGCAATTTAGGATACGGAAGGGTAAATGATAAGGCGGTATCTAATTTGCTTGATGTAAACCGATGGGCTAACAAGTACAATACGGATGGTGATTTTGATACAGAAGGTTTTCAGAAAGGATATAACAGGCAATTAAATGCATTGTGGGCGTTAGCTGATGTAGGCGCTATCACGAATGCTGATGCAGCCAAGAAATTCAGAGATGAGTACGGATTCTGGGGCCAGGACGCCGGAAGCTACGGAGGGAATCAGGCTTATAATTCATTTGCCGTAGATGATAAGTTTGGTCAGACAACAGCTACTCGTTCTTATTATGGGTTGGACGTTGTTTCGGCAGAGCAAAAAAGATTGTTAAACGAAAAAGGGATAAAGAATTATGTTGACTTATTTGGTGATAAATCTGATGCCGCTAAGAAGATTCTGGGCTCCGATTATAATAAGTTTGTTGCTTTAAGAGATAGTGGGTTAATGCCGGAAATAGACTTCGTTCTTGAGTCTGTTAAACCAGAAATGAAGCCTATTGAGGCCGGTCCCATAGCACCAGGCCTTACACCGCCTAAGATTGGATCTCCTGGAAGGATAGAGGTAAAACCGAAAGCAAGTACGCCTACGACTGCAACCGACACCGATACAGAGGAGGTGGTTGAAGACAACGGACCTAAAGGACAGGACAGACCGGCGGCGTTCGGTCCTATCTTCCCGGAGATGCTGAGAACGCTCGATACAGGCTTGGAGATAGAGGGATTGGAAAGGCATCAGGCTCCGAGAATAGATCCGGTTCTGCAATCTGCTGATCAGTATATCAACGAGCTCAACCGCGCGACATCGGCTCAGTTAGACGCAGTAGGTGACGTGCCCGACTCCCAGCGGGCTGCTATTCTGGCTAATATGAACGCCATAGCTGGAAGCAATATAGCCAAGTACGTTAATGAAGTAAATTTCAATAACGCAAGGCAAATAAACGAAGCTGATAGATTCAATGAAATGGCTTATGTTCAGACAGATGATAAGAACATAGCAGAAAGGCAACGTTATGAATCTGGGTTGTTGAAAGCTATGGCTATAAGGGATGAAAATCTTGCTCGTTATTATGACAGTATAAACAGCGAGATACAGAATAAGTTTAATGTTCGAACTTCATTAAATACCATAGCATCCATAGCTCCGAATATGAGAATGCTTCCAAGTGGTCAAATTATTTACGTTCAAGGCAATCAGGATGTGATGAATATGGGTGATTATTCTACACCTTATTTGAAGAGCTTGGAGGATGATGAAGAAGATAAATATAAAAAGAGAAGGAGAAATAGCTGATGGCTTCACAATATAGTATTTTAAGGCAATATGCCCCGTATGTTAGTCCTTACAACATAGATCTTGTTAAGGACGTCATGATGTACAAACAGCAGAAGGTTGATGCTGCTCGTGAAAAGATCTATACCCAGGTAGATTATCTTATGGGTCAAGAGATAGATAAGCCTGAAGCCCGCGCTTATATGGAAGATAAGATGTCAGGTGTGATTGCTAACATCAATCAAAAATTCAAAGGCGTGGATCTTTCTTCTGATGGTGTTACGAGAGCTATACAAGGAGAGATCAGTTCAGTGTTGGATGATACGGTCATTAACGCGATTGCCGGCACAAAAGAAGGCAGGAGAATGCATAAAATGCTATCTGATTTACAAATAAATAATCCAGAACTTTATTCTGCTGCGAATGCTTATGCGGCTTTAAAGCCGTATAATGAATGGGTGAATGATGGAAAGGCTGGTTCCCGTCTTGCTCCTCTTCAATATACTCCTTATACTGATTATAATAAGGAATTAAAAGATAGGATAGATTTTATAAGCAAGCTTCATAAAGGAGCTAAAGTTCAGATTCCTATTCTTGACAAGGATGGTCATCCTACCGGGGCAGTACAAGAAGTAACTAAGGATATGCTTACTCCTGAACAGATAGCTTCTTTCGCATTGTCAGGGTTATCAGATAAAGCAAGGCAGCAGATGCAGGTGGAGGCTATTTACATGGTAGACTCTAATCCCTCTTTATATTCGTATGATTCTGTTCTTGGTTTTATGAATAAGCAGATAAGTGATAAGCAGAGGTATGTTGATGCTCTTACTGCCGATCTTTCCGGTTTGGGTTCTGATCCTGCAAAGAAAGAAATGGTTGAAAATGAAATAAAGAGAGCCAAATCTGAAATAGCTTCCATGAAATCTGAATTTAGCAGAATGGATGAAAGGACTTACGATCCGTATCTTGGAGCGATGAAGGTTATTGAAAATAATTTTATTAATAATGCTGCTGCTTCATATGCTTATGATAATTCGTCTTTCATAATCAAAGCCGACGAGCTTTACTGGAAAACCAAAGAATATAATCAGAGGGAAAGATTAGCTAATTTGAATTTCGAAAAATGGAAGATAGAATTTGAATATGAAAGAAATAGGGATATTGCAGAGTTTGAATATGGTAAGAATAAGGATGAAGCCAGATTTGGATTAGACGAAGAACGTCTGAAGATGCAGAATAGGCTTAATGAAGCCAGAATAGCAAAACTTATGTCCTCTGGTGCAGGAGCGGCAGGCGGCAGAGCTGGAAGCCGAGCCATGCAGGTGGGCGTTGGCACAAACTCTGGTGGAACTATTTCAGCTAATCCTATCGAAACTAAAAATATTAGCATATCAGAAGAAACTCATAAGAAGTTTAATAAGGCATATACAGATCTTGTAACATCCGGAAGTAGACTATCTACGGCCCTTGGTGCTGAAAACATGAAAAATATTCAAGCTGCCATATCAAGAAATATGACGGATGAAACATCAGGATACAAGTATCTTATGGATGAAGAAAAACTTCTTAAGTATATAAAGGACAATGGAGGTCTTTCTAATGATATGTTTGATAAGCTACCTATGGCAGAGAGAAAAGCTGCCACAGATGCTTATATGCAGCTTAATAGCGCTGTAGACAAGATGGATATAGAGAATGATAGAATTAAGAAGGAGAATAAGATTTATGATAATATTGTATCTGAAATAGCAAATGCGATCGCGCAGAAGGAAGGAGGTAAACCCGAAGAATATATAGCCTATGCTACAGCGTTATCCCTTAATGATATTTTAAGAAAAAATAGAGGTACAGTCGGCGATGTAGAATCTGGAGTAAGATATTATGAAAAAGGATTCTCGCCTGCTGATATAGCTACTATAAGAAAGAGGGTGAAAAATGATGGCATTGATTTATCTAAAGTATTTGAGAGGGATAGCGAAAGTGGCAGGTATTTCTTAAAAAAATACGATGATGTAAAAAATAGTTTCTCGGATGGTGAAGAAAAGGTGTTTTTTAATGCACTGTATTCTATTAGTGGAATGGAGGGCGTTGGAAACTATGCAGTAAGTGATATTAATATAGCTGATCAAATAACTAAGGTTCAAGATGATGGTATAAATGAGATACGTAAAGAATATCTCGAACTGTATTCACCTAACACAGTAACGTATTCAACCAAATTAACCTCCAAGGAGGCTGGTTATAGAGAGATGGGGGGTCTCAGGGATCTATTTACTGAGAAAATGGCAGAGTATCCTGTTGGTAAATCGAAATCATCATCGGCAACTATTGAATCATTTTCTTTGACAGAATCGGGAATAGCCGACAATGGAGAGAAGACTTACAGTTTGGTTGCTAATCATACTGGTGAAAGAGAGGAAATAGATATTGTTGAGGTATCTGAAACAGAGTTGATAAATAATGGCATAGATCCTGGTATTAATACTCCTTCCGTCGATATAGGTGGATATGAAAGTGGTATTATAAGACCTACATTTGGAAGTGATACCAATATGTGGTATCCGAAGATGCTTGAAAATTCAGATATATCACCCGCTTATGCTTCTGTATCTTCAATGATGAAAGTGTTATCGGATATGATAAATAAATCTGGTAATAATTTAGATGATATGCCAGAACAAAAGGTTTGGCTTCTTAATGCAGCTAAAGATATATTGGATAACAGTGGAAAGCTTGGTGTAAAGGTTGAAGGTTATGATCCTAAGACAAGTTACGGTTATGGATATGAGACAAGGCTTTATCTTATGGAGAATGGTAAACCTGAGTTAATAGATTCGTTTGATACTCCTAATGTATGGTTTGCGGATAATGTGTCTAAAGAACTTGCTGTTGCGCCTCAGAAAAAAATAGTTGATTTTGTTGTGGCAGCCATAACAGAAGAGATTAAGGATATGGTGGCAGCAAAAGAAGGAGGTAATTTGCCTACGTCTTTGAATAAAAACGGCAAGTTGATGAAGTTGTTGAATAGTGTAAATAGGGAATAATATATGGAAAATAAGGAACAGACATTGGTAGAGAAATCAGGTTTCTTACCATCTACTGGATTGAGAGGGTATAATGCCGGAGTTCCTACGCGATATGAAGAAGAATCTTCTCTTATTGAGGGAGCAAAAAGAGAGATGGAGAGGATGAAAGTAGGTTCATATACTCCCCCGGTATCAGCCATAAATCCTGATGATGATTCAGAAAAAGGATATGATATTAGCGGAATAGATACTTCTTTTGATGTAGACACATCTTTTTCTGGACTAAAATCGGCTCTGAATGGTGGAGATGATCCAAGAAAGAAGAAAGAGGAGTCTTATAATAAGTTAAATTCCATGATAAAATCTATTCAAGATAAATCAAGGAATACTTATTCTGGTAAACAAACGTCTTATGGTGAGGTTATAGCTGGTAATCAACAGTCATCTGCTGTTGATTTTGGTGTATTTGGTAAAGGAAGAACTATTAAGTTAGATGAAGCATATGACTTTTTATCCGATGGGAACATCGGTCTTGCAAAGTTTAAAAGTTATATGCCAGGAAGGGATAATGAAGATTATTACGGAAGAAGGCAAACTACTTGGAATAAGGCTGTTAATGGTATAGGGAAACTTGTCACAAAAACAGCATTATATGGTGTATCAGGAGTAGTAGGTATTATCCCGGCTGCGTATAATCTTATAAAGACTGGTACGTTATCTTCTGCATTTGACAATGATTTTACACGGACCATAAATGATATAGATGAAAGAATAAACCACTCTCTTCCTCATTATTATACAAGAGAAGAGCGTGATATGGGATTTTTGCAGAGTCTTGGAACTGCAAATTTTATTTTTAATGATGTTATTGGAAATGGTCTATCGTTTACGACAGGAGCTATTCTGTCTGCCTACCTTACAGGTGGGATGGGCGTGTCAAGTCTTGGAGCTGTTGGCGCTAAAGTAGGGATGAGAGTGGCCGGAAAGATGGCGGCGTCTAAGATTGCGGCAAGTGCTGTAAAATCAGCTTTTGGAGCGTATAGAGCAGGAGCGATGTACGGCAGGGCTATAGGTAATATGGCCAAGGTAGGAGTAAATACGTTCGTGGGCGCCGGCTGGGAGTCTGCCGTGGAGGCTCAGTCCTTCATGAAAGACTCTGAAAGTAAATACAAGGAATATTTTAAAAATATGTATGGTCGGAATCCTAATCAGTCTGAGATGGCTGAATTTAAGAGTTCTATTTCCGATACGGCAAATAGCATATTTTTAGCTAATATGGGTATAGTTGGATTATCCAATTATTTTCTTCTGGGAAAATATCTTGGAGTAGACACTGGTTTTGCTTCTAAATACATACCTGGATTAAAGGGTGTATCAAACACATATAGGGGATCAAAGAGTTTTGTAGATCGCTATTTGTTTGGATTAGGGACTAAGAAGGTAGCGGGTGATGCTGGAAGATTACAGACGATAAAAGCAAATTTATTCCAGAAATCCTTAGCTACTGTTTGGAATGTATCTAAAAGACCCATATCTGAAGGTGTATGGGAGGAAGGCATGCAAGGTGTTGCTCAGCGCATGGGGGAAGATTTTATTAGATCAAGATATGATAAGACGTATCTTGATGCTACGTCTTCTATAGTTGATTCTTTTTCTAAGGCCATAGCTGAACAATTTACAACCAAAGAAGGATTGAAAGAGATTGGCATAGGAGCCCTGATTGGTGGTTTATTTGGAGCCAGAAATGGTGCTTTTGGTTTATATGAAAGGAGAAATAAAGAGCGTACTATTAATACTGATGTTGAGAAATTTAATAGTAATAATGCTTTTACTTCTCAATCTGTAAAAGACTCTATGCGAAATTTAGCCGAATTTAATGCTCAAATGAATGATCCTGAATCAGATTATTATTCTAAATTTGAATTATCTGACAGAATGGGAATGTTAGAGGATACGGCTAACAATTTCAGGTCAATGGTTAAAAGCCTTGACGAAAGTGAGTTGGCTTCTGAAATGAAAGTAGATGAAGAAACTGTTAAAAAATACAAGGAAGATATTATAAAAGATTTTGATAAGAAGTTAGCCAATTATAAAAAAGCTTCTTCTTTTGCTGAGGCTATTACTGCTGAGACTTCATCCGATCTTTATCGATCTAATGTTGCTAATGCTGTGTTTAAGGGGTTGGATGCAGAGGATATAGCAATGGAAGCATCAAATGATATTGCTGATTATGTAAATGACAATAATTTGTTTGATGATATAAATACGTTTTATTCATTATCAAGTCAAGCTTTTGATACAGCTAATCAGTTAAGGGAATTGCGTAATGAGATCAATGATCTGAATGCTGAAATAGAGAGGTTGGCTACAACTCCGAGAAGAGTAGAGGACGGTAATGATACCGAAGCAGAGGCTATAAAACAAAAAACTATTAAATACGATAATCTTAATAAGGAATATAGAAGGTTGTCAGAAGATCTTCTTAGTAGTTATAAAGAAGTATTTTATTCTTTTGATCCTGGAGTATCAGCTCTTGAGTTGTTTAAATCCGAAACGATAACTGCTGAAGATATATTAAAAGCTTATGATTCTGTTGCTTCTTTAAGCACTTATATCGAGAACAATAAGGGGAAGAAAGAAGCAGAGGATTTAAGAAAGATGGTGGTAAAATACCAGCAAGCTATTACCCAATATAAGGTTCTACGGTCATTCATGAACTCCATGCAGGATAAGAAATTTATGAGACACGATTTTTCTTTATTCTCTAAGTTCTTAAATGATATGGTGTCATCTGATACCAAGCCTATAGAAAGTGATCGTTTTTATCAGAACCAGGAAGGAGACAATATCAGTTTAGATGAAAAAATAAATGAACTCCTGAACAATGGTGAAATAGATTCAGATGAGGCATTTACAATGAAAGTATTTGGTCATTTAAATGATGGTATAACTCAGAAACCGAAAGAGGATATATTGTCTGATTTTGATTATGAGTTGGCTATGGAAGATCTTTTGTCTGCACCTATAGAGGTTAGAGAACGTATAGTAGACAAGATATATACAGGTAATCAAGATCTTTTATCTCCAAGAGAGAAGGAGATATATGATAAATACAAGCAGGATATTGATGATTACATATCATTTCTTGGAGACAGTCCGGCTAAGATGATAAAAGATTTATCAGATAAAGTTAGGAGACTTACTGAGCCTCGATCTGTGTATGAGGATAATAAAGCTATTATTGATATGGCTAAATCCAATTTGGAACCAGATCAAAGGAAGGAACTTGATGATGCTATTTCTTCGTATGTTGATATAATGAACAGACGGGATAAAGGGGAGAAGGTTGACGAAGATAAGCTTGCCGATTCGGTATTTACCATAGAAGATCTTGGCCAGGTTGGAAACATCACGGATCTCCTTCCTTATATCGAACAAAACAGGATTATTGATAAAGGTCGTATTTCCGAATCTACGTTAAGTAATTTTGGGGAGGATGATACCAATATAGATTCTCTTGTAAATGAGTTAGATGAATCCGATAATACGCCTGGAGCTAACATAGATAGCGCCCAGAATCCAGAGACGTTGATGGTTAGAAGAATATCCAACGATGGCAACGAAAGGTATGAAATTGCAGGTCTTAGAGCCGATAAATTTATATCTTCTATAAAATCATTGGTTCCTATTCAAATAAGCTCTGAAACGAACGCTAATGGCACTAAAAGGTATTCTCTTAATATAGGTGGAGAAACGGCTACTATAATTGAATTGCCTTATCATGCGAGATGGTCTATAGACAAAGAATCGGCTCGTGTTCTTAACCGTTACACAGACGTGTCTATTCAGGACGTGGGTAATTCCTATTCTTTGGTTTATAAGCGTCTTGATTCAGATGAATTGGTTCCGTACAGAACAGGTGTCGGATTCGGAGAGAATGAGGTAGATAAAATAGATCAGGAAGCATTATCTTCTTTGAAAAAAGGAGATAAGGTTAATCTCGAAATAGATGTAAATGATACCTATAATCAGTCTCTTTTTGCCGAATACAATGACGCTGTTCAGTCCGGCGATAAAAAAAGAATAGAATCTGCTGAGAATAAACTGGTATCCAATATGGTTATCAAGGTCATGAGTGGGAACAGATTCGTTTCTGTTGTAAAAGCTGATACAGGAGGCATAGATGGTATAAGTAAGATAAGAAGAACGGCTTTCAACAAGTGGAAGAAGGACGCCGGTCGGTCGGCTACCATCGGCGTCGGCACGCATGTTGTTGCCCAGACCCTTCCCGGAAGACCGGTGTTTAACATGAAGGTGAACGGTCAAGGATATGGCCAGGTAGAAAATCTCCCTATTACCGAAAAAGGTGCTGAAAAAGTATCTGATGTCGGATATGTATTAAATGGCAAAGTCGTGCTTAAGAACGGATCTAAATACACAGGCTTCCCATTTGCTTATTCTATATTAAATGACAAGGGGAATAATTACAAAAATGTAAGAGTTCCGGTAGTTGTCATCAAAGGTAAAAACGGTCTTAATTATCTTTTTCCAGTTAGCCTACGTTCTGTGGAATCAGAGGAAGGGCGGAAATGGATGTCTTTTATAGATATGCTGCTTGAATCCGGTGATTCTGAATTGCTACAGATGGGTCAAGATGATATACAAGATCTTAATGCGTATCTAACCAAGTTAGGTCTTGATCCGGCTTCGTATCAAGTATCGTATTTGAATCCTATTTCAGGGCTTAGAAAAGCTCGTGAGGCTATAGAAAAATTATCTACAGTTCCTGATGTTGTTAAGTGGGTAGAAGATGAAAGCAGGAATGTGAAAGACATTGTGACGTCTGAAGTAGAATCTGGAATAGATTTTGAAGGTGAGATGTTTGTCGCTCCTAAGATCAGGATTCAGTTTGGTAAATCATCTTCCAGCCCTAAGTCGCTTATAGAGGATGATCTTCCTTTCTCTGATGAGGGTAAGACCGTTACTTCTAAAGAATACGTGGATGTTTATGAAGAGGAAATGCCAGAGGAAGAACAGCAGCCGGCTGCCGGCAAGACTGCCCCAGTACAGCAGCCTACAGCCACGAGCGGCTCGTCAGTTTCTTCTACTGGAACAACCAGGACTACAAGGAAGTCTTTTGCTGCAAGGTTAGAGGATATAGAATCTTATATAAAGGAAAACAACTTACCTCCTTTTGCTAATATCTATGATTTTATAGCAAGAAAGATTGTAGGTGGAGATATTAGGTTTTTAAGACAAAGAGGTAATCCTAAAGATCTTAAGTCTGAAATGGGGTTAGACCCTAAGGGTACTGTAGGTGATAGAATATCTTACAGTAAGGGTTTGACTATGGATGAATACGTTGATTACCTAAAGAGAAGCAAAGAGCAAGTAGTTGTAGATTATTTAAATAGTAGAAATGGCAACAACGAACAAATTATATCAGAGTTGAAAAACTTTTTGAAATATATTAATTTTGTTCCAAGTAAGGCTTTGAATTATTCTCTTAGAGTCAATGGCATGGATACCCTAAAAGAATATGGCACAAAAGAGGAAGTAGAAAAAATGGAATCTGATATCAATAGTTTGGTTTCTAAAGTTTTGCCTATGGTGGATAATAAAACTGTAGAAGATGTTTCTACTGCAATAAAATCAAACAACTTGCCTGCCATATGGGAGCCCGTGGAAAGCCTTGATATGACAAACGAGGAAAAAATAGAGTTTTTGAATAACGTAGCAGATTTCCTTAGCGGCATACCAGAGTATGATGCTGTTGTGGAGTCTATAGAGTCAGAATCAGATAATATTTTAAATGATGAAAAAGAAGGAAGTGCAGAAGGCGGTGCAGTACGCGCTGAGGAAGATGGCGATAAAAAGGGAGATGGAGAAGGCAAAGGACAATCCAGAACAAATGTCGAAGTTAAAGGAAATGTCGAATTACCTGGATCTACAAAAGGAGAAATAGAAAAAGACGAACCTCGTATATCCGAAGAGTCGCTTATTCACATATCAAGGGTGACAACCCCTTATTTCCTGTACGGCGGCGATGAAGCATATACATCTGTTCCGGCTAAGGTAGAACCTATACCGGAGAAGATAATGGGTCGTAATGGCATTAAATTTGGTATGAGTGTAGTCGAGTTAACCAAATTAGGGTACAAAAAAGCTGGTGGAAACTGGATATATAAATTCTATATGAACTCAGGTGTGTATGATTTGTATAATATCAGTACCGGTGAAGCGTTTAGGGCAAAACCGAATCTTGGAGTTAAGATAAGTTCCAGTGCATTCATCCGCTCTTTATCTCAATCTGGTAGAAAAATACAAAATATGATGAGTAATATGAGCCAGGAAGAGATAGACAGGAATAAGAATCTCGTAGAAGGTTCTGATAATTCGGATTCGATAAATGAGTTAAATAAAGAGTGTTGAGTATGAGAAGGAGATTTTTTAATGCTGCGGATAATTTCGTGGGAGGATGTTATAATAAGTTATCCAATGAAGATATAAAAAGGCTTGGAGGAAAAAGACCTTATGTATGTCAGTTTAATAAAATTCATATACATATAGGACCTGTATTAAAAGATCATGATTCTGATGTTAGTTACATAATGTTTAATAGTGATTGGAATTATGGTAATTATGAATCTATGGTTTATAATCATAGCAATAATGGTATTTTTATATTAGGTGGAAATAAAATTGGTAATATAGAAGACCATATGCAAGATCTAACATATTGGTACGAATATGATCCGAGTCTTAATGAAAATTATTGTTATTATTATTATGAAGCTGATAATAGTGGAAATGCTATTAAGTTGAATGGTGAGTTTGGTGATGTTAGCACTGTTTTTAACATTCCCAGTTTGAAGGTTACCACTCTTCGTGATGGCAGTTTGAGTTTTCCAGAGATTTATATAGAAGGAGTTTGGGATCCGTCATTGTATAAGTCGATTTTATAATTAACTTTGCAAAAAAGTTAATTACAATGGGTGTCAAATGTCAGATAGAAAAGAAGGAAAATAAAATAGAACGGGTTGAGGCTCCTAACGGTGAGCCTTCCGTTCTTTACGAAAGTGCCTTAAAATTATTAGGAAATAGCGAACGAGCTCTTCAGGTATGGGCTAAGGCTTACACTCCTGGTTTTTTGTCGTATTACGGTCATTGGAACAACCCGGCTCCAGGGGAGATGTTTAATACCGATCCCAATGGCGAACCTCTTTTAGAAGACGTGCTGTCGTATATGAAGCGTCAGACTTATTTTGCTGATCCTTTAACGGCTCAGGACATTAAGGATGTAAGGGATTTCCTTTTGTCTACTCATTATTTTTTCAATGCGTCTTCATTGTCTAATGCTATCCTCTTCGATTTTTATGTAGATGGCAGTTTGATACTGAATGAGCAGAAATTAAGGAGATCCGGTTTGTATGATGAAACAGAGATAAGTCGTATTTTATCCGATCCTTCTGTTTTAAACGAGGTTTTGACTTCCATGAGAAAGTTAATAGATTCTTCTATTAACGAACATGATAGGGAAAAAGATAATTATTTTATGTCTATTGACTATCAGTATGGTCCTATTGTTTACAAGGAGGGAGTGTTTAACCAATTTGGTAAAAAGGTACCATATAATCCTTCTGAGCTTTATTATGCTATGCGTAAAACAGTAGCCGGCATAAAAAACTTTTCTGAATTTTCATCTGCTTTTGAATCGTTGAGAAATTCCTATCCTGAACTGGTTGAGAAATTCGTTTCTGATAAAGAATTTGCCGAATCTATGTTTGATGAGTTCTCATCTACGAATAAGATTCCGGTAATAAACATAGAAGGGGATGATGTGGTAGAAGGCAAGAGAAGATCCTTGTCTAAGTTACAAGATCTGTCTTATTACAATCCTGGCAAAATAGAGTTCCTAAGAGCTCGTATATCAGCTTATTTACATAGGGCTAATGCCGACACCGAATCCGATTTAAGAAGCATGATATGGGATATAGAAGAGGCTTGTACGTGGTTTGGCATAGATATAATAGGGACATCGGAAACTTATGATGGCACAGAAGAATCTTTGAATAAGATAGATAATTTGATGCTGGATCTTGATATTTATGTGGCCAGGCATAATGATGTAAATTATGCTCCAACGCTGGCATCTTCTATAGATGATGTTCTTGGTGATAGCACAGATTATTATTCTGAATTATTGCCGGAGTATATGGATAATTTGAATATCGTTTATTCTGAATCCAATATAGACCCAGTAGAAGCGTTTGAGAAACATTCATTGCTTAAGGTAGGAGATAATCTATATCAAAGGATCAGCAAAGATGATATTAACGAGATGTATCAAATATCAACAGTGTTAGCCAAGGACAACCTAACTCATTTTTCTACTAAAATATATCCTGAATCTTGTTTTAAGAACGGCGTTTTGGATAAAGAGAAAGTACGGAACGTAGATAATAATACGCTCATGGCTTCCATTAAAAAACACGTCAGATCGTTCATGGATTCTCAGAACACGGAGGACATGATAATGACCAGGATGGCGTTTGGACACCCGGCGGTACTTGACGTTCCTTACGTGGATGTGGATCGGGAGTATAGTCGATACATGAACAAAAAACAAGATAGCGAAAACCCATTATCCTTATTCGATTTATACCAATCTTACCTTGACAACAAACTCCATAAAACAAAATTATATGATAATGCCTATAAGTATCTTGACTTCAAACCTGGTCCATCTTTGGGCCTTATTTCTGATGATCCTGATATTTTGAAATCAATAGAATTATCTTTATCTGGAAAAGACAGGTTGATGTTGTTTGATTATAGCATGACCAGTACCGACCCTTCTTTATCAGAATTGTTTTATTTGGAGAGGTATGACCCTTCGTATGCTGGGAATGATTTTGAACACTATTTTTACACCAGGCACCCGTATCTGTTAAAAGAAAAATCGGGCCCTAATATCGTAGAGCAAGATGGTGTTATAACAGCAGAAGGTATTTATGATAATTTTATAAGAGTAGGTAATAAGATATGGTCTAAAGTAAGCGAGAGTAGTTCCGGCTCTATCTACCAAAATCTGACAGGAACCGAATCGGAGGTGAAATACGATTCTACTCAGAAGGCTAAGACGGTAGAAACTGATTACGCTCCATACCAAAACAGATCTGGCTTGACGCAAGATATGACCGTAAGCAAGTCTGAATTGGATGATCTTAACAAATTGGAATGCAGGTAATTTTTGTATATACACATAGTTTTTTCATAGTTATAATTTGGGAAGTGAGGCTTGTGAAAGTCTCACTTTTCTTATATATGCACGTATATCAATAACATACAAGAAAAGTTAGATTTTCATTGTTTATGAATTATTTTTGTTAAGTTTGCAATATTAGTTTCAGGAAGGGATTATGGAAATAAGGAAAAAGTAAGAACCGAACGTAACTAATAACAGTAGGAAATGAGAATCAGTACCATCAAACGTAACAACAGCATTCATCTTATGTATAAAAACATTATGAATGATTTAGGTCAATTAAGAACTGTAGTTTCAAAATCCTATATTTATAATCTGATACAAAATCAAACCGGATTAAGTATCAGAACTATATCCCATGTACTTAACCATACCAAAGAACAGGATACGGATTCTTTGTGAAAAGCATGTATTTTCATACATTTGTTCGTTCTTTAGTTTTAGTAGGGAAAAGTTTTTCATGGTATTTTAGTTTAGATTAGTTGAGGCAGGATTCGCAGTGATGCGGATCCTGTTTTGATTTACAGCGCTTTACCCAAAAAAGGAAAAGCGAAAGTTGCTGATTATCAATTTTTCCCCATAAATGGGGAAAACTACTCGTTGTATATTATATTTCCGTTTTTACTGAAAATCCTTCCATTTTATCGGAAACAAACTCAGCCTTGTTCCACCCTGCAATCATGATCTTTGTTACGTGCTTCATGCACGTATGTTTAACAATTAAATACTATAAAATTATGGGTGGTGATAAAATCGTCCTTTTAGATGGAGCCGGGGCTAACGGTGGTGGTGCAGCCACTAACGGTCTTCTTTCAATGATTCCCGGCATGTTTGCTAATTTGATAGGTGGTAATAAAATGGATCCGAATCTGGTGGCGGCTTTGATGAACGGTCGTAACAACCAGGACGGTTTCGGTGGGGCTAACGGTTGGTGGCTCTGGATAATTGTTTTGTTCTGGCTGTGGGGTGGACGCGGCTTCGGTAACGGTTTTGGAAATGGCGGTGATTGTTGCGCCAATGGTTTGCCGGCTCAGTTGAATAACGATTACGGTCGTGAACTTTTGATGCAGGCAATTCAAGGTAATCGTAGCGCCATAGATCAGATTGCTTCTGCTTTGAACTGTTCTACTACTCAACTTCAGAACGCTATCTGCAACGTACAGGGTGCTATTGATAAAGTAGCTGGTCAGGTAGGTATGACTTCTCAGGCTGTTATCAACGCAGTTCAACAACAAGGTTGTGAAATAGGAAATCAAATCAGCTCTTGCTGCTGCAATCTGAGTTCGTTGATCAATCAAAGCACTTGCCAGACTCAGGGAATGATTACTCAGCAAGGTTTTGATAACCAGCTTCGCACGTTGGAACAAACCAATATCTTGCAGAATGGTCTCAACCAAGGTCTGGCTAACAATCGTGAGCAAGCTACAAGCCAATTCAATATCTTGTCTGCGAAACTTGACGCCCAAACCGTTATGATCAACGACAAATTCTGTCAGTTGGAAATGAGGGAGATGCAGAACACTATTGCTCAACTTCGTGAAGAAAAAGCGGCTTTGACAGCTTCGGCATTATCTCAGCAACAAACCCAGAATATCGTTGGTCAATTACGCCCGACGGCCGTCCCGGCCTACCCCTCTTGTTCTCCTTACCAGGCTTATACTTGGGGACAGGTATTCGGAGGAGGTTGCTGTAATAACGGATGCGGATGTAACAACGGATGTTGCAATAACAACGCTGCTGTCTGATTTTATTAAGAAAGGAGGCTAATATGGCTTGTGTTTCTAAAATAGGATCGTTGTATGAGATGGTTACGAAGAATGTTATTGTCAGTACGACAAATACAGTCTTCGGTATTAACCCACGGGCTTGGATCGCCCTTCCGTGTGAGGGTCTTATCCTTCTTAAGATAAGGCAAGTAGTCCCCACAGTCGGAAGTGCTCTACCGGTACAGATTGCGGTCCCGGCAAACAGCACAGTTTCAACAGTAGGAGCCGACACCTGTTGCCCGGTTACGGGAGTGAATGTCGTGAACCCTATTAACGTAGCTGTCACGGGTGCTGCTATGGTAAATGGCACAGAACGCCTTCTGTACTTCAATAAAGTTCGTGGCGTGTTAAGATTAATGGATTGTTGTGTTCCAACAACAACAGCCCAGGCGTCTGAAGTTAAAGCAGGTAAATGATTTCAGTAGGGTGATGGAGATCATCACCCTATTTTCACCTAACTAATATTTTGATCATGTTTTCAGATTTGAAGAAAGGGTTTCAGGTACATACCCTTGATACTAATACAGTACCTAAATACGAATTGGGAAAGGTAGTAGCCGTATCCGAACCCAGGTATCTTCCTCCTCAGCCAGGTCAGTATCAGGCGATGCAGACCCGCGTGGTGGATCTGACGGTAGAGCTCACTGGCGAAACCAAGACCTACACGGTTCCGGAATCCCAGAATGTGGCTAAGGCTATGGGCATAACATTATCTACCAGCATAGATCCGATTATGAACGAACTGAATGCCATAAAAAGCACCAGTCAGGAAATAATAGACAGCGTAGATGCCCATCGTGCCAAGATAGAGGCTTGTGAATCTATATTAGAAGACATCAATCCGGCATTCAAACAAACGAGAGAGCAGGATCGTAAAATAGCTGGTATAGAAAATAAGGTGAATGACCTTACTGATTCATTCGAAGATTTAAAGAAGTTAATTGTAGAACGTTTGAAATAAGTATAATATGATAGTATATGATTTAAATTCAGGACACAGAGAATATCCTGGATATGACGAGATAGAAGACAGACGAGGTGGAGGCAGAGGCAGAAGCCGCCGTTCTGATGGGACGTACATGGGGTACGGTGGTGGTATTTACGACCATTACGGTATGCATGAGAAGATGAAGGAAATGGAAGAACGCGAAAACGAGCTGGAAGAAAGGGAAAGAAGGCTCGAAGAGCGCGAACGTCGTCATGAAATGGAGGACCGGGAATACCGGAGGATGGGTTACGAATCCTACCCGATAGATTACTATGGAGACGACAGATACTACGGTGACGGGCCTCAGATGCGCAGAGGTCGCGGACGTGGCAGAGGTCGTTCTTATTGAGGAGCAGACGCAGAGGATCCAGCTTATCAGAAATATGTAGATACTTACGGCTACCATTTTTCTAATGCTCTCGCTGATGAGGCGGTAAAGAAGATGGTCAACGTCGATGGATCCAAGAGGATCTGGAAGCAGCCGAAAATAAAAGATATTTTTGAAAAGTGCGGAGCGAAGAAGCCGGATAAAGCGACATGGGGCGATGTCCAATATGTCTTTGCAATGTACTATTCGGATGGTTTTCCGAAGGTCTTCAAATGTGAGAACGAGTTGGTGAAAGCTACGTTAATGTATTTGGATGATCCGGATGCTCCCGAAGGAGTAGCCTTTATAAGATGGCTTGCCGTGCAAGATTACCTCGGCGAAAAAATAAACTGGAAGGATCTGACCTGAGATCCAGATCCAGGTCCTTCCGGTGGTGCGGGAGCCATAGTAAAAAATATGATTCCCGCATTCCCGTTTTTCCCGTTTGGAAAAAAAGAATAAAAATGTTATACCGGTCGGCGGGCAATAGAATACCCGTGGCCGGTTTGTTTCACATAACTTTTTTTTTGACATGAATATAGCACACGAATCTAAATCGAATAAAACCCCATTGTATTTAATAGGAGAGTTGATTGGCGTACCGAATACGGTTATGGACTCAGCATTGCATGAACTGAAAGATAGAATAGACAAAGACCCTAAATATAAAGATGTTAAAAATTGGCTCGAATCTTTACCCAAGATCTGAACCTATTTTTTTTCAATACCAGGCCCGATGCGATTTTAACGTATCGGGTTTTTATTTTAATTCATATTGTTTTATTTTAAATCTAATTAATTCATAAATGTCGTACTTTTGTTGAAAAAGTATTTTTTATGGAAAATAAGGAAGATTACGTTGGTTACGAAGATCAAGAACTGTGTAACCGGTATTACAAAGAGGCTGAAGCCATGAGGCAAAAGCAGGACTGGTCTCGGCTTAGGGCTGTCCCTGCTCCGGCCAAGGGAACGCCATCGCCCGGCTGGGGTCAGCTTGGACGTGGAAATGATGTCCGTGTTAAGTACGTTAGCATCAATTCAGGATTAGGAGGGGACAGATTATGACTGTAGAAGAATTGGCTAATAAAAGATACAGTGGCGAATTTGTTTTCATGCTTGGTCATTTGGAAGGTATAACAAGATTCGTTTTTGAATGTTTTGATCCCAGACCTGATCACGAAGGTAAAAATACTTATATGGTTTCCTATTTTGATAAGGGACTTCGTAGAAGAGATGTGGTAGATGTGCCATGTTATACGAATGTTTTAGCAAAATAAATTAAAATATTGTAAATATCGTGGTTAGAATCGCATATTTCGGAACCGATGGCCGTCCTGGTCATTACGCTATTCCGATACGAGGTAAATTCACAGAAGAGGATATTAAGGTAATAGAATCTGTAGATTGTGATGATTTCTATAAGGTGTTTGACGTTATGCGTTTTAAGATAGCTGAGTTTAAAGGATGGACGATATTAGGAATCCCGGCAAGCTTAGACGATCATAGACCTGGAAGCAAAACCGTTATCTTCATAGAGGGTAAAGCTAACGAAACTGACTTTATGGAAGTTATACAAGAGTATTCTTTTCTTAAAAATAAGGTAAAGAAACTTGCCGAATTGTATCATGATGGAGAATGGCTTGCGACTGGTAAATTGAATCAAGATCCGCCTACTAACAAGGAGCGGTTTCAATTTACTATCTTTAACAAAGCCCCTGCTTTTAAGTAGGAGATCAATGATTCTTTTATTCATATATGTATTCTTTAATAATTGATTCTGATATATGCCAAAAAGTTATTATTATATTTGTATTATAAATGTGGTTAAAAATGATTTCATACAAATACAACATCTATCATTCAAAGAAAACGAAGTATCTTGATAAGATGCTTCGCGAATGCTGTTTTGTATGGAATCATGCTTTAGCTCTACAACGTAGATATTACAAACTGTTTGGGAAATACATCTAACGCTACCAAGATCCTCGTCAAGACCTTTAGAGGCAAGTTGTTCAAGAAAGCTTTTGGAAGAGCTCGTAGAGGAAAGGATATTAGTTCTTTTGAAAGACAGGAAAAAGAAAGTGGTTTCAATTTTCTACACAATCATAATAATGGTCGTATGCGAAGCGGTCATATTGTAATAAACGGAATTGGTATGTTTAAACAAATAATGAAGTCGGGTACGTGAGTTATCCGACTTTTTCGTATATTTGTGGCATGGCAAAAGGTTATTATTGGATACCACAAACAGATGAAACGTTAAATGGCATAAGCTATTACGTGACTAAGGTAGTAGGAGATATAGTGTTTGATACTAAACGAAAAAGAATAGTGTTTCAAACTACCAGGTATTTCCCAGTAGGCTCCGTATTCCATTTTACTCACAACTGCTTTAAATACGTCATAACCTGCCGGCTCCGTAAGCCGGGGCTGTGGTATGAGGCAAGGAGGGAAGACTGCGGACCTATTGGACCGGATGATGTGGAAAGGTTCGAATCAGGAAGGTTTATTCATAGAAATGGGTACAAATATAATGCGTAAGCGTAACTTGACGATTTACGTCAGATTATAATTATTTTTTCATATGTATATTAAGCCGTCAGACTGGGAAGTTAGACGGCTTTGTTTTTATCATGTGCCTGATTTTTAATTACCTTTGTGTCAAAACAAAATAAATTCTTATGGCGTCAACGTGTATTATTAAAAGAGATAATAAAAAGAAAGTTGTTTCTGTCTCTACCAGATCAGGGGACAGGTCTATGTTGTTTGATAAAATAGCATCTATTCCTCTTATGGAAAATAGGGAGCGGGCTACTACTGTTTTTAAAACCGTATTTTCTAATAAGTTCTTAAAGGCTTTTGGCGACTGGAGAAAGAGAGTGCCTATCAACAAACCGGCTTATAATAAGGTAAAATCCAACATCGATCTTATTCCGGAAGCCTATAGAGAAAGGGTGCTGGATAAGGCTTCTAAGATGAGTAATCCTGTTCTTGTGTCAAAATCAGATGCACCTTATGAAATCCGAGAATCGGGCTTTGGATTCTACAGCCAAGATCTGGGTGATAATATTATGTTGGTGGATGCTATGGTTCCGTCAAGTATTTCCGTACCGGAAGGACCTGGAATAGACGCCGGTCAGTATCTACAAGATACTATATCTTCGGACTTCACCCCCGTATCTATGGTACAGGATAAGGGTGTTAATTATATGGTTATAAAAGACGGTCTTAAGATATTTAGCCCAGAAGAGTTACCACAGACAGATTCTAATCCTGTGGGTGTAACGTATCAGACCGGAGAGCCTCGTTTGTTTTTCATGAACGATCGTAATCAATTATTTGAAGATTACGGAGAAGCTCTTCGCTCTGGCGGGAATGATATTAGAATAGGATTCTTGTCAGGCACCGTTCAAGAATCTGCCTGGGATGGCGTGGCAGACATTACTTACAAGGCTGGAAAGTATGTTCTTAATAATCCAAAATCTTTTATACCGGTCATGACCGCTTCTGCTTCCACTTCTTTATCAACAAAAGGTGGTATAATTAACTACCTTATAAAGAAAGGTCTTTTGTCCGGATCTAAGATATTCGATCCTGAAACAAGAAGCTATTATCTTACAGGAGAAGGTCATACAGGACAAATTAGACTTTTCAATTCAGCCTTATCCTACACTGAGCTCCGTAATCATTTTGGTTCCGATGTTTCCATGAACGACCAAGGTATGATAACCATAAGCTCGTTGGATAACAGTAAGGTAACGATGAGACTCGCCACCGGAGGAACGGAAAGGGTTAGCAAAGAGCAGATAAAGAACGATCTTAAGTCAGGAAGATACAATGAATTGGACGCCAAGTACGATCATTTTGATGCGCTTGTAGTTTCATTCATATTAGAAGACAACGATCTTTATGCTGATACTAAAGCTAAGATCGTATCGGATTATAGCAGGCAGGAACGTGACCAACGAAATTCTATTGTCGAGATACTGAAAACTCTTGGCGTTAGTGTCATAGGTATGACCGACTATATAGAGAAGTACCAAACCAAATACGGGCATGAACCTTCTGCTAAGGCATTGGCGGATATTGCCAATAACGTAATAGCAGTTGGTGAAGATGCTACTTTATCCGATTTAGTAGAAGAAACAGCCCACTTCCTTGTAGAGGCATACAGAGATCAGAATGCTGTTGAGGCTGTTCTGCAAGATGTAGAAGGTACGGAAGAGTGGAACCAGTATGCAGGTCAGTATTATAATACATACGGTAAGGTATATGAAGGATCTGAGCTTGATAATGCCGTTAGGAGAGAAATTCTTGGAAAGATCCTCGCCAGGGAGATGCAGACCGGCACAGCGCAGGCGTCGGTAGAGCCCACCTCCTTCCTGGGGCGCGTCCGGCAGCTTCTCTCTGGAATCGTAAGCTGGCTTAAATCAGCTTTATCAACCCAAAGACAAGATTTGAATAACGTTATTAAAAACATTCGTGATCTTGCCATTACTGACATAGATAAAGGATTTGACACCTCTCTGTTAAAGGATAATGACTTTACATTATACTCCCTTTCTTCTATGAACAAGAACAAGTTTCTTGAGTCTAAGATCAGATCGCTAAGAAAAACATTAAGAGACTTACGTCAGATAAGCTCTGATAGGGCTGTAACTACGTCTATGACCCTTGCGCAGCTTAAGACCATAGAAGATAAGATAAATAAGGTAGAGACCGAAATAGACAAGAATGAGATGGCGGCTGCCATGAACAGCATGATCTCTACAGCCGAAGCTCAGGTCAGATACTTAAGCAATGTGGTGAACACCATCCTTCATGGTGATACCAAAGACGGCAAGCTTCATTTCAATACCAATGATCGAAAGAACGTAGATATTATCAACAATCAGGTTCTTCCGATCATGAACGATCTTCGAGGATATATCCGTAACAGAAGTACCGAATTTGATGAACGTGAAAAGCAGGATTATACAAATAGGATCAATACCGTCATTGCCGACATCAATGGTATTCAGTCTGATATTAAATCAGTACAAGACCTTGATGAAAGCACGTTGCTTGATAAGTTAATGAACGAACTTCATGTGCCGGCAGATAAGGTAAAGAGAGTAAAAGAATTTTTCGACAAGGTTCAACACGATGTTTCTTGGATAAGTAGGTGGTTTGGTATATTAGAGCATTCTTCCAGTCCGTTCAATAACGCTCTTGGAGCTATGATTGCCAAAGACAATTACAATGCGATGGTGAATGCCCAGCCCGCCATATCCGATTTCCTGGCATATGCGAAAAAGCATGGTTTTAACAAATCTGAATTTGAAAAACTGCTTCAGAAAGTAGATGGCAAAACTTCTAATTACCTTCGTAGTGCTCTTGATATGGCTAAATACGATCGTAATAAGAAGCTGGCGCAGATGCGAGCGTTTGCGACTGCCATGAACATAGAGATATCAGAAGAAGAAATTGGTGATGTGGTTGACAATAACCGTAATTACGTATTTAAAAGAGAAGTAGTTGACAAGGATGGAAATACGGTTACTGAAAACGCTAAATTCAAACCATCGTCTGATAGAGTTAATACCGATATTTTTACCATCGAGCAGGAAAAGATCTATACAGAGCAGATGGAAAAGTGGGATGCTGAAAATTCGGAACTGGAATTTAGCGAAAGTTATGCCACAAGAATGGAATCCATATACAAAAAGGCTGAAGAAGAATTAGGGCATCCGGTTTCTCAAACAACCAAAGAATACCTTAATGCTCTATCCAGGCAAAAACGGATATTGAGGCAGCCTTTTATTGATAGCGGTGGTAATTTTGATGAGGTTGCCTATTTTAAAAGCAGCAATTACGAAGAAGAAGGACTGCTTCGTAAACAACGTAAGGAAGCAGCTTCAGAATACATATATGTAGGAACCAGGAGAGTGGAAAAAACCGGCGACCAACTTAAGATGGCTAAAGAAATACAAGCTATAAATGAAGTTTGGAGAAAGGAATCAAATAATGTTACCAATGCCGTATCAGAATCGTTTTTGCAAAAATTAAGAACGATTCAGAGCGAGTCGGGAGGAGAAGCTGCGCTGAAGACACTTATGTTGGGAGGTCACCTGTCGTTCAATGATCGGTTTTGGAATGAAGTAGAATCGGAACAGTCGGCGCGTACCGAATCAAATAACAAGGCTTCGTATCTTAAAATGGCGCATGATATCATTAGTTCTACGACAAGTGATAGAGATGCGACTGACGTGGATTCGATTGTGAAAGATATAGAAAAAAATAAGGCCATTATCAAGGAAATAATCGGAAACAACCGAGATGTGGCTGATATCGGAGAAATTAACGAAGCGACATTTACCTCATCTGAAAGAGATGCTTTTAGGGCCGCATCTGAAGCTATTGAAGCTGATTACGCTATCTTAATAGATTATGCTAAGATGGTGGGTCTTGAAGATATTGATAAGTACCTTACTAAAAGCAGTAAGGCCGAAAACGAAGTAAATCAGTCTTATTTAAATGCTCTTGCTGACTCCAAGGAAGTGGAATGGAAGTTCGTACAACGTCATACTACGGCGAAGAAAGCAAAAAGGATTCAGGCTTTAAGGGATAAGCTGTTTAAGGCTGCTGATAACCGATATCTGTTTACCGTATCTGAAACCAACTACCTGTCAGAAAAGCTTGGTATAAGCAAAGAATTAGACGGTAGAGATTTCAGGAATGCTGTTAATGCTAAGATGGCCAGCTTGTTTTTAAATAATACAAGAGAAGAGGGCATAGAAGAGACCAATGCTATTGTTAATGAATTTGCCAGGAGCCAGGTCTTTTCGTACTATAAACGCATGGCGCCTACCGGATATGCGGCCATGATCGACAAAATAGGTCGAGGTGAGATAGATGTGGCGCAGATGGTTAAGGACGTACAAAACGGTACATCCACCCAAGATTATGGCATGGACATATCGTACCTGTCTTTCGATCCTGCAAGGGCATGGGTGGCTGAATCTGAAGCCGAAAATAGCGGCCGTAATCCTGATTATGTAAAAGATCATGGGTATGGTCATCGAATGCCTAAGAAAAGCCTGTATCGTGATGAATCGTATTTCAATGACTTTGGTATCAAGTATGATGCTGACGGTAATGAAGTTGCTACTAAAAACGTAGAGCAGTGGAATATGATTCAAAAACTCAAGGAAATAAAAAGACAATCGCTTGATCTATACAAAGAGCAGAGTCCTAATCTGTATGCTATTCCACAGATATCAAAACAAGACATAGAACGTGTAGAAGGATTGGGTATTAACTTCAAAAATACGGTTCGTAATTTTGTATCAGATCTGTGCCTGGACAGAGTAGACGATTCTCTATATGGTAAGACCAGGCAAGGGGAAGTATATGATCCGGAAGACAGACTTAGGTCTATACCTAAATACTACATATATGAGTTGGAGAACCAAGATGATGTATCTCACGATTTTGGCTACTCTTATTCGATGCTTATGATGCAGTCATCGTTATATAACGAAAAGCAGAAGTCTATAGAGCTTGCCCAAGGACTGGAGCAGATGTTACTGAATAAACAATTTGAAGGCGGTAAGAAGGCTGAAGCAACCCAAGCATATCAGATGTTCAGGGACTTCTTCAACGATCATTATTATGGCATTAGGATGAACACCAAAAAACTTACGGTGAACATCGGAGGATATACGGTAGACCTTACAAGAATTATGATGGCTGTTGAAAGATTTATGTCGGTTATGAACCTGGCACTGTCTCCGTTTGTGGCAGCTACCGGCGCCCTGACAGGTCATATCAACCTCATCATGGAATCTGCCGTAGGACAGTATATAAGCAAAGACTCCCTTAAATACGCATCGGCTGAGTTTTCACGTCTTGCGCCATCTTGTATAGCAGAAACCGGAGACATAGATAGGAAAAGCAAATTATATGTCATAGGTGAGAGAATGGGGATATTCAATATCCGAAATCGTATGTATGGTGCCGGATACAATAGAGCGGCCAGGACCTTAATGCGTTCGCCTATGTATGCTTTTATGGAAATCCTGAACTACCCTCTTGATCCGCAGGTTATGATTGCTACTATGGACAATGTTCGTTATTACAAAGGCCGGTTCTACACGTTCCAAGATTTCAAGATGGAAAAAGAACGCAATAAAGAACAGAGTACCATAAAAAGAGAATGGAACGCATTAAAAGATCGTACTTTATGGAGTATGGTAGACGTCGTGGATGGGAAGGTGGTTGTAAAGCCAGGATCGGGTGTTACTGTTGAGGAAGTAGAAACCCAGATGGCTATAACCAGAAATCAAGTTCGTAGCTTGTCGCAGATATGCAACGGATCTTTGAATGAAGAAAACCGAACTGCCGCATCGCGCAACTGGATAGCCAGGTTCATGACCGCCCACCGAGGATGGTTGGTGCTGTCGGCTCAACGTCTGTGGAAAAGACGTGGCTTCAATTTCCAGACAATGCAAGAAGAGGAAGGGTTGTCAATTACGTTAAAGAATATGATAGCCAAAACATTTAGCCTGGCTTCCGAGTCTGGTATGAAAAACATCATAGATGCCTGGAATGAAAATAAAGACAATATGAATGAGGTAGAAAAAACCAATCTCAAACGTCTCAGTGTCTATGCCGGCACGTTCCTTATCATGCAGGCCGTATCTATGCTTCTTGCCGGATGGCGTGATGATGATGAAAACGAAGAAAGTTGGCTTACTCAATTTGGATCCTATGTCGGATTCAGAACCATAAACGAAATAGCTTCACAGATGCCGTTTATTATGGAGCTTAACGTGGTAGATATCATTAACGATCCGTTTGTTATGGGGCGAAAACTGAAGGATCTTACCGATCTTAGGAATTATTCACTTGATAAAGTAACATCCGGTACATACAAGGGAGAGTCTAAGTTATTTAGGCAACTCGCCAAACAGACGTTTATCAAACAATGGTATAATATCAAGACGCCGGAAGACGTAGCGCGCGCCTATAATTGGTGGCAGCAGACGAACAACAAGTCAATGATGTTCTTCATCGGCGCTACTCCTGATTCGGAAGGGGACGATGATGTTAGCTACAAGTAGACGAAGAATATCGGACTTGCATTGTTTTTGTATGATTCCAATATGTTATATTAGCATCGTCAAAGAGTAGATTGTACGTTTTTTGTTCTTACTTGAAAGATTATGTAGGTTTAATTTTTTCTGAAATTGTTTTCCTACCGGTTCTCAGTCAGAGATGATAGAGAACCGGTTTCTTTTGTTATGAAAAAAAGGTATATAATTACCTAAGTCTCTAAGCATTAACTTCATGACCTTCCCTATCTGTGAAAACTAAACCAATACCTTCTATGATATATCCTACTACAGGAGCTTTGTCAAATTCCTCCTTCGTAGCCCAGGTAGCATTATCAGGCATCAGATCCTTAAATGCGTCCGAAACATCACCTTGGCACCAGCAGTTATTTGATACAACAATGCCTTTCCCTTCGATATTGATATACATCTTTCTTCCACCGCATCCAAGGCTGTTCCATCCGCTCGGTACGTTTTTCACCATAGGCTTAAGCACCCAGCTTTTACCGTCTATCCTAACCCATCCAGGATCGTCTTTGTGCTTGTCGTACATATTTTGCCAAAAAGAGCATTCGTAGCACCATCCCCTGTCTTCCATGACCGTTCTTATCTCACACCTTTCAAATCCATCTGCATCCATCGTGTGCGGAGAATGAGGCTGGTGAGGGGTGCCACATTTTGGACATACGAGTTTCAAATTATTTTTCATATTATTTCACTTTTACGATTTTAATAGAATCTCCTATATTGTATTCCCCTTGGTATCCAACGAATTTTATAAGCCTATTATTATAAAATATTGAAATTCTTTCGTCTTCACCATAATACATTATACATCCATCTTCTAAAGGACGTAAATCATATATAACCCATCCGTTATTAACCTGACTATCATCATGCGAACATGATGATAACACAAGTGCCATCAATAAAACAAAATACCTCATGTTATTTTCAACATAAAAATTTATAACCTGGTTTTACTGCCTCTGCTTCTTCTCTCGTATCAAACATTAATGTAGTAGTTGATTCTGTACCTTCACAAATGTAAGATACTTCCACCCACCACCTAAAAATCCCAGAGCCATAATCATCATAGTACGGCTCAGAAAGAACTTCTTCTACATACCCATCCAAATAATTCATGATCGCTCCTCCTTATTTTTAGATTCTGATTCTTCGAGTATGCTAATTACCTTATCGACAATATCCGAATCAGACATTTTCTCAATAAAAACATCCATTGCCTTAGTTATGTTATTGGCTTCTTTTTCTTCAAGAGCTATTTCTCCACCGGTAATAGCATCAGACAATGATGTAGATAAGTGTCTTATCTTATCAATGCTCATAAACGTAAATGGATTACCACCTTGACCTCCACCCATTTCTTTCATGATCTGATATCCACCTGAGATAAGTCTGCCTGATGTCGTAGCCAAGGAGGATACGATTAGGGACAGTACCGCCGCTTCCGTCCGCTCCTCGGACACACCCCTCGACCACACGGCTGCCCTTATAGCGCCGGCCAGGTCGTCTATGTATGGCATGAGGCAATCTTCCATCGCTTGTGTTATATCAGCTATAACCTCACTACGCTCTTTATTTATGTAGTAGATAGAAGCATTGTACCTCTTTATCTCTTTGTCCATATCATTCAAAAATCGTTTGACATTATGTTTGTACATAGGACCACCCTTAATCACTTCCTTCAGCTTAAGAATGTAATTATAAGCCTGGTCGTTTACGAACAACGTCATGGTTTCAACCGTCGAATGAAGCGTGTTGAGGCTGTTAAGAATCTTATCGAAATTGTTTATCAAATAAGCTCTTCTGGCTTTTGCTGCGTAGTTAATGTTATTAAAATTATTCATTTTATTCATTAGATTCAACCTTATATCACAAAATATTTATTCTAACCGGATTAAACACAAATCCACTATCGATTATCTTTCCAATGAAAGAATCACCGACTACTTTTCTTGCTATTCCTATAGCTCCATTAATATCAGCATTAATTAGCTTTCCAACGGAACTTTGGAATAATCCACGTTTCTTTCTTTTCCCTAAATAGGATTCTTGTTTCTTTAGAGGTTCAAAAGCAAGATGGTCAATCTTTGATGTGTAAGATTCCTCATGAGTAATTACCTCTATCCCTAAAAGATTTGCTTTGTAAACAATCTTATCAATCAATTTAGAATGAGGAATAGAAACAAAATGTTGGTTATTCCTTTTACCGATATTTATCTCGTTTTTCCATTCTTTGTTTAATCCAATGATGATTGTTCCTATATTGTTAGATTTACAAAAGTCTACAATGTATCTACTGATTTTATGCAATTTGTCTTCTATCCAACAATTTCTAAACAAAGTAATTTTTCTTATTCTATTTGAAGTTCCCTTATTACCAACAAAAGACATCAACTTAGCTTTCTTCTTATTGTACCACTGATTTACTGATTTCATAACCCGTCCGTTTATAATGAAAGAATTAGTTTCTACATTACTAATACATGAACATAAATTATTCAATCCTAAATCAATCGAAAGAAAATTGTCTTTGTTTAAACCAAGATCAGTTTCCTTTCTTTCATAAACTACCTCTACTACATAACATGTAGCTTGAGGGATTATTCTAACTTGTTTTAGTTCGTCTTTCTTTACATTTGTTTTGATAGGTTTGATTATATCTTTAACAAAATAAATACAATTATCACCCTTTACCCTACAATTGCAGTTGGTGAAAACAACCATGTTTTGTTTCTTACCTTGTTTGTATGATGGAAGGTGAGGTCTATGATTTCCGTATTTAGAAGGATTCTTTTCAAAATCCTTCTTGAGTTTTATCCAGGATTTTATGTTTTTAAATACCTGTTTAATCACCTGTTGGGATACATGATTAGGTAAATTCCTGAAATCGAATTGGTTTTCTTTGCAAAGTTTGTTTGATAAATCAAATTCCTTTAAATAGTTACCTGAAAAGATTCCTTGACGAATGTTGTAAAGAACATAATTATATAACAAGCCGGATTTGAAGCAAATATCCTCAAACCGGTTGTCTTTAACTATATGCCTTTCAACTAATCTCATTTGAATGATTTATATCGTAAATGTAATCGTTATTTGTAAAATAATCAAATTATTCAATCATCGCATTCAAATTTTAGATTTTCAAGTTCATGTATTTGTAACTTAAGAGACTTAATTAAATCCGTTCTCTGTTCCTCTGCATGTTTTAAAGCCTCTTCCTTGCTTTCAAAAGCACAATCCCCTATCTGATAAGGGGTGTAACGACCAGGAGTGTCGGCTAATAAAAGACCACCACAATCTTCTATTCTGGCTTTTACCTTTCTTATTTTCCCATCTTTTAGACACATGTCTGTAACCCATACGAATTTACCATATAATTTATCATACTCTTCTGATCTCTCTTCTTGCAATTCATACCATTTAGGCTTAGGAAATCTTAATGTGAATTTAACCTCAGTATCTTTTTCTAAGACATTAATATCGTATGCTTCCGGCCACAGCTCTTTTATGCTGTCTTCGTCTTCGGCATACGCTACAAGTATGAATGAATCATCGGATTCACCACTACACCAATATGGATATTTTATAGGCCATTTGACTGGACGGTAGTCGTTACCGCAGTCGGATTTTTTAATGTAAAATCTTGCTCTAATCATATCGTTATTAATCTGATAATTTTTCTATTTTAATTAATTTTGATGATAGATACATATTCCATTTCCCTCTGCCTCTGTCACCTTTTTCGTTTTGTTTTTGGATTGTCAAGTACAGATCTCCGTCTTCACATACTTCAACTTTTTTCAAGAAGCCTATCATTTCATCTCCTGCTTCGTGTAAAATACGGATCTTATCTCCTTCTTTTAACCCATAATTGGAATCAAAATATTCTTTTTTGATTCTATCAATGTTGTCTTTATGGTTTTTTATAGCATAAAGCTCTTTTCTTAATAAATAATTTAGTTGTTCTATTGTCATTTCTTTTCCTCCTTATTTAATGGTATTAATCCTTTCCCGTGCTTATCATACCACAGCATAGCTATACAATTCCATGCACATTGTGCAAGATGAAAAGCTCCTGTATCTGAGTCTATTCTTTCCCCTTTCATGTATTCCATTAGGTGTCTGGCAGCCGCAGCACGATACCGTTCAAACCCGTTGTCAAGGTTCTGCCATTTATTGGGTCCGTACTTCTTTGCACCAGCATGATAGACTCTTACAATATCCTCAATCTCTTCCATTGGAAGCAAATCCCATCGTAGTTTGTCGTCAATGATGTCATTCTTTACCGACTTACTTTCTTTATTTTCAAAAAGAGTATTATCACTCTTAGATATATATTCAACTGGTACATCGAACTCCATACGACCTTCGTATGACAGTGTAACTTCTGTATCTCCTTTTTTGATATCCTTTTCACATGCAACCTTAAGTCCTTTTCTGGCTACTGTTACTTCACGAACATTAAGATCTCTGTTAAGAACTACATCGGTTCCTTTTTTAATAATAATATCGTCCATCTTTTATTTTGTTTTATCGTTGTTTTACCATATTTAGATAGTAATATAATTCATCTTCGTCCTATACCCTATCATTCCTGTTTTTCTCAAAATACTGTCTTACGGCTTCAATCGCCTTATCGTCATCAAAAACCTCTACAAATTCCTCATAGAATCTATTTCGTTCCATAGAGAACGTGTTGCTTCCTTCCGGAATGGTCCTGAATACAACTACTTTCTCTCCGTCTACGTTCGTTCCTATTATGTTATTGTGAAGAATAATAGAATAGCGCCCAGAGCTTTTGTTTTGGACGACACTATGTTCGAGATTGTAGAGTCTAAGTAGTTCTCTTATTTCTTTTACTCCCATATTATTTTACGTTTTTAGAAGTTACAGCCTCTTCTCCCCATTTCTTTACATATATAGATCTCATCATGTTCATTAAATTAGAGAAAGAAGAGATGGTTCCCATCTCTATGCAGAATGCAAGATTAGACTGTAGGGTTTCAAGTTCTTTCAACTGCTCCTGTGTAGCCCTATTTCTTATCATGCTTTCATGCTCATTAAATACAATCCAATTTAAGCCTTTAGCCATCTTGGAGTAATCGGCATCCGGAAATCTTGATATAGCTCTTGATAAGACATTGTATTTATCACCTGCCTCTATTCGGTTTAAGATAAGCTTATCTGTCAACCACGTAACAACCTCAGCGTACAACATAGGGTTCAGTTCCATAGCTACAAGCACCCATATATATGGATTACACATAGTCCTTCTATTCTCTCCTCTACCCATTGTTTTATAGGCTCCCATCTTTTTCATCACTTTTATAAGTGATTCTTTTTCAACAGATTGTATAAAACCAGGAAATCCTGATTCTATCTTATATCCCTGTTTTTCAAGGATATAGTAAACCCGTTCCGCACTCTCCTTATTAGATAGGATATTCTCTATTCTCTTTTCATTCCACCCCATCTCAACCCTCTTCTTCGTGTAGGCTTCCTGAAGGTCTGTTAAGGACATAAACGAAGTTTTAGTGTCCTGCTTAATTATTACGCCAAATAATTCTCGGTCTTTTGATACCATTGTGACATTCGTTTTCATAAAATATAACACATAAAAAATAATACGATACAAAAATATGTATCGTATTATACCTATACAAATATACTGTGTTAAATTTTATTATTGTATTTTTTATACTATGCGCCTATGGCTGCCTCTAAATTTCCTATAATATCAGTTTCTATCTCATCGATTTTATCATCAATGGTTGAAACCGCATTCTCTAAATCCCCTACAATACTTTCCATATCATCAACAACCGCCTCCATATTAGCTACAGCCTCATCTGATTGATAATATCTTTCTGTATCTTGTAACGACTCCGGCATATTGTCTCTTGCTTCTGTCTCCTCGTCTAAAATCATATCAACATCATCCTTGGCTGAATCCAGATTATGCCTGACCTCTGACAGCTTTGATTTGATAAACTCAAGATCTGTTTTATGCTTTTCCAAATTGGAAATAATATCCTCTATTTTCTTACGTCTTTTGCTGTTCATGCTTTTATCCTATTATAATATTCGATAATCTTTTCTTTCCTATCTCCCGGTTTTACTGCCATATTCTCAGCCAAGAACCTAAAATACGACACCGGTATGTCTTTGAATCTAATTCCTTCATATTTTCCAAACCACATTATTATGCTGTCAAGATCGTCCTCTCTCCTACCATCTCCATTTACGGATTTAAGCGAGGCTGCCCGGCGAAGGATTTCGTCTTTGGTAATAATATCACCCATCCTTATATTGGACAGAAGTTGATCGCCGGCAAACATACACCATCCCTTAGAAGGAAATTGTTCGATCGTTAAATCTTCTATCCGGCCGAAACGCCTCATGTTGTCGCAGCAATCAACTATCAGCGCCTCTTTCTTGTCAGGATGGATGCGGACGGCTCGACCTACAATTTGGTAAAATACTGAATATGAGAACGTTGGTCGTCCAAACATCACACAATCAAGTTCAGGAAAATCAAATCCGGTAGCAAGCGTTGAATAATTAAACACGACCTTTAACTTACCTTCTTTGAAATCGGATATGATTTGCTCTCTTTTCTTTTTGGTTGTTAGCGATGTTACGACACCTGTTATGGCTCCCATCCTGGCATTCATGAACTCGGATATTCTATTACATGATTCGATAGAATCCATGCAAACCAAAATGGCCTTACGCTCGTTCATAAGCTGAAGAAGACGCTTATAGATAGAGTTGTTTAAGCCGTTTCGTACAATGCTTTCTTTGATAGATTCGTTGGTGTATTCGGCTCCGGTACTGTTTAACATCAGAGCCGATTCATCAAACGACCATCGTTCGTACTTAAGTGGACACCAAAAACCTTGAGAAGTTAGCTCTTGTATTTGTATTACATGAACTATTTTCTTGAAGAAGTTATGTTCGTCTTTCGTCAGCATATTAAGTTTGCTGTAGTTTCCTTCCAGCATGGAGCTGTAGGTCCGGAGGCGGCAGGGCGTGGCGGTGAAGCCCAGCACCTTCGCCTCGGGAAACTCGCTCATAAACTCCATAAATTCAGAACCTTCCTCAGGGGAATACCCCGAGTGGCATTCGTCCACCAATAAGGTGTCTATCCCTATATCTTTCAACCTTGCTACGTCTTTCTTTATGCTTTTAAGTGTAGCATAAGTCATAGCCGATAATTCCTTTACGCCACATGAGGCAGAGTATATGGTAGGTTTAGCTCCAAATGATATGGCTTTCGCATAATTCTGTTCCAGAATCTCTTTTGATGGCTGCAATACTAACGTCGGTCTATTTATCTCATGCGCTATCTTGGATATCAGAAGGCTCTTACCTGCTCCGCATGGGGCCACTATTATGCCAGGCTTCTTAGATTTTCCTGTAAGAAACTTAAGCCCGGCATCTACGGCCTCTTTTTGGTAAGGTCTAAGTTCAAAGCCCATCGCAATCTATTTTACTGTTTTTTGAAAGTTCTATTATCGCCTCCTTTAGCATTTCTCTCGCTTTATTCTCATTATCTTCAAACAGACATACACTGCATGTAGCACCTTTGGAGGGGTAGTCTCTGTAGGCTTCTGCTCTTTCTACAACGTATTCACAACAATAGTCGTGACTCATGTCTTTTGCTATACTTATAAAATGATCTTCTCCATCCATCAACACGCAATATTCAGCATCGTTTTCACATGCAATAACACCTTTGTTTTTTAAAATGGATAGCACTTTATTTCCAAAAAGTCCAATATAGACCCATATATCTTTCCCTGCATTTTTGTAAAAAATATCCATCCCTTCTTTGATTGTGACTTTCTTTTCCATAACCCCTTATTTTATATCAGTAATTAAAATATATTTTTTAACAATATATTCAAGACTCTCAGAAGAACGTATATATAGTTTTTCTTCGTACTCATATAGAGCGTACCCTTCTTTTATGTCTAATATCTTAATCACATGCTTGCCTCTTTCAAATGGATCCTCAAAGTAGTTCTTATGTTCGTATCTTTGACCGACTTTTATTTTGTCAGTTTTCTTCTTCATCTTATAACGCTCTACTGCTCTACCTGTTTTTATGAAAGCTGTCGTGAGTAAGTATAATAAAACTAAATACAAAAGGATCGCTACTCCACATATTAGATCTTCTTTCATTACACTCCTTTTAAATAGTTGAACCATATATCCTCCAGCTTCTCCTGAATCTCAAACGCTTTCTTGAAATTCCCGCATCGTACAGCAACGTCTCTCATGTATGTCAAGTTTATAACTTCCGGATCTTGCCGGTATTTTGTTCTTAACTTTTGAACATCCTCGTATTTCATCGTTTTATCTTTTTAGACGGATCCCAATCCGAAGAGAAAGGGCATTCGTTTTTGTTATGTAATCCAAAGTCACAATAATAACACAGTGCTGACGGGCAGGGCAGCTTGTTTTGCGGAACAGGCTGGCTTAGGGTGGCGCGCCGCTTGCTATACCTGGCTCCTTCTGCCCCCTGGATGTACGCTTGAAATGTTTTTACACTATTATCTTCAAAATCATACATTTTGGATAAAGTGTCATTTAGCATTTCTATAGATTTTGTTTTACGTTCCTCATCAACTTTAACCTTTTGGTATTGTCTGGTCCTGGTAAAGAAATAGATGTTCATATCTGGCAGAACTCCACCATATTTTCTATAGATGTAAAACGAATATATAGGATGCTGTAAATTCGTTTCCAACTTCTTAGAATCAAAAACCTTATTACCTGATTTCCAATCTATGACATAATGGTGAACTACGTTCTTGCTCTTTATAGCCAGATGAAGGTCTACCGATCCTACTATGTACACATGAGTATGAACGTCACCATTTATATCAACAGGCTTAGGAAGACGGTACGGCAGCACAAAATCTTCTTCGACTCCAACTATAGCGCCGTGTCTGATAAGTTTCTCACAGGGATTAAGATCACTATCAGCTATCATAAACCTATTCCCGTCTTTTTTAAACAGATCCACAATCCAAGCAAGAAGCTCCCCAGATTGTTTCATGGCTATCATCATATTTTCCGGTGATAGCCAAGGTATGTCTTCTTGGTAAGCATAGTAACTTATTGCTTCTCCAAGGTCTTTACCAGAAGGCTGTCTTCCGTTCTTAAAGAAGTATTCCAGTGTCTTATGGATAACCGTACCATAAGACGTAGCTTCTTGTTTTTCCGTAGACCTTTTGCCCTCTACGTAAGTCTTATACCATTTCATTGGACAGGCAAGAAACGTATCTATCTGGGAATAAGATATGGCAAGACGTTTCACACCATTAAACTCCTTATATAGCAAATGCGTTTCTGGGACCATCATAAGCTATCGTCTTTAAATCCTTCCGGGTAATATACGACATACTTTTTACCGTCTTCTGGTGTCATAGCAAACTGCATGTAGTTATTACGATTACGATGCTTGCCATCTAATCCTCGCTTCCAATACAGAATCCCGTCTATATCCACATAAGACCGTCCGCGTTCGGCTCTAACTACGTCCGTGTGTAGCAGATACCCGTCGGAAGACACAATCCATACTTTATCCCCTTTGTTTAAATAAGATATTCTTTTTCTTACAACAACCTTTTTCTTATTATCCAATACAAATTCCTCATCAGTCATACTCTTCATCCTCCTCTTCTTCTGTTTCAAAATCAATTCCATAACACTGATCATAATGCTTGGTCAGTTCTTCTGGTTCTAAATCTTGTCCAAAATCCATGTTAAAAATATCGTAATTAGTAAAGCACTTAAAAGCACTATCCCAGCCGGCAGGAAATCTATGAATGCTGCTTTTATTTCTTCAATTAGGCCCAAGTGTAACCTTGGGCCATTGTATTTATTTTTTGTCATCTCCCTTTAACTTCTTTAAAGTATCTGCAATCGGAAGCTGATCAATGACTCCCAATGCCGGAGCGACGGTCTTGACAACATTGTTAAGGAAATTACCGGTACTGTTCTGACCGCCGTCAAATACCGTGATATTTCCGAGGTTAATGTGCTCAAATGCCTTAACCTGTTCTCCGGCAATTTCTTTCCACTGATTAACCATCTTGTACTGGATGGCGATCTGAGGATTGGATTCTGCTGCTTCCACCATAGCCTTAAATCCGTCGGCTTCTGCCATCAACGATTTTTTCTTACCTTCGGCTTCTGCCTCCAGCTTCATCTGAATAGCTTTTGCCTCCGCCTCAGCTTTTGCCAAATGTGCTGCTGCCTCTGCCTCAGCCCGGCGTTTGATCTTCTCTGCCTCAGCATCAGCTTGTAATATAGCCTCTTCCTTCTGGGTTTCAGCCGGCACAATCTTTTCAGCCTTAAGCGCAGCCTGAACTTTCTTAGCCTTAGCTTCTTCCACTTCTTTGTCGGCAAGCTCTTTTGCTGTTTTTACAGCCGCTTCCGATTTAACTTTTTCTTCTCCGGCCTTCTTCTCTGATTGAGCTTTGATGATCTGTAGTTCTGATACTGACACAGCAACCTCCTTCTGGGCATTGTTGTATCCTATAGACGCATTTTTCTCAGCCTCAGCCTTCTTAATCTGAGCTTCAGAGTCTTGTATTGCTATAGCTGCTTCCTTGTCAGCTTCAGCCTTATTCTTTCCGACTTCTTCCATCCTTTCAGCCTCGGCTTTATTTACTTCAAGTTCTGCCTTAGATCTTACAATCGCCGATTCCTTGTCGGTTAAAGTTTTTGCGATAACCGCAGCCCTGTCTCTATCTGCTTGAGCTACGCCGATCTGTTTTTCTTTATCGGTTAAAGCCAAGGCTATTTCTTTTTCTTTCTTCGTTTCAGCTACTATCGTTTCCTTTTCTTTTTCAGTACAAGCAATTTGAATCTCTTGCTCTTTTTTGGTATTAGCCACAGCCGTTTCTTTCTCCTTCTGCTGTACAGCAATCTTAATAGCACCCAGCTTCTCCTGTTCTTCGATATTAGCCTGTGCCTCGTTCAGAGCCCTACTTTCAGCCTCCTTACCAAGGTTCATAATATAACCAGCTTCGTCTCTGATGTCACTGATGTTGATGTTCAGGAGGTAAAGACCTAACTTGTTAAGCTCGTTGTCAATGTTCTTTCTTGCCTTATCCAAAAACTCATCCCTGTCAGAATTAAGTTTTTCGATTGTCATTTCAGCAATAATCAAACGCATCTGACCGTAAACAATGTCCGTAATAAGATTTTCAGTAGATTCGGTATCCATCTCCAAAAGTCTTTCTGCCGCATTTTGCATGATTTCGGGATTTGTACTGATAGCTACTGTAATGGTCGTAGGTACATCTACTCTAATATTCTGAGATGATAAAGCACCGGTAAGCTTGCAATCTATTTGCATAGGCTCCATTGACAAAACATCATAGCTTTGAATAATAGGCAAGACAAATGCCGCTCCACCATGATATAATTTCGCCGATTTCTTTTCCCCACCTGTCTTACCATAAACGACCAAGACCTGATTAGGCTTACATCTACGATACCTTGATAAGACTCCGATGATTGTCAAAATAATCACTACAGCTAAGATAGCTGACACGTACATGATTGTTGTCATAACTTTTAAAATTTAATTGTTGATAAAAAAATTAGATACCTAATTCTCCTTCTTCATATTTTATATTCACCTTGTCACCGTTTTTGTAGGTTTTTCCAGACAAGCATCTTACTCTCATTTGCTCCTGTCTTCCATTTTTTGAAATATTTACCATATAATGATTCTTCCCTGATCTAAACACTATCTCCACTTCTCTTCCATTTAAATCTTCCGGACATTCGTATACCATTTCTTGCTTTAACTTAAGAAGTAACTTATATACGTAAAACAAAACGATAAAGAAAAACGACCCTATCACAACCCCTACTAAATGGGAACCCGAAAAGTAGGTAGTCCAGCTATATCCAAGAATAAAATGTGTTATGCCCTTGAATGATATGATATCCGACAAAGACATGCTTAAATCAGAAGCACTGTCAATGTCAATATCCGTATCCAGATCAGATCCTAATATCGACAACAAAAACTGTATAACAAAAGCAAATGACGCTATTAAAGCCATGCATAAAATTATGTCACTTCCCATACCCTTCTGTTATTATTTTGTAAACAAGATCAGTCATATCTTTGATGGTCTCCATATCATAATCAATAATAACAATATTGAATTTTTGTTCCACCATCACTTCCAGTTCAATTTGATCAACAGAATCTAATCCAAGTTCTTTAAACGTCACATCTTCTTCATGAATTATATCTATTTCCGAATTAAGAAACTGAGTAATAATTATATCCTCTATTATCTTTCTGATTCTTACTTTTTCCATTGCTTTCTAATTTTGTTAAATAAATACGTTTTTATGTTTTTCAATCGCTCTTTGTCTGTTTCAGAACTTCCGGTAAACAAATAATCCGGATTGCCTTTAGCCGGAGGCGTAGGCAATTTAGATACGGCAAACAACCAATCCATTTCCTTATTCTTCTTAGACTCCAAATAAGGCTCGGTAGCGATCTTAAATTTTTCAGCTATTAAGTCAAAGAGCTTTGAATTTTTAAGGTTCATATGAACTGAAAAAGTCTGAGAAGGCGGTTTCCATATGAAGTTACATAAGCTCATTGTATAATCTCCTGACTCTGCTATATAAGATTCCGTTACCTGAAGTATGACCTCTTTCTTGAATGAGGTGTTACCCATAAACCAACACAATCTGGATTCTGCTTCTTTTCTGCTGACACCTATGTCTTTTGAATATGATTCGTACATTCCTATCATAATCTTCAACGTTTCCAGAACCTCGTCTGTCATTTCCGGTGTCTCTATATAATTCACAAAAGACGTTCCCTTGTTGGTCAATCTCATCACGCCTGATTTTAATTTCTCAACCAGGCCAAGCTCTATATACCTCCCAGCATCTTCTTCCGGCATGGCTTCGATCATAACCGAATCCTTCTGTCTTATGGCAAGAAGATTGGCAAGATCATTAGGAGTCATGTCTGATGCTGCAAGTTGTCTGAAATTGATGTACATTCTTAATCAGCTTTAATAAAAATAACATTCTTGTTATCTTGTCTATCAACATGTCCACATGGACCAATAATTATGTCTGTACATGAACAAGAATCGTAATCTTCGAATATACATCCATCGCATGTATCACCTTCCACACATTTTAATCTTACAAGTCCGGCAGTAAATACTTCTCCTACTTTAAATTCCTTCTTTTCCATATTCCCTCCTTGTTTTTAACTGTTGTACCCTTCTTTAATAATCGAATTTCTACCGGTAGATACCGACTGTCGAAGATCGTCATGTACAGAATCTACCGTAGAATACTTGTTTCTGGTTGTAAAAATCACTTCCAGCATCTCCTTGTAATCACCTAAAGCTACTTCGTATCTCGGATCTACTTTGGCTTTTCTTTCGGCCTCGGCATTACTTTTAGCCAGTTCTCGATCAAGAAGGTCTTCTTTGATTCGGTCAGCAATCATATCAAGTTCTTTTTTAATAACTTCTCCTGCTGCCCGAAGTTGACCTTCTACGTCACCAAGCTGGTCTTGGACGGTACCTATTTCTTTCTTTAGACGATCGTATTCGTTAATCATACCCATATCACCTGCATAGCCGGAAAAGTCCTTGATTATTCTGGTTCCTTCTTTAAGGAGCTCAATGACTCGTCTTTTACGTTCTCTGCTTATTAAAGACGGAAGACGATAATTCATATCCGCCACCGCCTTATCATGTATGGAGTTGATTAAAAACATCTCTCTTTCATCCCCTGCAAATTCAGTAAGAACCAAAAGGAACTTACTTATCAGGTATTCGTTTTCTTCTACTGTTAGTCTCATGGTTCTTATTTTTTTTTAATACAATGACTGTTCTTCTTTTGTCTCTTGTTCTTGTTCCTGATTGTCCGTAACATCTTCCACAGTATAGAGCTTGGGCGGCGTCGGCGGCTGGTTGGGGTTCACGAACTTCGTCCCGCCCTCCCCGTACATCCATCCATGTCCCGGCAGGATCTCTGGGTGGATTGTATTAGTAAGCTCTTCCATACTAACTTGCCTTACCTTCAGTATATGATGAAACACAAGTCCGGCTGTCCTGAATGATGTTTTGTTTTCAGTTTTAAACCTATCAAGAGTCTGATACCAATCTTTCCCAAATATCATATACTTATCCAGCCCGTACCTACGAGGATTGTGCAAACCTATCATTAACGTACATAACTGACCCAGCGTATCAGATTGGTAAAAATCAGAAAGACGCGGAGGCTGCTCTTGTGGGCTTTTTATCCTTCCTTCTATTTCTCTGTTGAATTGGGATATGATGAGGAAAAATATGTTTTTATATACTAATTTAGCTTCGTTCATAACCGCCACCAAATCATCTATAGCCGACTTAGGATCTAACCCCATTCTTTTTATCAAAGCAATATGATCGACTTTAAATATTATAAGACGTTTGTCTTTGTGTTTGGTAGCTATATGATACACAGCCGCCTCAAACTCTTTTACCGTACACGGAGCATCGATGTATATTATATTATTCCTGATTTCACCTTGAAGGATTTCAAACATCCTCATCTCTTCTACTGTATTAGAATCTTGCCTTCTTAATATTTCAGGAGCTCGCTTTTTCATATCCTGGCTCATTCTGCGAAGAAGAAGATCTTGAGGATTCATTTCGAACTCGCAATTAACAAGAAAATAATCTTCTGCTTGCGGGTTGATCATCGGATTCATCACATTTTCCAATATCTTTTGGGCCACATACGATTTACCTACAGATGGCCGGGCTCCTATGGCAATAGCGTGCTGAGGAAAAATACCTCCAAGCAAAGCCTCATCAATATAATCGTATCCGGTTTTAGCGGGGATAAGCTCTCCCCGCCTGTATTTCAAGATATTCTCATACGCCTCTTCCATAACCTGTTTAGAGGTCTTGAATATCCTTCTTATATCTATTTTATTTTTCAGATCCTCTTGCATTTTTGTCACCTTTCGTATCCGATTTGGATCCCCTATTAGCTTTTACTGATTTATACCTAAGACCGTTCTTGGTATGAGAACAATCCTTTCCTTTTCTCCAGCCCTTACCCTTCTTCTTGTCCGTTTCGTAGTTTTTACGACCAAGCTCTCGGCGTTTGGCTTTCTGTTCCGGTCTGGCATTTATCTCCTTGTCCTTTTTAGCCTTTTTCTTCCTGGCTTCGGGATGAGTCCTGTAGTACTCTGTCGATCTACCCATGTGCTTATATTTTTTTTGATTAATAATAGCACAAAGATAGGCAATTCACGCCCTATTTCAACCTGCCGTAGCTCATATCAGGATCACACCAGACATACCCGTCTTTCTCATCATGAAGATACTCAGGACATCCTCTACATGCGCTACTGCCTGACACTATTTGATTGTTTTTATTAGGGCACTTATCTCCAGGTTTATGCCATTCTATTCTCGAACCTGATCGTTCTTTGTTTACATGACAGAACTGAAAGACTTTTCCCATCGTCTTCTCGCCAAACATACCTATATGTGTGTACTCTTCCGGTATAGAGAGAAATTCAGATAAATCTTTATACATCCTTTTCCGTTCCTCCGGCGTAGACCATAGTCTATCAAGTTCGGCATGGACTCTTATCTTAAGAGACCTCAGTGATGGCCCCGCAAGCCGGCCTTTAGCTTTTCCCTTATTCGGCCCTGATTCATGAACACCGACATAAGCATTGCATGGTTTACACATCATAACCATCCCTAAGCCTTTTCTGCTATATATTTTATCGGCATTGACCAACTCGGTTTCTCTTCCACAATAAGGACAAATTTCGCCTCTTAAAACCCGTTGTTGGCGCTCATTAAGTTCCATACCCTATTCTTTTGTTTTTCTTTAAACTTTTCATACAAACTGCTCTCAGTTTCCATTTCCGAAATCTCTACCTCTACGTCCTCTCTTTTGAAAATTACTTTCTTGGCTGTCGGATACGCACATTTAGAGATACGAATAGCATTACGAATAGCGTAAACAAAATACGTTTCTGGTGATGATTCGATCACCACTACCTCATTTAAAGTGTTTTTATAATTTTCCATATTATCTACTTGCTTTAATTATATAACCCGGATGATCTTCACACGCCTCTTTGTATTTGATAAGAAACTTAAGAAATGAATCATAAGACCCCCATCCGTTTTCCGGCTCGTATCTCAAAAGACTTTTTCTCTTGGAGATCATAATACATATACCTTTTGTAAGTACATTCTTCATCTCATTGGTATATATTTCTCTACACAATTCTTCTGGTCTCCAAACATAATCGTACAGCGTTTCTTTATTTTTTGATACGAATATTCTTTGTGCCATCTTGTTCATGTTGTGGGTGATGTTTGCAACCCATCTACAATCCTCTTCTTTCTTCTTGTTCTTAATATAAACATCCAGGCTCATGATATTTTTCTTTTACCTTGTTACTAATTATCAGATCTGCCACATCATCTCCGTCTCCTACATTTTCAACATTTTGAAGATAGTCCGATACTTTTATCCTTGACTTCATCATCATCCCATCTATCTTTTTACTCCATGTCTCAAATGCTTGTCCTTTGTCCGGAAAAGCTACGGTCTTTCTATCTTTTAAAACATCTATCACTTCCGGCCTTAGATTCTGCAACCCACCGGTAGCTACAAATAACTCATCCGGTTTATTCACAGCGCATATAATAGCCGTCTTTTCTGATTCCACCAAATTAACCACCTTATCCGGATACTGGCTTAGAAGATGCTCTCCGAACAGGCATTGTCTAAACAAGAAGTCTCTTGCATGCAACGAGTGATAAAACATAACATGAGGCCGCTCATTGTCACCGTCTTTTTCCTTCACTCTTTTTACATCAATCTCATTCCCCTGGCCGTCGGTTTTTATATAAAAGTCCATGATCTTGCCGGTTCTACATACAAAATCTTTGTCTATCTGCCAGAATATACAACATCCTTTCCATCCCCATAAGTCCATTGTTCCTACATGATACCTCCTGAATACATCAGACACCCTTTCTTTTCCCCATAGAGACGATAAAAATCTAAATACAGTGTTTCTATCGTCTGGAACCACAGTCCTCTCAAACTCGCTAAAAGGTATGTAATTTACAACGTCAGGATTTACAGGAGGGCGATAAGCTCTTATACACTTGTTTCCTGAAATCCAAAGATCTTTGTCACCTACATCCTTACCAGTAGGTCGTTTATCGTAACCGCAAGTCCGTTCATGATCGCATCTTCCGAACTCGTTGCCAACAACCTGACCTGTTGCCACATCAATATAAGGAGTGAGGCACCGGCTTTTTCCGCAAGCCGGGCAGGTTAGCTTCAGTCGGCTCCTTCCGGGCCTGCGGTCAAGTTGAAACCGAGGTACGTTTTCGTATCTTCTGAAATCAAGCATTTTGAACTCCTCTCATTGCTTCTATGATTCTATCTGCTATAGTTATAGACCATGACACCACATCTGGTACATATACTCCGCAATCTATCTCTCCTTTTCTATGCAGTGTTTTGATAAACTCAATAGAATAAGCCTTAACAAGATCGAATCTACGTTGTTCCCAATCCACGTCTTTGTTTTCATCATCCACAGGAAGGGTATCGAGATAATAATTTAAACTCTCATTTATCACACTTCCTTTGCTGTCATAGAATTGTATTTTGTCACAGTCGCTTCTTGTAGTTGAGCCGCTGAAGGTGATTATGTCTATTATCTCCCCGGTTCTTCTAATTTTTCTTTTCATACTCTTCTTGTGTTTCTAACCAGTATAGGCATTATCACATTAACAGTCTTGCCATATTTCTCGTAAGATGTAAGTATGCATATTGCATACTTATCCCCTATTTTCAAATCTTTCGATAATCTTAATCTTGAACCCCTTTTGATGTTAATAAAATAATCACCAAAAGGATTGATACATATCGGTTTTACGATTTCCACATAATCTCCTTTAGGAATAACAATATCACTCATATTACGAATCTTTTAGACATTTCCTCAGCAATATCATATACAACAATATGATCCTCTTCATTGTAAGGCTTATTGATATTCAGCACTCCTTTTCTCACTTTGAACCTCTTGTCTTTTCTAAGGTGATTCAACATCCCTTGTTGGAACACACAGTCCGCCTTTTCAAGTGCTACACTATCTTCTGTCCATTCTTTCAGCGTATATCCTTTACTGCTCGTGCTTTTTGGAGAAAAGTTCATAATACGCGCGTCAATTCCGTACCATGCTTTAACCATTCTTCTTTCAGCTTCTAATTGGAATGCGTATGATTCCCATATACCTCCCGATTTAAAGTCAAGAATGACCACTTCTTCCTTCTCCACTTCTCTTACTTCCTTCTTCGGATCGCCTTTTTTGAACTGCCCTGTAGCCCTTTGATATACGGCTCCAAAATAACCTTCTTCTTTGTATTTGAATGTCATTTTAACCATCGCATCAATAGGTGTTGCTACAAGGTAATCCTCTAAAGAAAGGATTCTTTCTATCATCATCGGTTTCACCTTGTAATCAGAACAGAATTTGGCAAACTTCATGACCCTGACAATCATATCGTCAAGATCATCTATGCTGTTAAAAAATCGGTCAAGATTTTTCTTCGATATCTTCAGCTTACCTTCTTGCACTGTCTTAACTATAAAATTTCGATTTAAGACCATATCTCTACCTGTCAAGTACAATCCGTATAGGTAGTGCATGATCGTTCCCTTATCGGCTTCATACTGCGCTATCTCTTCTGGATTGCGACCAAGCATCTTTATCTCTTGCTTCCATTCCTGAAGTGCTGTCTTATCATCTACATATCCGTCTTTGATTAAGGTCGTTACCGAAGCATATATCTTGGCTGTCCCATCATCCATCTTCCTTACATAAAAACGATTGTCGTCTAATGTCAATCTTACGAATTTGGGAGTCTCAATCTTCTTTAACTCATCACAGATATAAAACGGTTCTAACGTTTCCTGATTTTCTGTAAACGGATTCGAATCCTCTTCTCCAGGGTTAGGAGCGGCTTCCTCCGCCGGAGCTTCCGGTTCCTCCTTCTGGGCCTGCTCTGTCTCAGGCGCCGGCTCTTCAACTACTGGAACCTGTCCGCCTCTTTCTGCTATGTCTCTGTTCTTTATTAAAGACATAACCTCCTTCTTCAACTGCTCTGGTGTTTGGTTAGGATCTGACACCGACATCACAACATCGTTCATTCTAAACAACGTATTTCCTTCTCCTTCCACCATAGGGACAAATCCTAAATCTGTCAATATTTTTATTTTCTCTTTCATGATCTTCCTCTAATCAATTCTTCTTTAATACAATGTAACACTGTTTCCACTTCATCTTTATCTCTATCTTTCACTGCGATAGCTATATCCTTACCATAACTTTCTCTCTGTATGTGAGCATAAAAGATAGTTTCATCGTCAGCTTCTATTCTTATTTTATAAAGTTTTCTCATATCTGTCAATTATTTCAATAATTAATCTACCTCTTTCTTTAATCATTCCCCTGCTTTCCATATCCAGCACCTTCTTTACCGCATACTTCCACACAAAAGGAAATTCTGTTTCAAGTTTATCAAATTCCATCCGGTCGAGATACATGTCGAATATCGTATGCTCCGATTCATGTAGGAAAACTATGTTATCCCTGCAAGTAGCAACCGACTTATATATCCTTTTCGGAAGTATGTGACAGACGTTACATACTGTAGGAAAATGAATAGCCTTACCGGTCATAGACATCCGACTATTATTTAACTCTTCCAGCATAAGACGAAAAAACCCGGATAAATCCGGGTTCTCTAACTTTTTCTTCTTGCTGCTGTTTTTAATGGATGTAATTCTGTCTTTTTTCTTCGGAGTCAACTCTTTACTCCTGCAAGCCTGGCATAAGCCATGACTTCTTATCATCACTTTTCGTCCACATCGTTCGCAGACGTATAGCTTCTTTTCCTTGCTTTCCATTCGAATAATAATGATATTATTGAAAAGAACAATCCCGCTGAAGCCAGTAGATAAGGTACGTTCATTAATAATTTAGATACCTCGTCTGTCTTAATCACTATCAGAAGGAAAGCGCCTGCTGAAAGCAATGATATTATCGCCACAACAAGCGCTATGTTGGAAACTACATCAGCCTTACTCTTCACTCTTCTTCTCGCCTAATTTTTCAGCTCCCTTCTGAAGATCGTATTTAAACACTTCAATGATTTTCGTTTCCACAATAGACTCGCAATTCCAGTCTCCTAACGTACCCTGCATACCTTTAGTCAACACAGCTTCGGCATCCTTAGGATTTCCGGCCTGGATATACATATAGCATGGAGTTTTCTTTTCTTTACCTTTCTTTTCATCCAGTGTAATGTAATTCACCTTACACTTATACCAGTACTCAGCTTCTCCGTTGAAGAAGATTTCCGACACTTTAATAGGATTAATTTTTACAACCTCGAAAGAATTGTACAAATCCTTGAAGATCTCCAACGATCTTGATTCTGCCTCTGTGTAAGACAAGGCATCCACCAAATACTTTTCAGTTACTTTCTTTTTTTTGCCGTTCTCGATATTATCAATCTCGGCTTTTACCGTAATTTCAAACCAGCGATTCATTGTATTAATATTTAATTAGTTGATTTCTTTCCTTTCTCTATACTATTTTTAAATCTTTCAGAACACCACTGCAAAACGTCCATCATCATCATCTCATTATTAGATAAGATACCTTTTATAACTAACGCCAATTGATGCTGTGACATTCTTTGGCTCATATCAAATCTTCTTTCCTCTTCATTTACTATCGTAGCCACGAAATACTTACACCCCTCTAAGTGCGTCAGGGCTTCAATCATAGCTTCTTTTATCTCTTTTTCTTCCATTCTGTTTGTTTTTTTTTGGACAAAGATATGTCTTTTGATAATAAAAAAGATTCAAATTGACCGAACATTAAATTGAAAAGTGATTCCAATGATAACACCACTTTCTCTCCATAAGATCTTCTAATATTATTCACATACAAATCTAAGTTGCTGATGTTTTTCAATACACTATCTCGATTCATCTCCGCCGATGGCAATAAACGGAATACTTTCCCTGCATAATCGGATGATATGTCAATCCCATCAAGAACCTTGTCATCATCATCAAATATAGGTGGAAAATCCAGTGCCTCGATCGGTATTTCAGAGCACATGGATTTCTCGCATAACGCATACATTGATATGATGTTAAGCAAAGTTGATTTTCCACTACCGTTTTTACCTACAATCACATTCACTCCTGGCTTGAAAATAAATTCTCTACTATTTTCAAACGCTTCTATGTCAGAAGCATATTCAAAAGGAGTTTTTGTATTGTCTTTTATTTTTACTGATGTTATCATTGTAATCCTTTTTAAAAATCAATTACCGCCCGAACCATGTCTCCGATGTGCTTGTTGCCGGTGCCCGTGAGGCCACTGGAGAAGACCACGTACCACGCGACGGCCTGGCTGCTCTCAGTACTGGACCAATACCACGTCGAGGAGAGGGGAGATGCCGAAACATAAGTGAATGCTTTGTTTAGTTCGTCCATATAATGGGCCATTAAATTTAATTGACCAAGAGATGGTATATACTCGCCATCTTCCAGCAGATTTCTCAATTTTGGATTTCTGGCTACAAGGCGTTCCGTATTGCCGCGTCCGTCAATGTCAAACAGCGCATCACATTCACGTTCGTAATATGTTCCACTTCCGGATTCTTCACGGCTATCATCGTCAAGCAATTGTACGATATCATGTTCCGTCAGTGAGATTGCAAATGACATGTATCTGTGCTTCAACCCAATGTATCGTACACAATCTTTGGAGTTATCGCCGGTAAACGGCTCTGCATGTCCATCTTTGTAGATTATATACAGTCCGTCAGTTGACTCTTTCTTATCCTCTTCGGATGGTACTCTGTTTTCACATGTACATTTCTCACTTTTGGATCTTACGATTATATTCAACTCATTTAATACATGATCCCTGATGACGCTCTCGCATGCTCTTCTTACAAAATCATGATCTCTTTGTTTGAGTTCATCATTCACCATGCATCTGATCCAGTTTTCTATCTGGTTGTCACCTCCATATGTATTAACCATGTACCGTTTTACGTGTTTCTCTAATAACGGCTCTATGTTTTTGATTATATCTTCTTTGGTAAGGTGAAGTTCATTTAATATACAGTTCCTTACTGCCCTGTATTCTTTACTTGTGCTCATGATATGCCCATTTAATACTGTGAATCATATTTTCTTTCTCTCCCGCTGTCTTCCCCTATAGGATTATCCCATCCTAAACAAGAATCTAAATGTGAAATAAAAATTGTAGCTCCCTTATTTTCTTCTACAGTAGGATACTCTACCTCATAATAGTCAAATTCAGAGCTCTCTAATCCGACCCTATCTTCACCCCATCCATTTTTGGTTCCATCCTCTGCCATTTCTTTAAGCTTTTCCAAAGCCTCTTCTGGTGTTTCTGCTTCAATGGATAATCTATCTTTCATCCATCCATAAACCCTTCTTTCTACTTCAAATATAAATTCTTTCATTTCGCTATTTTTTTGTTTATTATATTTCACATCTTGTATCAAACAACCTCCTTGGAAGCATTATTTAATGGTGATTCCTTCAATCTCTTTAGATTAAATCCTATCATATTCCCACACTGTGGACACCTAAAACCATAAGGTTCACTAACCATCCTGTCACTTCTGTTGCACATCATACAGTATGGGCGCCATCCGTCATACCATGTCCCTCCCTTGGCTTCCTTCAATCTTCTCAACTTTTCTTTTTCTGGAAGATCTATATTCTGTTTTAGTGTTTCCATTAATCTGTTGTTTACCTTGATAATATCAATATCTGAGACATCAAAACATAATACGGCTATTTTGATTTTCGCTTCCATGATTGTTTATTGTTCTACATCAATAATCCCATACTCTGCTACTTCCAACACATCCTGCACTATTTCCGGATAGTCAGTCGTATCTAACGAAGCATCTTGAACGTATGCTTCCGCTAATTTCTTGGCTTCTTCAAACGATTCGGCTTGTATATATAAATCAAGCGTTAATGAAAACGGATATAACATAGCTAATCTGTTATTCTGTAATAATAATCAAGTTCTTCTCCCTTAAAATTGTTCATGGCATACTCGTCAGCTTCTTGCCATAACCGGTCATACAATGCAGCCAGTTCACGATTGCTTTTATAATGTTGCCATATTTTATGATTCAACACAATCACCAATTCTGTGAAGAACTTATAATTACCTTTCCATTCATCAAACGCACGTTTGTAGGTATCTTTGACACCTGCTATACCATACTTGTCGGCTATGCTGAAATCTTCCCAAAAGGTAGTCATTAGGTTATAGCCCACTTCTTTCATAAATTCTTTGAATGTCATAAGCTATTATTTTAGGTATATAATTACCTCATTAAATTTTTGAATTGTCATATAATTCCCCTGAATATGGACTGTATATTGTTCCGGCTTCCACCGCTCCAGGTTCTACCGCCATCAGTCCTACACCTACTTCATAATACAGTTCAAGATCTATTGGCTCCATCGCCATCCTCTCAGCTTCTTTCTTGCTAAGACCTGAAAGCATTAAACATTTCACCTTATTTGCGTACGCAATAGGATACTCTTCTGGAGTTAATCTTATTAAGACTACTTCTGCTTCTTCTGCGCTGTTAAGTTTTAATTCGTTTCCCATTTTATGCATTGTTTTCGCTGTTCACTATCTGACTAATGTACGGTCCTGGTCACGAACAGCCAGGCCGACCTCATGGCAGGGCAGGCGTCGCCTTACCCTGGCTGTTCTACCCACTCCCTGTACCCTACATTAAAACCAATAGGATCATACCTTTTGATCATAGTGCCATAATTCTCTCTACCGCAATACCTGTTCTTTCCTCCAATAACCCATGCTTCATCGTCTCTATCTGGAGATATGGAGTTAAGAAACTTCTCATAATCTTTTCTACTCTTTCCCATCTTTGTCTTGATTTAAACAATAGTTAATAAAATAAGCAACCTGTTCATTTTCCCCTGTATTATCATAATCACCTAAAGTCATATCATCATAATCCAGCAGAACTATACGAAAATCGTTTTTTTTGACATACACTTCCGTTAAATACATAGGAATCCCAGCAATTTCTATTATCACCGGAAACTGATCATCGAAGTCAAACGCATCATTAGTTTCTTTAAACTCTTTAAATTCTTTGAATTTTAGCTTTATACTTCCACCGTTCTCCACTAATGCCTCTTTGATGTACTTTAATCTTTTTGCATTCAGATCAACCTCTGCTTTTTCTATTTCTTTGTACAATTCATTCAGATCCATATTCCACTATATTTATGTTGTCAAATTTTTCTTTTATAACATCCAAGGCACCACACTCGTTTGTTACCATAACATACTTTCCTGGCTTCATTCTCCACAGATTGAAATACCTTGTCACATTTATAATGTTATTAAATAATGATATTTCGTATCTTGTGTTCCCATTTTCATCATGTCCCGCTTTTTTAAAATAACATAGGGTCGGCTTGTATTTGAAATAATTAAAAAGCCTATACCATCCCTTCCCGTTACATGTTTCACGATTCCATATTCCAGTAAGCTTCCTATATCCCCTTACCGGTATTTTCTCTATTTTTTTTGGTACGATCTTGACATACTCTCCTTCTCCGATTGGTATAGTCATATTACCTGTCTCTTCCGTGCAAAAGTATTCTATTTCAGATGCCATGTCTTTATATACATAGAACCGGTATAGGTTCCCGTCAGGGTCTACCCGATCCATGTAATATAATATCACTTTGTCTACTTTTATCTTTTTCATTCCTTTATTCTCCTTATCTTTAAATCGTTATTCCCACAGTATTCCTTCAACCAACTATCCGTTAGATAACGATTAACTCTATCGTATTTCTTTTTCGGACCCTTGCTCCAGAATTTCCATTCGTTTGTGATATTGTACCCATATTTATCAAACCAATGGATATAATACACTACGTTACCGTACAAATCCACTCTTTTTCTTTCCTGTATGACTACCTCGTAAGGTATCTTCTTGTCTCTTTTCTCCATCTTTGTCCTCCTTTCTTGAATAAAAAAACGGCACCTATCTTCGCAGACCAGTGCCGGCAACTAACTCGCATGGAAAACTACTTAACCTCAACTAATTCTACAGAGCTGTAGAATTTAGTGAAGCTACCAACAAATTCTCTTATATCTTTATATTCTTCTGGTCGTTTTCTGTTACCGTCTTTTATATAATTTACCCACAGTCTATCTTCTATGCTCTTAATCGCATTTTCTATAGTAAATTCGTCGCTGACACACATTAAACACGAAGACCCTGTTTTCTTATGCGGTTTATATATCCTTGAAAAAGACCACATTTTTATCCTGTCGTATATATATCCGTTGTTGGGATAAACGAATCCTATTCGGCTGTCACCTTCTTTAGCGTAAAACACACCTGGCTCCTTCCCGCCCTTTCTATATACTACGAATCCTTTTTCTTTTAGGATCTTAACCACTTTATTTAATTTATTTTCTACGTTCATTTTCATGCAAAAATTTAAAAACGACCTTCATTACATTTCCAAAGTTCTCCACCTTAACCCACTCGTGAGCTACTGCTCTAAGTACGGATGTTTCGTATGTCGGAATATCGTCTTCTTCAACCACCTTACAAGAAGCCAGAACTCCTTCAGTCGGCTTTAGTCCGAGGTCATGCAGCTCGCAGAGACCGCCCGGCTGGCGGAATGCGCACCACCCGTCTTTCTCTGTTGGCTGGATCATCGCTATTGGTTTTTCTTTCACTGCAAGATACCCTACCATCCACATTGTTTCTTTTAACCTGTCAGCGTATCCGGCATCTATGATAGCCTCTATGTCTTTTGGCGTACCAATACAAGGAACTTTACACATGTTTTTACATTTATCACATGTACAAGGTTGCTCCCATCTGTTATGATCTATGCCTACCAACTTCTTTATCCGTTCTACTTCTTCTTTCATATTATACTATCTCTGTTAGTTTTTCATAATACAACTTCATTTCCGGTGAAGCATATTCCATGAATGCTTCGAATAAGTAGGGTACCTCTATTATCATATTCACATTACAACCTTCTGCCTGTGAAAGAGATTCAAGATCATTGCTGTATGAACACGTTACATGAGCTCCTACATTAAACACATGTAAATCTAATCTTACATATTCCATACATAAATCTAACGCTTTAAACAAGTTTTCTACCTCAATCTCCTGAAATAGGTCTATAAACATCCTTAAATCCATTATTTTACTACCCTTTCTATGTGTTTAATTAATACTACTGCCATCCCCTTACCTGTTTTTATCGCACATTCCGATCCTTTTATCCATTCTACACACCCTACATACTTTTCTGTAGAATGAAATCCGGGATTGTATTTTCCAGATGTACTGAACTCTACCGTATCCCCTACCTTCAGATCATCAAAAGCAATAGACCATGTGGTCCAAATTCTATCATGTCTCCCAGGCTGAATGGCTCCGATTACGCCTTTTTTACGACCGTTTTTTATTGCCCTTAGTATTATCTTCCTATCACCTTCGATAAGGCTGCAAAAGCGCCCGTAAAAGGTCAAATCAACCTGTTTTCCTCCTATTTCTTCTCTTATTTTTGTTATTCTGTTCATTTTCTGATTTTGTTTTATTTTTTTCTTTGTTTTTTCTATCTTCTATAGAAGATGATAATAACATTATCTTTTCTATGTTACTTTTTGACTGTAAAAAAGAATCGCATTTCATTACTACTACCACCTTCTTAAGTTCCCCATTATCGTATAGCGATACACGCATCATGTTTTGCACCTCGTCCACTATCAGACCTGGAGTAGTCTTAGCCATTTTGCGTAGCTTATTATACTCCGGTCTTTCCATTTCCTCTGTTTATTACTCTATAGTATTTATCCTTATCCCCTTCTTTCAACTTCTCCAGATAGAAAATTCCATCATGTAAATGAGACAAACAAAACCTGTATCCGTATTTCTGTACTCTTCTTACATGATCCCGCAGTCTTATCTCTTCACTTTTGTCTTGTACTTTGATTTTAATACTGTCTCCTTCTTTGATTGTGTATAAAATAGTTTGAATCTCTTCTTTTTTCATCTTATAAAATATTTTAACGGCAGCACCTATACTCACGCACCACTACTGCCTTATGTTTAACAATTAAATACTTAACTCTTCAATGGTCAAGCCTTTTTCTTTTGCCCACTTTAGCATCGCGCATAATTCTGTTTCTGACTTATATTTCGGATCACGCCACGCCCATCCGAATTTATCCAGGACATGATGATATAATTCGTCGGCCTTTGCCGTGTAAATGTCTTTGAATAAATGCTCCGAACCTTCCGGTATAAGCATCTCTGTTGTTGCAAAATCGGAATACGATAAACATCCGTAAGCATATTCTGTTATTTCACTCCATGCTTCTCCGGCTTTAAATCCAAATTCTTTTACAAAAGCCAAAGTTAGATACATATTTAATAATATTGTTACATCATATCCGGAATCCGACTTTCTTTCTATTATTTCCTTTTCAAATTCCTTTAAATCTTCAGGCCCTAAAAAGATGTATCCTGATACCGACCGGTAATTAGTCTCCGCATACTTCTTGCATTTATCATCATTGACAATCTTACTAATGTTAGATAACATCTTTTGCCTCCATTCATCACAAAACTCTACCTCTACGTTCATCCAATCAGTACCATAATTATATTCTTTCGGATATCCGACCGATGTTACCTTTATACTATTCACGCCATATCCGTAAAGGCGTTCACTTACCTCATTCGCCCATTCCTGTACAAAAGGAATAAACTTATTGTAATAAGAATCAAAATCAAAATCCGATTCCTCCTCATATTCTGGCATCTCTTCATAATCCTGTTCAAAGAAATGACGAGGATCTGCTATTGTTTCGTAGAAACTTACGTTAATGAAACAAAACTCGTTGGTTGTCGTTTTTAATATCATAACTTTTTGTATTTACGTACATTTTTCTTGCCATAGAATCTACACATGGCACGAATCTGACTATAAAATACTTTTGTCCTCCTGGCCTCAAAGTATTTAAACATTTCTTCATTCTTTGTTTCCCAAACGTAATCCGTTTGGGAACTCATGCGATCTTTCTCCTTGCGTGAATAATGGTAATATGATACCACAACACGTTTCATACCATTCTTTACAGGTACGATATTTACGTCTATACTATTCTCTGTCATATTATTATTGTTTTATGCATTATACAAATACAAAGAGCGCATACCTTCACAGGCCGGCGCTCCTTTCAATAAAAATGAAAAAACTAACATTAACATAAAAATCCGTTTTCTACTTCTTATGTTTTAATCTTTTAATGGCATCCTTTCTTGAGTATGCCATTACTTTAGTGCCATTAATATCAAATTCTTTTTCTGTTCTGACAATCTTTTCTCTTCTATATGTAGATTGCATTCCTTTTCCCCTTTTAGTATTTAGCACAAAGGCATCATCTCCGCACATTGCAACTAATATCATAGGGAGCAACAGACCTCTGTATTTCATATTTTTCCTCCACAATTATTATATCTACCATATTCGTTTCTTCCATCATTCCGTATTTCAAAAACCATCTTCTTGTGATCTTCGTTTGGTAACCTATCCTTAACAGCCGATATTACGCCCGCTATAGACGTAAAGCCTGAATCTGTTATTGAACACAGCAACACGCCTCTGTCGGCTCCGGTGCTTATTGCTGACGCCTTTATAATATCATTCTTATATATTCTCATAACTTTTTTGTTTTATTGTTTGTGAGATGCCCAGAATCGAACCAGGACCGGCACATACGCACCGGCACGCCGCGTCATCCCCTCTATGATGCAGAAATAGGCATGCCTATCCTCACGAACCGACATGCCAAAACCCAAAACTTAATTTGATGAATAAAATAGATTAACAAAAATACTATTCTAATTCTTTTATAATATCTTTCACAATATTCAGCCTTACCTCCTTCGTTTCTGGATTAAGACAACCAAACCACCCATAAAACGTTCTTGTTTCCTCTGGTTCTGTGGCCATACTTATCTTCTCCTCCAATTCCGGGAAATATATTCTCACCATTTCGTCTGAACGAAACTCATAGATATTTTTATGTGTTTTGAAATACATAAACACTACATTTCTTAACGCAACACATATGTATTCCCCATCCTCTAACCTATCAATCATCTCATATACCTTTTTCCATATGAATAATCGCTCTTCTTTTGTAAATATATCTTTCTTTATTTTTATGGTATTATTTGACTGTACGCAGACTTTTCCATGTACACAATACTATGCTCCTGTCCAAGTATTTTCTTTGCTGCTTCTTTCTTTATCGCGCAATATCTCCCTGTACGATACGGATTCTTTTGATCTGATCCATCCTCAACTTCGATAATAAAACAACCTCCGTCATCTATTATCTTTTTGCAATTGTCACATATTTCTCCCGTGCATATATGATGCGGCGCCTGCCCTTTGATGTTATTCCCTAATAAAGCAATCCCCATCTCTTCACCGCATACTATGCATAGTTCTATGGATGGATTCAACCCATGCTCTGGATGCAATACAATACCGTCTTTCATTTTCTATCCTCCTTTATTAATTCTATTATAAACTTTTTATCTTGTTCCCACAATGGCAGCCCTTCTTTTACTGTGTATGCCACTGTTTCCCTCTCTCCTATTAATCGCACGGCAATCTCTCTTGCTTTCAAGTCATCCTCCTCATGCGATTTGTTTATTAAATCATAGGCACATGATTCCACCTTTTGCCTTTCGATTATTATCGAACCCATTAACTCGCTTATATGCGATCCTAAAAACGATAAGACATTAATAGCTTTCCCAATATCATTTGAAATAGCACTTGCTAAATACATCTTATCCATATACTCCGGCAAAGCCTCGTATGCCGTTTCTATGTTTTTATACTGATTTTCGTTTACCTCCCTTTTAATCAGTTCTTCAAATTCTTCTTTTAACATGTTCTTCCCTATTTTAATGTTGTGTGAGATCGCCGGAATCGAACCGACTTGCTGCACCATGAATCCCATAAAGCAAATGCTCCGATCTTCGCAGATGGGAGCATTCTGTCTAAAGCATAAGAAAATTAATGAAGAAATTTTTCTCACTTACGCCATAACATCTAAAATAGCTATCAGCACTATTTCTATGACAAACATAATAGAAAATATCTTAAATGCCTTTTTCATATCGCTATCTCCTCCTTTTTATTTTTTTTAGTTCCACAATAAACTGTTCCGGCTCTGCTCCGACCTACGTTCCACCTACAACCGCAGGCCTTAGCCCAAGGCGCCGCCTACTCCCCCTCTATGGCAGCCTGTTCGTACCTACAAATCCAATCTCCATCTATACAACTATCACTACGCGATAATAAACATTTATCCTTATAACAATCATAAAAAATACACCTATCACAACTGTAATCCTTAACGTCTACACAGCTAACTACCTTAGCATATACTATTCCATCACTGCCTTCTATTCCTTTTACCCCGAAAATAGAACCTTCTACCTCCTTACTCAAATCTAAGTCAGGCGCAAAGTCATATACGTTCATACCATCCATATTTTAATTGTTAAACATCCCGCTTAAAAAAAAATACTCACATAATGCAGTCCTCAACCCTTAATCTGTTGGAAGGAACCTATATAATGCTGTTTTAAACCCTTATCATATTGAATTTTGTGGAAATGATCTACAGAACACTGTTTTAAAACGCTTATCTATTGAATTTTGTTGGTAGGGAGTTGAATTTTGTTGGTAGGGAGTTGAATTTTGTTGGTAGGGAGTTGAATTTTGTTGGTAGGGA